AAATACAATTCTGTACCGTATCATTAAACGCAACTCAATAAACCGTGCTGCGGTTTATGTCGTGTTTTACTAATGCCGTACTTAGTTTATAATGTACTTAGTTTACGTCGTACTTAGTTTACGTCGTACTTAGTTTACGTCGTACTTAGTTTACGTCGTGTTTGGTTCATACAATACCGTTGCGTGATGTTTATCCAGCACCGCGTTGAGAAAGTCATAGGCAGCCTCAATTTGTCCAAGCTGTCTTGCACCCGTAATAATAATTCGTCCTGTTCGAAAGATGCTCATCGTGATGCGTTTACATTCTCCCTCTCCTTCGCCCATACCCTGCCCCTTACAGAATGTCTTACATTGACAAATGCCAACTCCTGGATTTCGCTTATTATAGAAGAATTTGGTATTCACACCTTGATAGATCGTTTTTTCGAGCATACTGAAGAGATTGTATTCATTAATCAAGATTTTGTGAAGCGCATCTTGATTAATGAATTTATTGAGTGCATAGTCTGTATTGATAAGCTGAACGGAAAATCGTTGAATGCTTGGTGGTGTAGTGAAAGGAGAAATGGGCAGTGATAGAATCAGTTGAAGGAGCCATTCAATGGCCTGGTATGCAAATGGTTCTGATGTCACACCTGTCATTTGAATACCGCCATTCGCAAATAACTTTACATTGACTTCCTTCCATCCATCCGCTGTCTTTCGACGTAGTACCAATGTGGATTGATTAAAGAAGGACTTTGATGTAATCTTGCGGTTTGTAAATATATCTTTATAACTCGAACCAAGTACCATGTTATTATGTTCAAATTTAAGAATACCCTCATCAGGATACCATATTGGGAGAATCACGGGGCGCAGTGATTCGAAAAGCGAGTTTAATTGGATAGGAGTACCCCAATTGGCCGTGATGACCATGGTAGATACTCGTAATTTAGATTTCGTAAATGTAGCCGCTGCCATATTTGGTTGTGCTTTATGTTTTGAGCATCGCATCATCAATTTTTTGTTTACATTCTCCAATAAATGTAATAAGTTGCTTCTCCATGATATCATGTAAAGTAGTACTATCAATCAGCAGTGAATAAATCAAGTTCATTCGATCCATTAATGGACGATCAATGATTTGAAACATATCCAATAACAATAAAAGTTCGGTTAAGATCATTTGAATATCGGTTGTATCCTCTTGAATCCACTGTGCGATCTCGGACGGATGTCCGTTCATATATCTCCAAAGTCGCTGTTCCATTTCCGATTTTCGGGCACATTGTCGTAAATCTCCGCGCGTCATTGCCGTCACCATATCGGTCACATCCTGGTTTCGATTCGGCGGATCATATCTTATTTTAAGAAGACGCTGACGTAATTTAGGGTGAATTCTACTTTGAGAATTACAAATGAGAATAACACATATATCGGTGGGATCTGTATTCAGCATCGTTTGAAGAGATAACTGTGCCGCTTCCGTTAATGTTTCACATTCATCAAGAATTAAAAAACGAGGAGAGGTTTCATTCTCCGTTCTCCAATCGACCCGCAAAAAAGGGAAAACTTTCTGACGAATCGACTCTAAACTGCGCTCATCCGCCGCATTCATTGAAATACACATGAGTGATTTACGGTTCCCCCATATCTTTTCGACCAACCATGCTGCACTTGTCGTTTTCCCCGATCCAGGTGGACCAAATAGCAGTAAATGCTGTAGAGTTGATGGATTTTTTGAAAACATAGAAAAACAGGTCCGTACCCGCTCACACCAGAACGATGTATCAACCGACATCTTATCTTATCTTTTGTCGATATGCTTAAATCCCTTCTTTCTTTTTTCTATATATTAAGTATAATCATGTTTCACCCGATGATGTCACTCTTTACTGCGGTGCTCTTCTTTGTCCTGACACCAGGCATTTTGCTCTCGTTGCCGCCAGGGTCGTCGTTTGTTGCTAAGGCGATGTTTCACGCAGTCGTGTTCGCCCTCGTCTATCACTACTCTCATCAGTTTGTATGGAAGTCGTTGTATAGCTCTCCGCAGTAAATGAGTAATTGTTATACAGGTAGAGGATGTGGAGAAATAATTGTCTAAGTAAAGGGGGGTGTGGGGGAGACGCTGAAAGCGGTTCCCCCACAAAACAACCTAAATGAACGAACGCGTTCCAATGACAGTATGAGTGGTAGAGGTCGAGGAAAACGTGTAAGTGTGAAAACGGAAAATCCAACGGAAGAAGTTGCTGTAGTAAAGAAGACAAGCAAGAAAAAACAATTCCCAGTTGTTGCTATCATTACCCCTGATGGGATTGAAGGTTCCCTTCTTTCCGGTATTCGCCGGCCTCTGATTGTCCATCTTCCCATTCAGAGTAAGAATGTGATCATGAATGATATGCCAATCATGTATGATCCACTGCCTCCTACAGAGGCACAGCCCTATGATAGCTATGCGAATAACCCATTCGTAGATGAGGTGGAGCAAATTCAAGAGACAAAGGAGGATGCGTCGTCTTCTGAGCTTCATACAGGGGATGTTCGCAGTAGAGAGCTTCGTGATGCAGAACTTCGTCTAGAATCAAACAGTGATTTGAAAAAAGAGACACCTGTTGCTGCTGCCGAAACCGAAATTGATTACTACACACTAAAGTCCCCTCTTCTGGTTCAATTCAAAGACTCCTCAGAGGTCAAGACCATTCCATCACATAGCACGTCTGCTTGTTTTTGGTGTTGTCATTCCTTTTCTCATCGCCCAGTGGTCTTGCCAGTTCGAGATACAGGTGAACATTTGATCGTGATGGGTAATTTCTGCTGCCCAGAATGTGCGGCAGCCTATCTATTCGATATGCGTCAAGATGCGCATACACGATGGGAACAGTTGGCTTTGCTCTATCGCGTGTATGGTGAAGTATGTGATAATAACATCCATCCTGCGCCTCCTCGAGCTATTCTTCAATTATTTGGCGGATCTCTATCTATTCAGGATTATCGTGGACTCATTCGTTCTCATAAGGTGCGTGTTGACATTCATCTTCCTCCTATGGTAAGTATTCTTGCGACTATGGATACCAAGCCGATTGATTTTTATGATGCAAGTTTGACCAAGAATGTAAATGAGACAGTAAAGGAACGTCTTCAAAAAGCAGAGGAAGTTCTTCGACTTCGTAGAACAAAACCTCTCAAGGCATGGGAATCAACTCTTGATGCGTGCCTCAATCTGAAAATCAAATCTTCATAAAATTGATGACACAATTTGCGCAGAGAATAGATACCGCAACTATGTCTATTTCATCCACTCTCATTCAAGCCTGCTTGACGAACGTTCAAAAGGAATTCCGCCAGTTGGAACACTGGTTGAATAGCTTACATCCGTCCGAGCCGTCACAGCCTTCGGCTCCATCTAGTCAGTCAAATGATCGCCTGGAAGCCACCTTGCGTGATATTTCATCCTCTATCTCACAACTCTCCAAGCAATATGAAGTTCAACAACTCGCACTCCATCATATCGTAGATCGTCTTGATGTTCTTGAGGGCGCACGTACTATTCAAATTGACGAGGAACAGGACGATCCATGGTTGATTGATTCTACTGGCACCTGTCTGGAAAATACAATTATTGAGCCAGTAGAGCCTGTTTATGTGATTCATAAGGAAGAAAATGAGGGTAATAGTCATACACCTGTTATGACGAAAACCCCACCGTCTTCACCTCATACAGAAACATTGTCTGCTATCGTTTCACCTATTGAATTGGTACAAGAAGAGGTACAAAAAGTGGAACCAGTAAAGGAAGTCGAACTAGTCCGTGAAGTAGAACCAGTCCACGAAGTAGAAGCGGAGGAAGAAGTCGAACCAACAGAGGAAGAAGTAGAGGAAGAGGAAGAGGAAGAGGAAGAGGAAGAGGAAGAGGAAGAGGAAGAGGAAGAAGTAGAGGAAGAGGAAGAGGAAGCAGTAGAGGAAGAGGATGGTGTCGAATTGGAAGAAATTACCTACAAAGAGAAATCATACTACAAAGATGGAGAGGGGTTCATCTATGGAATCGATGAAGAGGGTCAGCCAACCGACCAGCCCATCGGCATCTGGAAAGAAAAATCACAGTCCATCGCATTCTATCGACTTAAATAATTCTATCTGATACTATCACTAGATGTTTCGTTCTTATTTTTTAACAAAAGCAATGCAACTATGGAACTGGGCAGTTGATACCTGTCAGCACGTTCGTACACACCTAACAGAAGTGTATCACTACGCCCGTGTCTATTACAGTGGATTAACACATACATGGGTGTTTATACCAGGACAATCGCTTCCTCTCCCCATCTCACACATCAAAAATAAGGTCAATCCTACATGGATTTATTCTAATCATCTCTTGACCTCTATGCATCAGCCTGCCAATACCATTTGTAAACTCTCCTGGTTATCCGCAAAAATTACAGTCATTGATAAACACATCCAAATAGACAACGACATTGATTCATTTATATCTGCGTTTCGGCTACATACACATGACAGCATTACACCAAGCCTTACACATTTGTTTTTGTGTTGGTGCGCGCAAACCAATCAGTGGTTCCCATTGGATACCATTGTTCAATTTAACGTAATTGATCATCATGGTGAAGAACAACTACTCACTCTTGGAGCGGACAATCATTGTCTTGTTGTTCGTGATCAAAAAATCTATCATCAAGTTGCCAAACGTACGAACTCATCACATGAACTTTCAAACGCTTATGAGTATTATCATCCGTGTTAGACGTTTTTAAAGGCTTTAAAATTGAAAGATATGAACGGTTTAAAGAAATGCACACCACACTAAGCTTAGAACCTTCTTGTTCTTCATCATGGCCACACCATTGGACGATTCAAAGATGACCTCTTTGATTCCGACAGGGCCTTGGACCATCTATTTCCACTCTCCCGAAGAGACCAAGTGGACATTACAAACCTTTGTCAGCTTAGGCTCCATGAAAACCTGGCACCAATTCTGGTCGATTATGGAAGTCCTAAAAACGGAATCGTTTTCCGATGGAATGTTCTTCTTGATGCGCGATCCTTCGCCTCCCTTGTGGGAGAGTCACCATCATATTCGCGGTGGATGTTACTCCTTTCGTTGCCAAAAGAAAGATGCAGCAGAGGTATATATCACATATGTGATTGCTTCTATGCTAAACGTTGTATCTTCTCCCGAAAATCGAATCAACGGTCTTTCCATTAGCCCGAAGCGTGGATTCAATATCATTAAAGTATGGAATGCGGACGCCCAGAAATTTAGTCAACCATCGAATCTTCATGCCGTCAGCAACATCCGCGAGTCTGAAATCATTTATACACCGTTTCTCCAAAAGAAAATGTAAATGGGGACGCTGGCGCCTCCCCATACCCCTGTACCGTTGTGACTTAATGTATTAAAAACGTATTTATTACAAACCGATAAAAAGATAGTATCTTATCTTTTTATTGTTTTACTTTTCATTATTCTACAGATATCATTTTAATACACCAGTACAGGGGTGTGGGGAGGTAGCCGACTGCGTCGGCGTAACGTCCCCACCTTAAAGCTTTTGCGGGCGCGCCGTCTCCGTCTTCTGTTTCTGTGGCGCAAGCACAAGACGCACCTCACCCAAATTCGCCACCATATAGCGCAGCACCAGCGGATAATCGTTCTTCAAATGAATCTGCGTACTCGTGCATAGATTCGTACACTTCGTAAACAGAACCAGATACTTCAGCTCGAACATTCCCTGTACAATCTCCGTTGTATTACGTTCCACCTCAATCCCACCCTGATTGTTTGACATGATCACCGTCTCGCCATCCACAAAATCACCCACACAACGGAAGATCAAATCCGCATTCGAACTCGTAATCTCCAGCTTCTCCGCCAACTGGTTGAAATCACGGCAAATCTTTTGGAAATCCGCCGACGGCATATGAATGATAGACGTAAATGAAATGTTCGGGAACTCAATGTTCTCCACATTCGTATCAAAGAGCTTCATCATCCACGTATTCGTCGTACCCTTCTCCGCATTCTCCGCACGAATACCCAGCTTATTCGGGTTATTGGCCGGCAGAAATAGGGTCAGGCTGTCATTGTTTGACAAGGTCTTGATCAGCTTGAACAGATAAATCATGTTAATGCCCAGTACATACTTGGCAGGGCAATAGAAATACTCAAATCGATCGGCATGAAGGCGCAGATACGTCAGCACAGTATGGGTCTCATCCACATCGATCACCTTGATACCTGTTGAATCAAATTCCAAGTTAGCTTCCGTTAGAATCTCCTTGAGAGCTTCGATCAAGGTACGAAAAGCAGCAGACTGGACAGTACGAATTTCAAACAGATTACCATTTGCGTTTGGGCGCGCTCCCTGTGTGACACTCATTGTGTGTAATTCTCCACGTTGGCTTTAGACTACTCATTGATTCCGATTTCTCCGGTATCCGGAAGGAGACCAGTATTGGATTTAAACGCATTACTTACGTTTGCTTTGCTTGCGTCGTTTGCTTTGTTTACGACGAGTTTGGCGTCTCTTTTTTGTAGAAGAAGTCTTATTCATCAACTTATATGCCGCGAATAGGGCAAGTGGTGTTATATACTTTGACGCACCTGGTACAAAATTACCCATGACAGACGGATAAAAGCCTCCACGCTTCTTAGTACGCTGACCGCCGATCGTAGGACGTACTGTTCTTCCAGTAACATCCAGGCGATCAACTCCTGCGGAAGCCGAAACAGGCGCAGCTTCTCCAAAATACTGTAATGGCAAGGGACGGTTTCCTCCTCGTTTTCGTGTTCGTCTCATTTATTATCATCAAACAATTTAAAATAGAAATGAATTATGATTACTAATATGACACGCCCTTCATGGGACGATTACTTTAAAGAGATTGTCCAAGTAACTGCTACACGAAGTCCCTGTGAACGTCTCCACGTAGGGTGTCTTCTTATTTCTGACCATCGAATCGTAAGCCAAGGATACAATGGGTTCTTGCCTGGATGCGAACACTATTCCATCATTCGGGAAGGTCACGAACAAGCCACCGTCCATGCCGAACAAAACGCCGTGATTGATTGCGCCAAACGTGGCGTGTCCTGTAACGGTTGTACCGCATATATCACCCACTACCCCTGTATCATCTGCTGTCGCATGCTTCTTGCAGCTGGAATTCAAACCATTAAGTATATTCATGATTACAAGAATGACGAGTTGGTGGCCTATTTTTGTCGTGAAATGAATGTCGATATTGAAAAAATTTGATTGTGTATGATACCCTATTCATAATCAAACCATGTCTCGTATTCTCCTCGTATTCTCCCTTGTCGTATCCTCATTCGCTCTTATTCATATTCGAGGCCTAGCACGTCGTGCCATCCAAACCCCTACTCCCAATTTGCTCGCACGTACTCAATACTTTCTTCCCTGTCATGTATGTACCAATGCACTATTGAATTCGATGGAGTCTCCTTCCAGTTATGCATTTGAGTTTGAGAAAAAAGTACCACTTGCTTGTGCGAGTGCGACCCGTGATAAAAAGGAACAAGACGCATGTGTCTCTCTTCTTACAAAGTATTCGCGTACCTTTGTACGCGATCAAAACATTGGTCGACCCGTTCAAGAATCATGTGTTGCGACGTATGCCACTAATTGTCCTAAAAATAATGCGGTTATTCTATGTGATAAGAGAAAGAAAAGGGGCTATTGTCATGTGATTTCTATGGAATAATACCATGTTGCTAATTGCGTTTCGTATGGCGCTTTGTGTGACGTTTATTTTTTCTATGAGTATGTCGTTTTCCTCCTCGTCTGGGTGCGAGAGGAGGGCGACCAGAATTCCGCAAAAGCGAAGCAGATCTAGAAAGCGAAGCAGGCGCAGGAAGTGTTGCAATCATATTACGAGTACCCTGCTCCGCACGCTCGAACCGTGTGCGAACATCATCGAGCGCAGCAGCAGATCCAAGTTCTGGATGTTGCCTAAGATAATGAAGCCGTGCTTGATATTTAGGTAACTTAGAACGATCTCGATCTACTTCCATCGCAAATTGCTGCTGTTCAATCAATCGCTCTAGTGTTGGTACGCGTACTCTCTGTTCTGATGCACCACGTGAATTGTTCTTATCTATTATTTTAAGAAGAACTGTATTCTGTGCACTTGTATGACTTATGTTTTCAGAAACTGGTATCTCAGAACGATTTCTTCCATTCCTTACGTACTGCGAATAAATTGCATTTTTGATTGCAATATCTACCACTGGAATACTCTTACCGTTAATGATAAAGTTAATGTTGATCTTCGTTGTCATATGCTCAAATCTTTTATCTCTAGGTTCTTCTTTCGTAACCTGAATGGCAAATGTATCAATGATAGACGGATCAGGTAGTAATCGTCGTAGTTGTTCTAGAAGTATATTCGTAAATTGTCCCTCTTTTTTAGCAAGGTTTTCACGAATTTTATCCACCATCATATTATTTTTACTCAGAAATGTATCTTTGTCCTTGACATTCGTATACCATATTGCGATATCAATATCACTCGTTTGTGGCACGGCACGAATTGCTTCTTGCATACGCACTGTATTTCGCCCATTCAATACGTATGCGTGAAGCATAAACGCAGCACCCCCTATCACAGTTGGAGGTGGTATTAGACTTTCATTTGCAGATAATTTAATAATAAGATAGATCATCGCAACGAATGATGGGTCAGAACATGCCTTACGAATGATCTCTTTCTCTAGTTGAGGCATTGCGCTTATTGCCGCCATTCTTATATAGATTGTGATAAAAATTGACACGTTTTTGAGCATAAAGAATAGACTAACAACCGTATTCAATCCATGGCCGCCGTTCGAAAGTATCAGAAGCACACCCACCATCAGCACATCCTGGAACTCCCTGACACCTATGTCGGCAGTACCAAGACCAATCAGGAGACGCGCTGGGTATTCGATACTGGCTCGAACAAAATGGTATGGCGGTCCCTCTCGTTCAATCCAGGCCTTTACAAAATCTTCGATGAAATTATTGTCAATGCCCGCGACGAGTATGTGCGCTCTACCGTGACGGCTGGGATGACGCCCGTAAAACACATCGACGTATGTGTGGATTCGCGCGACGGAGACACGGTGATTTCCGTAGAGAACGATGGTGACGGCATTCCCATTGAAATGGACGAAGAGCAGAAAGTCATGATTCCCGAGCTCATCTTCGGAAATCTCCTTACCTCAAGCAACTACGACAAGTCCGAGGAGAAGATTGTAGGAGGCAAGAACGGATACGGTTCCAAGTGCGTTTCGATTCTGAGCAAAATGTTCAGCGTGGATCTCAAAACACCTGCGTCAGGTAAGCAGTACTCCCAGACCTGGTATGACAACATGTTCAAAGTAGAAAAACCGATTATCAAGAAATCAACTGCGAAAACGGGTAGTGTCAAGGTGACGTTCATTCCTGACCGTGTGCGTTTTGCCGGCGCATTCAATGAGACAGGTATCATTGCAGACATGATCGGATGCTTCCATACTCGTATCATTGAGCTGGCATCTTTGGTAGGAAAAGACGTCAAGGTGACATGGAATGGTGTGGCCGTTGCCTCCAATACCTTTGAGAAGTTCATCAAGCTGTTCTTGCGAGACGGCATGACAGGGTTTGCCTATGAAAACTGTGGTCCGCGCTGGGAAATCGGTGCCATTCTGGCGAGTCATTTGTACTCGGACGAGGAGGAGTTGCCCGAAGACAAGCACATCTCCTTTGTGAACGGTATTCATACCAAGAAAGGAGGCAAGCATGTGGAGACGATTGGGCGTAAAGTTCTCACTGACTTCTGCGAAGTCGCTAAAAAGAAGAAAATCGATATCAAGCCAGGACAGCTCAAGAATTCTGTCGTTCTATTTATTAATTCAACCATTGTGAATCCAAGCTTTGATTCACAGAGCAAGGAGTTCCTGACTACGCCTGCCGCAGAGTTTGGCTCCAAACCAGAATACAACGGAAAGCTGGTCGATGGGCTTGGAAAGTTGGGTCTTTTGGAAGAAGCCAAATACCTCCTGGAGGCCAAGTCGTTGCGTGAGACCAAGAAGACGGATGGAAAGAAACGTAGCACGATTCGTGGTATGACGAAGCTGGAAGATGCCATGATGGCGGGGACGGCGAAATCAAAAGAGTGTACCCTCATTCTGACAGAGGGAGATTCAGCTGCCACCTCTGCAATCTCGGGTTTGAAGGAAGTCGGTCGTGAAAAGTGGGGCGTGTTTCCCCTGCGAGGTAAGCTACTGAACGTCCGCGACATTACCGTTCAGAAATTCAATGCAAACGAAGAGCTGACGGCCATCAAGAAGATTCTTGGCCTGGAGCAAGGTAAACAATACAAAGATGTATCAGAATTGCGATACGGGCGCGTTATGGTGATGGCGGATCAAGATCACGACGGGTCGCATATCAAGGGTCTTCTGATGAACTTGTTTCATGCCGAGTGGCCTGGACTCATGAAGGCCGGCTTCTTGTGTACCTTGCTTACGCCGATTCTCAAGGCGATGAAGGGTAAAACAACGCTGTCCTTCTATTCCCTTCCTGAGTTCAATCAATGGAAGGACACAAACTCGCTATCAGGCTGGAAAATCAAATACTACAAAGGATTGGGTACGTCTACGCCTGCCGAGGCGCGCGAATGGTTCAAAGACCTCCATGAAATCCTGTACGAATGGGACGAGAAAACCGATGAGTCAATGAACTTGGCGTTTAACAAGAAACAGGCGGACGACCGCAAACGGTGGTTGAGCCACTACGACCCCATGAAAATGCTGATTCCCGTGGAAGCAAAGGCGAGCTATACGAACTTTGTGAATTCCGAGCTGATTCACTTCAGTAACGCGGATAATATCCGTTCCTTGCCACACGTGATGGATGGCCTGAAGCCCTCTCAGCGTAAAATCCTCTTCAGCTGCTTGAAGCGTAATCTACGTGATGAAATCCGTGTGGCACAGCTGGCAGGTTACGTATCAGAGCATGCGGCCTACCATCATGGCGAGGCATCACTGAACAGCACTATCATTGGTATGGCACAGAACTTCGTGGGATCGAACAATATCAATGTGTTGAAACCTGTGGGACAGTTTGGGTCGCGTCTGATGGGTGGCAAGGATGCGGCTTCGCCGCGTTACATCCACACGTATCTGGAAGACATTGTCAGTTGTATCTTTCGAAAGGAGGATGCGGCTCTTCTAAAGTACATCGATGATGACGGTGATGTAGTGGAACCCGAGTATTATCTGCCAGTTGTCCCGTTGCTGGCGATTAATGGTTCCGTAGGCATTGGTACTGGCTATTCCACCGACATTCCGCCACACAAACCTGATGATATCATTTGCCTACTACGCCACCGTCTCGAAGGTTCGATGGCATCGCTCGCAGGCCATCCGCTGGACCCCTGGTGGTTTGGGTTCAAGGGAACAACCCGTCGCGTCGATGAAATGACCTGGGCGACGAAAGGCATCTATACATTCGATGATGACAAGAAGACGGTTATCATCACGGAGCTTCCAGCTGGCACATGGACGAAGGACTATAAGGCATTCCTCGATGGCTTGTTGGAGGTAGAAGAGAAGAAATCCAAAGAAGCAAAGAAAGAAGCGAAGAAGGCAGAAACTGCATCTACCTCATCTGTGAAAGGGGAAGTCGAACCGTGTGGATTGAAGGGATTTGACGACTTGTATAATGATGTTGATGTTCGCTTCGTACTCTACTTTACGGAAGAAGGATACGATGCGCTAAAGGATAACGTGGAGAAGTTTGAAAAGCAGTTCAAGCTGACTTCGTCTTGGAAGACAACAAATATGACATGCTTTGATACCGAGTTTAACATTGTGAAGTACAAGACGATTGGTGATATTCTGGAGGCGTTTGTGGAGAAGCGCTTGCCGATGTACGAGGCACGACGCATGAAGATGCTCGAAGTCTTGGGGGCACAGATGCGAGAACTCGATGCGAAACGACGATTCATTCAGGCTATCATTGACGACAGACTAGTTCTCCAGAAGAAGAGCGATGAGGAGATTGTGGCGGGGCTTAAGGCGTGCGATATTCCTGCGCTGTCGAATCTGGAAAAGCCTGACGAGTATGATTCGTACGACTTTGTGTTGCGCATGCGCATGGATCGTGTCAAGCAATCTGCTGTTGTGGAGCTGGATGGGCAGTGGGAGGAGAAGCGTATGGAGAAGGAGCGGTTCGAAGCAGAAACCGGCTCGTCGTTGTGGCTTGCTGACTTGGAGGCGTTCCGATTGGCATGGGTTCAGTATTCGGCGGAGCGCGTAGCGAGTTCTGTATCGGTGAGTTCTTCTGAGGATGCCAAGGTGGTGAAGAAGCGCAAACCGGTGATTGCGAAGAAGTAATGAAAATAAGAATAATGTATTTATTTTTTTATATGTGGCATTTTTGGGAACTTTTTCTTAAAAAGTTCACATCATAGGCTTAAACGGCAGAGATTTCGTGCCAGCGCTCGACATATTGAGTGGTTTCTCCAAAGGGACCGGCAAATGTGAAATGTCCTGTAAATAATATTGATACGAATCAATTTCTGACATAATTCGTGGGGCCGCCCAGTCAATCACGAGCTTATTGAGTTCCTCAATTTGTCCCTCGATGTTGTGTGGATTATTCTTTGCGTACTGTAAATACATAGCACGCATGATCATTTTCAGTTCATCTACGTCTTGATCATCAATCTGATACTGTTTCGGGCCGCTCATACGGTACACCTCTCTCTTGATCGCCGCCTGAAGGACCAATGCGTTCCTACGGGTAAAAAAAGCGTCAGACAAAGAGGTATGCTCCCAGTTTCCCCGGAGCATATCACCTGAAAAACTGACTTCGGTTTGTTTGGGATAACTGAATCCAGCCGAATCCGGTACGGAGGCACCGGTAGCCGAGGGGGTGGCGGTCAGGTTCACGCGACCATTTTGGCCTCCGAGACCTTGGCGAGTATACGGGAGTTCAAATTCAGGTAAGCGAGCACCGGCAGACATTCTATCAACCCATCCGTGTTTTTTTTCTAAGTTCTGAATATAAGATGTCATCCGTTCAGCGTTTCATTCGTCAGATCCAGCCCGACAACACCTACTACAGCGCTACCAACGTCCTGAACGCCATTGCGACTAACGCATACGAGCTCGTCCCGTCCGCCGGCGCTGTCGGCAACTACCCCGCTGGCGTCATGACCCCCGCCGGCTCGGGCGCTCTCTTCACTGGCATCAGCAACGCCGTTGCTGTGCACGGTGCCGCCAATCTGCTTCTCCGTGACATGGGCAAGACCGTTAGGGCCGCCCACAGCAACGGCAACGTCGGCTACTTCCGTCAGGTTCAGCTCCTCGCCCCTGCTGCTGCGAACGCTGCCGTTCTCAACGGTGGTGTTCTCGGCGCGGTATCGGCTCCGGGTGTTAACACCCCTTACCTGACCTTCTACGTCTCGGTTGCGATTGCCGGCGTCTCCGCTGCGGCTATCCCGATTCATGCGGCGTCCCAGATGTAAATTGGCTTTCTTTGTTTTATTATTTCTTTATCACATGATCCATGTTATGGCTTATATGAAAAATAACTCGACGATAGTAGAATGAACTACTATTTAATCGGATTCATTGCGCTAGCATTTATGATTATCGTCGGTGGCACCTACCAAGTGTTCAATACAAATCAAACACCTGCTGCAATTCCGTTTTTTATCGGTTCTCTTACTCTTTTTATCATCTATGGAATCCGTTGGTTTGGTTCAAATCCTCTGTTCACACCCGCTTCCGGTCCTTGGCCACCTGTCATTAATAGCTGCCCCGACTATTTGACGTATTTTCAGAGAACAGTAGGAGGGCTGAAAAAGGGGTCTTGTATCGATACCATTGGTGTTTCAAAAGATAATTCTCTGTTATCGACCTTCCCAAAGGACGGCACCATTCCCGAGAACGATTCCTACTATCTCGATGTTTCGGGACTGAGTTCTGACCCTGCCACGAAATCCACACAGATGTGTAATGCTGCCATGAATCAGAAGGTCACGTGGGAGGGTGTCACGAATGGTGAAAGCTGTGTCACACGTAGTACAGGCAAAGCTGGCTCGGGTAAAGGCGGATCCGGTGGTAGTGCCGGATGCCCTGCGGTATAAGGCACAAAGTGCCCTCCTGCGTTTAGTGCGTCTGGATCTCCAAAAAACAATCTACGATAAGAGTGTGGCAATCCATACGAAAGCATTTATAGTTCAGTGGTAGAATGGCTCCCTTCCAAGGAGTCGACACGGGTTCGATTCCCGTTGAATGCAATCAGGTATTATAATACCTGATTGCATATACAAATTTGCGTTATCATAAATGATAACGCAACCCCCGTTGAATGCAATTAGACATTTTTAAAAACACTATAATCTTTTTAAAAACGTCAATGTAAAGAATCAACCAACTCCTATTCATAGTATGGTTCGCACCAGTTTGCCTCAAGAAGATACCGCATGTCTTCACCCTGAAACCGAAGATGCCATGTTGAAATGGCTCAAAACCCGTTCCCATCCCGCATTCCTTCTAATTGGTCCGCCTGGTGTTGGAAAAACAACAATGGTCTATCGTGTTTGCAAAGAGGGTCGGTTCTGGGTACAAGAATTCAATGCGAGTCATACGCGAACCGGTTCTTCTTTTCGTCAGACCATTCTCCCTCTATTGATCGAAACAGGTGTCAGCAAATGGATTCATCCTACTACACCGAATGGCCGAGTCGTTCTTCTTGATGAGATGGATGGTCTCTCACAGGGTGAAAAGGGTGGTCTTCAGGAACTTCTTGATTATCTAAAATCCAAACGCGCCTTTAGCGACGATTGTCCTATGGTTCTCATCTGTAATGTACTTGAAGGTCGTATCATGCAGCAACTTCTGAAATATTGTTGTGTTCATTATGTCAATATGCCAAAGAAGGAAAAACTTGTCGAATTCTTCAAGAAAGACATTTCTGATTCCTTGTATCAATTGGGAGATATTCGCAAAGTATCACAAAGTTTAATCTATCCCGAGCATTCTGTTACAAATCCACGTGGAAAAGAAGAATCGATGAATCAAAATATCCATGTTGCTATTCGTGCCGCATGGTTTACCTTATTCGAACATTGGGGTGAAAATGATGAACTGGATTTGGAAACGAAAGATGCAAACCTGGCCGGCCTACTGTTTCACCAGAATCTTCCCCTATTTTTAGAAGATTCTCATAAAAAAAAGAAACCCGTCCCCTTTGAAGCCTATGAAGAAATTCTGGATTATCTACGTTGGAGTGATCGTGCCGATTTCTGGGCCTTCTTTCATCAGTGCTGGAATCTTCTTCCTCTCTCCTATCGTCTCAAGTTGAAATATCCGAATTTGTACCTTCAACAGTATGATAGACCGTGTACTGTTCCTGAACCCTCTGAATTACAATATACTATGGTTCTTACCAAACAATCCGCTCTCTTTAATGCGTGGAAGGAAATGAACCGTGTCGCCAATGAGCATCATATTCCATTTCGATGCGTCACCCAATGGGCTACTCATCAAACTGGTAAATTGTATGATACACTTGGAGTTACACTTGAATCTCGGAATGTAAATGAAGAATCTGTAATGGCAATGTTCGCCCCAATCGCTGAGAAGAATGGAGCAGCACCTGCTTCGACTCGAAAACGGGTAGTTCGTGGTAAAAAATCAAGTGCGTCGTAGAGGCTAAGTTGAGACCTCGTATCATATCTACATTTGAAATAAAGAGAAGGCGTGTTTTTCCTTGTTGGAAATTCCGGACCGTTTTAATCAGTGAAAATAGATGATTCTCTATTCTTTCTGCTTTGATTCCCATCTGATCGATTTTCTCCATCAATTCATAATAAATATTCGTAAACGGCGAATAAATAATAAATCGACCCTCTTTATTCTGACGAAGAATATCCAAACATGCTTCCATTTTATTCATAGAAAGCATTCGCTCCTCTGCTGATAATGTTTCCAAACAATGAATACGCTGTACATGTAGACCTTCTCGACACGTAGGGCATTTCATATTGATCAGCGCATTTTTTAATAGACATTTTCCACAAAAAATATGGTAACAGCATTTAACAATGGTTTTATATTCACATGGTTCCATACAGATCGCACACTCCTGATCATCGATCATGCGCTGGATCAGATTGTGTTTTGTGATCGGCTGTTGATCTTTGTATTCTGAGATCGATTGGAATTCGATTCCCAATGCCTGAAATAAATGAGGAATTTGTTTTGATCGGATCGATGGCTCCCTCTGACGAGCCAGATAAAAACTGGTTAATGAATTCAAACTCATATTCGGCTTACATTGAAGTGTTTCATATTGTAATGAAGGAAGATTCATGCTTTTGATCAGATCATCTGTTGCATTTCGCAATACCATACGACCCCTCTCAGGATGATAAAAGGATACATACTCTTTCATAAAGGCGGAAGAAGAAAGCTGTCCCTCATAATGTACAGTCGTATCCTCTAATAACCAACGTTCTAGATCCGAATGAAGTGTAACTCGATCACGCAAAAAGAATAGCGTACTTTTGTTCACATTTGGATTTTTCATGATCAATGGAATCCAGTTATTAGTGATTAACCATAAATATTGAAACTGAAGTGGTGGATCTGATGAATGAAAATAGATCGACGATGCTTCATCGATCACGATCTGATCCCATTGAATATGATGTGTTGTGGCATAAGCTTGGACATGTTTATAGCATTTATCCGTTGTTAACACCACTCTGCGTTGAATGATCAATGTAGCAACCGCATCGCTTTTCATAATCCGCTTGGTTTCGATCGGAACATAGGAGAGTGTGCTATGTTGTTCAATTTCCTGTTTCCATTGGCCAAATAATCGGTGAGGGACAATGATCAGATGTGCTGCGTTGGTATCCGATAGAGAATGAAGATCGTGTGAGAAGAAATACTTAGAAGAATGGGTGGTCAATTCAGATGTCATTCTAGAAGGGGTATGTGAAGCAAGATAGGTAATCATACTCAGTGTTTTTCCAGAGCCTGGTGGATCGCCCACAATTCCTACTTTTCCATTGATCGCTTGATTTCCCACTAGAAATCCTCGCGTCATTTTTTCTCGATGACGATGCATACCATGAACGAGCGTCTTCTGATGAGGATATAATGTTGTTTTAATCGTAGATGGTGGTACAAACGAATTATTTTGAATAAGAGTATTATGATACACACTATTTAATATAACTAATTTATCATAATGAAAATCGCCCGCCATATTTAATTACCTATTGGTAAGTGAGAAGCTTTAGGCACAATAGAAAAGTCGCAAAGAGGGTTCTTTTACAAAATCTTCTAACGAATACGACGTTTCTCTCATTTTTTCTTTTGCTTTATATTTCGACGATAAATGTTCCTCTCGCAGTGCGGCTTTATCCACTGTATTATCGGTGTGACAGATCACCAGGATTGTATTTTTGGGATCCAATTGAATCATCTGATGTTTATATTGGTCTAGAAACGATGTTTCTTCTGCTTTCGTAACATATTCATCATACTGATGTGTATCTGAATACCTTTTTCTCCATGCCATTGTTCCGTTTGTTGCGTGATTCGTATGATAAGGTCCAATTGCGTATATTTTCTTAACATCTTTATAATATAAAAACATCTCAGACGACCCTGCCAAATCGACCCGTGGATATTTAGTAAAGGCTTGAACCACTGTTTTGATCCGATCCGCCGGATAATAATCATCATCGTCCATCGCCACAATGATCGACCCTTTTGCTTCTCGGTTTAACATATTTCGCTTCGCACCGATGCGCATTTTCTCGTTGAGAGGAAGGTAACGAAGGTTAGGGATGGTCTTTGCCGCTTCTTGAAATAGATCCTCTACTTTATCTCGCCCATCATCCAAAATAATCCATTCCATATTCTCTTTCGGGTATGTTTGATTTTTATAGATTTGAATCAATATAGGTATGAAGGCTCGACGATTATACGTGGGTGTGACAACGGATACAATAATGTCCATTGTCATACGAAGTGATATATTCTTTAGATGACCTTATTGTTTATTAGGTGTTGGGGTATCTGTCTGCGTCGCTGGTTTTATGGTAGCAGGCAGTGGCGCAGGTGTAGACGATGGCGCATTACCCTTATCATTTGCTGGTGGCTCGGATTGATTCTGGAGTTTTTCAATAGTAGCAGGTAATGGCGCAGACGATGAGCTAGATAATGGAGTGGGAGATGATATAGGTTCTGGCTTCTTTGGTATATCATGAAGATGTTCCATATTTTCTTCCAATCGTTTAAATCCCTCTGCTACAAATGGTAGAGTCTGTACCTTATTAAAATAAACGAATGCTTTCTTTAACGACTCCATATAACGATTCATAATGATCGGAAGTTGTTTGGTATCTTTGTCATTTTTAGGATATGTGAAGGGGTACATAAAAAAGGCACCCAAGGAACTAACCGGTGTATTTGTAGTAAGAGGAAGTAACGCAAAGATTGTTGGCATGATCTTTATTTTGGCGCCATCCGACGTGTAATTTAAAAAAGACTGGTATCCTGATTTACACAAATAATACCCGGCTAATAATATCAAAAATGGCATAAAATTATTGCATATCAAAAACGTAACAATAAAAAAGATCAGGCGAATCGGCCATGTGTACACGATCAGTTCATTGGCCACATACATACTCAAAATAATTGCGATAGTCGGATAGAATCCATTTTTAATCATACGAATCGCTCGATTTCCGATTTTTATTATGAATCGATTGATATCAAACGTATTGGGATCATCCGTAGAGGGTAGCTTGAAGTAGTCATCGTCTTCTTTTACCTTTTCTGTTGAGGATGGCGGAGACTCTGGTTGATTTGCAGCAAATTCATTCGCATCTGGATCATTGACCGCTTGGTGAAGATTATATGTCACTTTATTTTTTAAATTGGTCAGCAGTGAATCGATACTCATATCCGACCTTCTATGACGATACACGATTAAAAAAGCGGCTTTGCCGCAACACGATCGAAGGGCTTTTAAAGCGGCTTTGGCCTTCGGCCTTATGCCACGACATGCCCAAAGGGCTTTTAAAGCGGTTTACAACGCATACTTCAAACCACCCATACCTGAAGAAATAGTGACCCAATTCAAACTCTCTACATAAATCGTAATTTGATATTGATAAAAGGTATTTGCGGGCAATGGGTTAACATTCAAATCTAATTGAAATGACTTAATTCGACTGCTATTGATCGATCCATGAGGTTGTGTGTTAGGTGACACCAGAGCAAATGGATAGACAATCAAATTTGGATCAGGAAGACCCTTCAAATATTTCCATGGAACCACCTGTGTAAAGTACTGAACTGGCTTTTCTTCTTGTAAAGGGTTTCCATCTCCCAAAATAGTTAACGTATTCATGATCGATTGTTGACCATTGAGTACAAACGTTCCACTTGCCGAAACAAGATTGATATTTGCTGGCCACCCGCCTCCCGTTGGAATAAATTGCGGTTTTTTTGGATTGGTCCAATTCGTAAAATTGTCAATCTGATTTCTATTTAGAATCGAATCAGAACGGCGAGGTATAATAACGAGTCGCTCGATTGGATTATGTGTGTCTAATTCTACAAATTGTCTCGAGCTAATATTATCAAATCGATAGGTACTAATTTGTCGTACCAGATATTGAAGAGACTCAGAAGAGAACTGTGCGCGCTCATCATCCGTTACATAGACATACGTCATTTGAATACGAGGCTGGAGATCCCATGTATTAAGTAATGGTATCGGAGTTCCAATGTCTGTCAAAAAATTATTAATAAGCACATCTGTGATATCAGATACAGAATTATAATATACATTTCCTGGCTGTAGTGAAACGGGTGAGGGATTAAATTGATATCCAGGCGCAACTTGATATCCGTTATTGTCTAAAATTCGATATAATTCACGAATCGGGCGAAGAGTGACTTGAATTTCACATTCATGATACTGAAGAGAAACAAGGGGTAATGATTCAAATGTAGATTCAGCAAACCAGAATGGCAATGGGATTTGAAGCTGTCTACCTGAAATCGATGGTCGATTTACATTCGGCGGCATCGTGGTAGAACCACTAGGCCCATTATTATTGTATACAAGTGGATATCCTGTTCCCATCGAACCACCCGCATACAGACCATTCGCCGGATCGTATAATTCGGGTACATTTCCCACCAAAGTTTGCCATTTCTTAAATGCGTCCTGATCCAAGTCACATTGTGCTTTTGCCATCATATAGGAACCATCAAATTCTTGAATTTTTTGTCCTCCAATAAAGAATGCTACATTTTGAAGAATGTGACACCCAATGTAATTCACCCATGCGAAATTGTATTGCGAGTTGCGCGCACCCTGTGGCAATTGAAGATATTTACAATAAATATCTGGCAAATTGAATACGAAATAGACATCTCGCACCAAATCGGCCACACGCTGGATTTTCATACGAAGTTGAATCGGTTGATCATACGATAAATCCTGTGGACCATCCATTGCGAACGTTACAGATTCCTCCGCAAAATGAGCATATTTCTTATATGTTTTATAGAAGTATGTAAAGTCGGGGTTTCCGCTCAAAATGACATTTTGCGCTCCGTAGGCGACCAATGAAAAGAGACCCCCACCTGGCATTACTAGTGTTGTACTAGGTAATCTATATGTCCTTTAGATCTACAGATTGTCTAGCGTAAATGTTTGTATTAGTTTACTTTGATTGTGTCCACCAATTATCCGCCATATAAGGGGGAATGTCCATGGATTGCGATGAATCCATTTTATTAGATGGCCCCTGATTCAGTAATTGCTGAATTTCAGAATAGCCTAGTCCGTAACTAAAATAGGTAAGGCGACTCATCATACCCTTCATCGCACCCAATACATTAAAATCATTATCACCTAACGAGGTAACCTTTGATTTCGATAATAAGATGCGACGATTGCTGAAGCAGCAAATGTCCTGATAATTCTGATAAGGCGAAAATCCGTCAAATGACATTTTCTTCGCAATATTGCCATTCACATAGATTTCAAGAGCATGTTCCTTGCACACAAGGACGATATGAACCCATTTACTAACGGGTATATTTTCTACATCAATACAATTATTCCATGTCTTGTACGTGTTCATATAGATTCGGAGTGTATTTTGATCAGAACGCATATAGACACCGGGTGCCATTAATGGAAATTGTGATGAATAGCCTTTATGGAAAATATGATAGAGACCTGCGGTCTGGTCTGCCCCTTGAAAGGTAGAAGGGTTAACATTAAGATAAAAGGAATAACTAAATTCTACACCTGTACGTTCATTACTCGATAAACTTACCGTATTAGAGCCTGATGCATTCGGATCTTGTGGAATACTAATCATTTTATCACTGTTAATGGTATTGGCGATAAGTGTAGTTCGATTCATTGACAATCGATTCCAATACGTATACATCAATTCTACAAATATGAATACCAGATATAGAATACCAACGTAAATCAAGCCATAAACAATCTGTTGTACGATACTACCGGACCCATTTGACCCATTCATAGACGGTGTAGTTGTAGAACCAAAAATAGCATCCATCGTCGGGTTCCTCTTTTTATTGATTGTATTATTTATTTGGCATTACAAAGCTGGGCCCAACATATAATTCTTATAGACAGCTTCTGGGTTTAATGCAGCATCATACATCGTTGTAGTAGACATCTGTCCACCAAAACCGCCAAATGGCAATAACACTGCAGAATAACCGCCTGAATCAACCTTAAAAGGGGCTGGCAGTACACATGAGCGTGTCAGCTTACCATCTAGATACATATCAACTGTCTTCCCGTTCACGGCCACCGTAAGATTTACCCAACGCTGTAGATCGATCTCAGGTAAGTCACAGATCGTGGATGCATCCAATAGACCTGAATCCGTCTGTACTGTCGTAAAGACAACATTTCGAGTTGCCTTTGGCAACGCCTCTGTTTGAGAGCCACCCGTACCTGTTTCCTTTGTATGAAAGCGAACCTTCAATGTTGGTTTCGTGGCTCCTAGATAGATTCGAATCGTGTCAAAATTGGGACCTCCTATCAACAGAATAGCCTTATTCATATTCATATGATACGACCAATTACTTACATAGAACCACGTCGATATGGTAAATTCACCTCCCTCAAATAATCCAGGCAGGTCTTTTGATGAAATAATAATTGGTGCAGCGGCATCCACTGTTGCCGATTGATTCGCTGCCAAAAGAGAAAAGCTATTGCCCGTGTGTGCGCCGAATAAGTATTGATATAGATAATATAGACCGATCAATCCAGCAAAAAAGATGAGATAAGGAATCATTCTCAAAACGGGAGATGAATTATTTGAGTTGCTCATTATATTCTGTTTGATACATGGATATTCTATCAAGTGGGCAAACGGGATATGTATGATTAGGCATACGGGGTACTCCATTTAAGAATCTGATTGACCGGTGGCTGTGTCACAGGCTTACATGGTAATCCGGAGGGACATTCTGCCAATAAGGAAATCATCGGAAGACTTAGATTAATCGGATTGCCTTCTAATACAAGCTTATTCGTATCGACTAACGTTAAACGTGTACGCTCGATATCGGTAGGGGGCATTCTGGTCCCATTAATAATAACATGAATCGCTGCACCATCAAGACCCTTATTTCCAATGGAAACAGGACTAGATACGACGACCGGATATTGCTCTAACCGTTGAGAGGCTACAATCTTATTGTCATAGATAACATCAAATCGTCGGCCATCACGTAGCACCGCAATAAAGATCCATTTTTGTTTTGGGATCGGAGGAAGTTCAATCATTTCATCCTTTGTAGTGCCTCCTTGTGCGGCAGTCCGTACTCGAAGGCGGGCGGATGTATGCTGTTTATCATTAGGGGCATTGGAAACCTCTAAAAACCAGTTGTTCGCAATTTGAAGAAAAGGTATATAATTGTTAGTATAGTTTGCGGTTCGGTCTCCATTCATAAAATTAAACATACCCATAATTGTTCCACCATTGTTTGCGAGTAGCGTTTTATGTGTTACGTCGGGCATAACAATATCCTTCTTTTCAGAAAGAGGTGTAAGACTAGGAACTACATCATTGTTTCCACCTCCTGGATAAATAACAAATACGATCAAATAAACGGTTATAGCAATAACAATCAATACAGCTGCGATGACTCCAAACGACATCCTCTATCTATGGATTGGATTATCAATCTAAAGTATCATGATATCTCAACCACATGGCAGGTATTCCAGACTGTACATTGACAACGGCATGTTACTTTCTTCAGCAATACCATGCGCGGGCGAGAGGAATGAATGAAACCGTGGAATCAATGGACCCCCTTCTCCGTATTCCTTGCTATCTTGTCATTTACTGTAATGCCATAATGGAACCCGTCTTGCGAGAGCGTCGGGCCCCTTTTCTATCGATAACGAAGTTCGTTGTACAAGAATTCGAGGAATTATGGTGTTATCCACTCATCGAACAAGTAAAGAAAAATCGTGAGGTATTCTGGCCGACGAGAGACATAAGAACTTGCGCCGAAACACATCTTCTTACGTGTAATAAGGCTGATTTTGTGTTACAAACGATAGAAACTAACCCCTTTCATACTACAAAGTTTGGATGGATTGATTCGAACATTGGAATAAATGGTTCTAAGATTTCATACCAATATAGCAATCATTCTCTTCTTCATGTATTACATCATGTAACTGATAAGTTTCACCTTCAAATTCTCAATGTAACAGATAAGAAATACAAAGAGCCGCAATGGAAAAGAGAATATTACATGGAATATCGATGGGTCGCGTGTGGATGTCTTTTTACGACAACAAAAGCAATTGGGATGACAATTTTGAATCGTATCAAAGAGTTGATTGTAAAAACCACGCAAGACGGGTATGGTCATGGAGAAGAAATGTTTTATTTAGAGATCTTGGATGAATTCTATGATGATATTCATCGTTCCTATGGAGATTATAAAGATATGTTACATAACTTTATTAAGCCCACTACCAATTTCGTGTATATTTATTGGAGTGTGGTGATGCGATATTTTCAACTGGGATACTGGAAAGAATGTGTTGACGTATGTGATACATTAATTCAACAATATGATACCTTTGCACTCGAAATCAATTATGATTTATATGTCAGGCTGTATTCCGTGTTATATTTATCCTTAAAACATATTGATCCAAGTCGAGCAATAATCATTACCCATACCATTCGTCAACACTATCACACCAATCCACTTTTTACACAGCAGTTTCATAATCTGAAGAGTTTATGCGGAATGGATGATTTTTCTGTTTAGAACCCTCCAAGTGCGTTTCGTGCTCGTTCGGAGGCAGCAGTGGCGGCACCAGCTGCGTTCGATGCGTTTGATACCATATTTGACGTATTTGATAGCGCATCTGTAAAGCAGGATGAACTAGATGGCATTGGCAGTGCTCCAAGCGGGGCGATTGCGTTTAGTTCTGGTTTAGCGTAACGCATTTCGGATGTCGTGAGAATACGATTCCAGACCTTGAGTAAGGGAAATAATGCGATACTAGATTCTTGCGGTGATGCCGAATCAATTGGTCCGACAACACTTTGTATATTATAATCATACTTACGAGTCTTGACCAAATTACCATTCAAATAGACCTCGAGCGCATTCTCCATCACAACAATGCCCAATCGAAAAGATTGCTGAACAGGAACATTCGAGATTACCGCATTCTCCTCATTCTTTGTTGTACTTGATCCTGATAATACGGATACCACTAAATCATTCGTATCTGGTTTCAGTGCAACCACTACATTATAGGTATCAAGCATACCAAGAAACGTATCTGAACCCGTCGGAGTGGCTTTTCGAACCGCACCACGACTAAATAGGATACGATATCGATTTGAGAATTGTAAGGGGTTTTGGATAAACATATCGAGGATTAATGAATAGCCCCATGATCTACCGTTGATTGGTAATTGACTCTCAAGGATCTGGGGATTATTCCCTTTATTCCAAAAAACGAAGCCGTCGTCTCCACCTGGAACAGGGATCATACCGGGACCACCGGGGCGTAATTGAAAAATAGGTGTGATAAAGAAATGGACGATGATCAAAATGAATAACATGACCACCAGTACGGCCAATACATATGTCGTGACTTGGCCTACAGAAGAGAGCGTAGAATTAGAAGATGATGTATTGAACCAACTGGAAGAACTGGAAGAAGAACTGGATGATCCTGAAAAGAATCCACTATTTGACGACTTGGTAGCCCCTTTTACCGTATTAACGAAAGGCGTAAACGCGTTTGAAACATACTGTGCTGCCTTGGCGGTGGTAGCTGCCATTTCTCTATTATTACTCTTACATTCGATTCACGAAATAGGCAACGCCTCCGATAGCTGATAAGATCACGCTCCCCGTAAGGAATCCCTTTACAAAGGAACGGTGATCCACTTCGTTCATATCCTCCTTTGTCCATACAGGCGAACGATTGCGCGCGCCGATCTTTTCATAATACGTTAATACCTCTTCCAATGTCCATTCCACTTTTCCCAACATTTTATTGACCTTATTATGAATCATGACCGTCCATTTAATCAGATCTGTGCGAGAATCAAGAAACGTTGTAATAGGATGCTTGGTGAGATGCTCACGATAATGCTCACGGCAAATGGAACAAGGAAGTAAATAAGCAAGAGACTCGTAGAATTCTTTTGCGCATTTCTTATCGGTGTATGTGGGATTCTTTGAATAACCGAGGGCAACGATATGAATTGTATGCCAAAAAAAGGGGCCCCATACACTGGGTGGAAATTGCATTCTATTTAGGATTTATCATTTCTTCTTTCTCTTTCTCTTTCACACATATACCGCCGTGATCTAAAGACTCGAATTGTCTCTCCCTTAAGGAATTCTATATGAATCCAATCCGGACACAACATTGTACAAATTGCGGATTAACGGGTCATATTTTTCGTAATTGTCTATCACCTGTAACAAGTTATGGGCTTATTGCCGTTCGATATCAGGATGATACCCATATCACTTCCCTTTTTTCTCCGTCGAATACGGTGTCGAATGGAAATGATAGCATTCAATTTCTGATGATTCAACGAAAGAATACATTATTTTTTGTGGAATTGATTCGGGGAAAATATAATCTTCAGGACGATGTCTATATTAGTCGATTATTACGAGGGATGACACAAAGAGAGCAGTATTTATTATTAACATGTACTTTTTCTGAATTGTGGTTTGAAATATGGGGCGAGTCATCTAGCGTACGTTCGCATCGGGCTGATTATGAATCATCAGAACGACGATACGTACAATTTGCGGATCGCCTACCGTCTTTGATTCATGCGAACCCGTCAAAATGGACTGAGTCTGAATGGGGATTTCCTAAAGGACGTAGAAATCCATATGAAACGGATGTTAGTTGTGCTATTCGTGAATTTCAAGAAGAAACAGGGTTAACGACAAAGGATTTTACGATTTTACATAATACCAATTCTATTTCGGAGACTTTTTTTGGATCCAATCAAATCCATTATTGCCATAAATATTATATTGCGGTTTGCCATAAGTCAACCGAAGTGGAAATGAATTTGAATAATTTTCATATGGTCCGTGAAGTGGGAAATATTAGGTGGTGCTCATTAGATGAAGCGATCACTAAGATTCGCCCGGATAATGTTGAAAAACGAGAGATTTTATTAAAAGCAGGGAAAATCATGAAGAATTTTCATCCGGTATCGACCAGTGAACTAGCACGATATCATGTATCATAAAATGGTAAAATCAATAAACCCTTCCCTTTTTGAAGCGATGGGTTTATAAAGAAAATGAAATATGATACTATAAATAGTATGTCGACGGAGTCAACGGATTCGTCGAACTCGAATACGAGTTTGTATAATGATCCGTTTGCACCCGCTCTTCCATCGGTTCGTTCGGTTGCTTCGGTTCCTTCGGTTGCTTCGGTTCCTTCGGTTGCTTCGGTTCCTTCCGAACCTTCCGAATCAATAGCTGCTACAGCACCTGTTGCTGAGGCGCCACTTATACAAGCGTCCATTGCGGAGGAGCCTATTGTAGAAGAGTCCATTCCGCAAGCACCTGTTTTAGAGGAAGAACCTGTTTTAGCGGACGCACCTATTGTGGAAGAAGCGGTAGTAGATAGTAAGAACGCAAGTGAATTACCTGCAGTGATACAACCGCCTTCCATACAACAACAGGCTGTGTCATCTGTTCCAAAAATAAGAAAACTTCCTATTGCTCCAAAGAAATCGGTTGTTCCACCTGTGGAAGTGCCTGCGGCAAACAAAGCACCTGCGGCTAATGAAGCGCCTGTTGAAGCACCTGTGGAAGTGCCTGCGGCAAACGAAGCACCTGCGGAAGTACCTATGGAAGTGCCTGCGGCAAACGAAGCACCTGCTGAAGTACCTGTAAGCGCAGCACCTCTAAGCGCAGCACCTCTAAGCGCAGCACCTCTAAGCGCAGCACCTCTAAGCGCAGCACCTCTAAGCGCAGCACCTCTAAGCGCAGCACCTCTAAGCGCAGCACCTCTAAGCGCGGCACCTCAAAAAAAAAGAGGGCCGCCTAAAATTGCTCCTAAAAAAGGTGCTCCACCACCCTCTCTCCCTATAAATAGTGCGTTTGCTAACTTACCCGATTCTGAGCTTCTTGAAGCATGGGAAGCCATTACCGATTTCAAACAGCGAGACGATTTGATGAAAGTCCTTCAACGCAAAAATTTGTTCCCTTCTGCATCGATGGAAACATGGGAACTTCAAACTGGCGCCTATCCCGATATCATCGATCCTTCTTTTTTACAAAAACTTCTGAGTAAACGAGAATTTGCTGAATCTCTACAATATACATGGGAGCCTACCACGGATCCATGTGAAGATCAAGGCACATTTGAAGTCACACCTGTTCAGCGGTTTGTTACGAATTTCATGTCCCCTAAGACCCCATACATGTCTGCTCTTCTCTTTCATGGCGTCGGTGTCGGTAAAACATGCGCTGGTGTCCAAATCATCGAAGCATGGCTTGAATTCTATCCTCGCAATGAAGCCTATCTTGTTGCTCCTCCCACCATTCAACAAGGATTTTATAGAACGATTTTTGATATTAACAAAGTGACTATTGGAGAAGGAAATGAACCAAATTCAGCATCACAGTGTACAGGTACTACTTATATGAAACTTACCAATACATTGTACGAGCGAGATAAATCTAAAATCGAAAAAGCGGTAGCCAAAGCCATCAAACGCCGATACAAGATTTTTGGATATATTTCCTTTGCCAACTATATTCGTGATTTGTTAAAACGGATCCCTGCTCATCTATCGGATGAGGAAGCAGAGATGTTTAAGAAACAAATCATTCGACAACATTTCAGCGGAAAATTACTCCTCGTCGATGAAGCACATAATCTTCGCGACGTCTCCAAATCATCAGAAGATGAGAAAGAAGACATGAAAGATGATGAAAGTGATTCTGCTGGTGGAAAACTATTGACACCCTATTTAATGGATGTTCTGCGTTATTCCGAGGGAATGAAGTTTTGCGCCCTTACTGCGACACCCATGTACAATTCCTACCTTGAGATTATTTTCATTTTGAACCTCCTTCTACGAAATGACAAGAAAGCTGAAATCGTTTCCACTCATGTATTTGATTCCGCTGGAAATATTACCGAGCGCGGGAAAGAAATATTATCTTATACCGCCCAACGGTATGTCAGTTTTATGCGTGGTGAAAATCCAATCTCCTTTCCTGTTCGTCTCTTTCCTCAATCCATTCCTGCGTTCGGAGCTTACCCTACACTAAACCCACGCGGTGTTGCTCTTTCAGATGATGAACGTGCATACTATACGCGTCTACCCATTGCCCCCATTGTACTTCAAGGAGACACTCTTCGCGCATCTCTTCTGTTTACCAATTCACTTGTACAAGGAGGGACAGGCCTCAATACCGTCATGCTTGAGAAATTGGTTCATGCGGGTAATATTATCGTCCCTGCTACAGCGGTCACACAAGGTGATACCTATGAAGCATATACCATGCGTACCGATAGAGGTTCCATCAGTACAGTATTTGATCGTGAATCATCTGGCGGTCATACTCGTTATCGTGCCAAAGCGGCGACAGGTGCCAAATGGCTCGTCAGTGGAGCCTTAGAACAGTATAGTCCTAAATTTCAGTTCTTCCTAGAGCGTGCTCGCCATGCAGAAGGATGTGTCTTTGCGTATACTCGTTTTATTGGAGGCGGTGCGCTTCCTATGGCACTCGTATTAGAAGCGAACGGATACCTCCCCTATCATGGAAAACCACTCTTGGCAGATGGAATCCAGTCTCTTGGTGGAAAACAATGCGCACTGTGTCCTCGAAAAGAGAAAGAACACGCTGATGCGGGTCATGCCTTTAGCCCTGCTTATTATGGCATTCTTACTGGTGACATTGATATTTCGCCTAATAATGAGCAGACGATTACGATACAACGTGGAATCGAAAATAAAGATGGTAAAAAGATCAAGGTCTTGATCGGTTCTCAGATCGCATCAGAAGGTGTGGATCTTCGATTTGTCCGTGAAACCCATATCATCGATTCGTGGTTTCATTTGAATAAAACAGAACAGATCATTGGACGTGCGATCCGTTTCTTGTCTCATTGTGCTCTTCCCAAAGAAAAACGCAACAACACGATTTACCTCTATACTGCGGTATTTCCAGATGATCAACGAGAAACAGCAGATCTGTATAGTTATCGGATCGGATTTAAAAAAGCAGTTCAGATCGGTCGTGTCACTCGGATCATGAAACAGTCCTCGCTTGATTGTAATTTAAATCAGGAGGCAATTGTGATCCATGATCAGGATCCGATCGAACAGATCGATTCACAGAGAGTTCGTCGTGATCAAGTTAATATTAATGATATGCCCTTTACCGCTGTGTGCGATTGGATTGAAACATGCGATTATACTTGTCAACCGAAGATCGATATACCATCACTTACCATGGATGATTCTACCTATGACGAATTTTCTGCTCAATGGCGCATTCAGCAGATCAAACAACTGATCCGTGAACGATTTGAAGAGCAGCCCTTTTATCAGTCCGAAGATCTGTGGAGTATCTTTGGAGCAATGAATATTCCTCGATTGATCGCAACTGATCTCTTACGTGAGATTGTGAATAATAAAACGTTCCAGATCCGTCATGGAAATATAGCTGGATACATTCGATATTGTAATGGATACTATCTGTTTCAACCGAATGTCTATATGGATCTTACTATCCCCCTTGCGATTCGTACAGCACGATTCCCTGTCAAACGGGATCAGTATGCCCCTGTGATGTATGAAGTTCCAGAATCAGAAGAACAACAAGAAGAACGTGAGACTCATTTGGAATCGGCAGAATCATTTTGGAATGCAGTCACTGAATGGATTGTTGAACTCGCTACAAACTCGCAATATCGTTCTCCTCCCGTTGAAATTGAACGTCATGTTAAATCTGCTTCTGATAATCCATCTGAGACATATCTACAAATCATAGAAATGATTCATTTGTTTCATTCCTCCTTTCATATCTCTCGTCCTAAAAACCCAGAATCGTTTCGAAAGGCCCTTCTGTTTTATTTTTGGGATGAATGGATGACCATTGACGAACAGACCTTTCTGGTTCGTTCCACTGGATTGAATTTACACGAATTGATTCGAGAAAATCAATATCCATTTGGCAAACTGGTTGTCAATCGCTTTCTTCATCCAAAAACGGGAGCGGTCTATTTTACATGCGAAGAGGGGAAAGAATGTGTGAAATCGGTGGTGGATCAAATTCAACGCTCTACCACGGACCCCCTTCGACAACTTCAAATTAATAAAAAAACGTCAGGAGCTCTATATGGATACAATGTCCCGAAAGATGGACATATAGTGTTCAAGACTAATAAATCACCAGAAGTAAATGGAAAGATTGGTCGTGGAAGTGAATGTATGATTGTAAGTAATGTAAAAGAACATCTTAGCAATTTAATGTTGATTGGTGAAATTTTACAAGCTCGTATAGGTACTAATTTTAATCTCACTCGTGAGTTACTAGTTACAGAACGTTCCATTAAAGGTTCCATTCGTATTTGTACCCTGATGAATATATTATTACGGTTCATGGATGCCGAACGAATGGATGATAAACGGTGGTTTTTTCGTTCGGTAGAAGCATACTACACGGGTCACAAAGGTTCCACCAAAGATCAATAAAATTGAACACCGGCGCTTAAGAAAAGGTTCCTAGCCAACAGAAGAATGGAGTCCACCGCATTCTTTGAGAAGAAGATCAGTCTTACTCCAAGCGATTTTAATGAAGTGAAGACAACCCCTATTGAGGAGATTCTGCTTCGTAAAGCACGTGAAAGCGTTGAAAGCAAATGCTCCGAGCAGGGGTTTGTCCTTCCCGGTTCACTTCAACTCCTTTCTCGCTCAATGGGATATTTTGAATCCGCTCGTTTTACAGGCGAAGCCATTTACTATGTAAAACTGGAGGGAAAGGTCGTCTATCCAGTGGAAGGTGTACAGGTCCTTGGGAAGGTCATTCGCAAAAACAAGATGGGCCTCTATATCAATTACAACGATGCCATTCGTATTCAAGTTCCACGCGATCTTCATTTGAACGAGCCTGAATTTGAAGAGGTTCAAATTGGAGACAATGTGTACGTCGAACTGAAACGCTCCAAGTTTGCCATTCATGATACCTATATTCTGGCAAGTGGTCTGTTTCTTCGAAAAGATGGCGCCTCTCGAAAGATGGAATCGGAATCAGAAGAGGAATCAGAAGAGGAAGAGGAGCCGACTCTTGCCATCCCCGAAGAAGAAGCACCGGCAGAAGTGGAATCGGACAGAGAACTAGAAGACGATGAAGAAGACGAAGACTAGACGAACTAATGCGCTTAGCTATAATTCTGGAACATCTATACGGAATTAGAAATGTCCTACGAAGAACGTAAAAAAATATTTGATACTATTCCAGCGCTCGTCCAAACCGAACAAGAGGAAATCTTTCGAATCATTCGTAAACTAAAAGTAACATATAGCGAAAATTCAAATGGTATCTTTTTTGATCTATCTTGTATTCCAGATGATGCTTTTCAGCACATTAAAGAATACATCCAATTTTGTCTAACAACCCGAAACGAACATGAAAATCGCTTGAAAGAGCTCGAAACCATCCGCATTCAAAATGAACAATATCAGGAATCGTAAAATTGAACCTAAAGTGAATCCATCATAAATTACCAGAAATGACAACTCCCGCCAAGAAATATCAAAACGTTAGCTACAGAGAGCTTCTTTCGTTCTCTGAACATAATCCCAATCGACACCGAGTGTTGGAGTCGATTGAGGTTCCAACATCTCTTTCTGATTCATCACTTGATAGTCTGTATTTGAAAGGATATACATCACTCCATTTGAATCCAGCTGGAATTTTGAGCGTCATTTCATGTATTTCAGATCCTGCTCTCTATTCCCTTTCTCCTGAACATACACGAATTGAACAATTGATCGAACTTAGTACCTCTCTTCAGCAGCAAACGGACGGTCTTAAAAATACATCATTGATGCGTAAACGAAAGAAGCTTCATGATCTAATTGCAGCAGTATACAATGGAAGCCGAATCGAAGAGAAAGATTACCTTGATTTGTACCATGGTCTATCCATTATGTGCCAAACACAGTTTGTTCTATTGAAAGAAATGGTTCAGGATCAAATTCAAGATGGAGTCCAATGTAGTAGCGCTCTAAAGGGGGAGATTCTGTTTTCCTCTAATCCCACGACATGGAAGCGCGACTATCCTATCTGGATTGCTGATTATCGCGGTCGTTGGGTCGCACTTCCATCCGAAATGAATGCCCAGCCACTTACGAATATGCTACCAGAATGGCTGACTACGATGGAACAACATGGGTGGATCATCCAATGGCCCGAAGTAGATGCTCCCAAGACAGAACTTGTTGAAAAACTCAGCGCCCTTCCTACATGGAAAGAGACGGACCGCAAACTCACCAAAGATATTCTCTCGGCTCGGCTCGGTAAGGCACAATCTCTTCAGCTGTTTTCTACATTCAACCTAAACGCATCTGGTCATTAAACTAATAATGAGTCATTTACTAGGAGGACCATCAGTTGGCATTCATTTGCTCGTGAATGTATATCATGTCCCCCATAAAGAAAAACTAGAATATCTAACACATGGTCGCCCCCTTTTGGATGAAATCATACGGGACCTCCAACTTCACGTTGTTGCACAAGCGGGTCATCAGTTTCCTCCCGTTGGATATACCTATGCATATGTTCTATCTGAAAGTCATTTTACCATTCATACGTATCCCGAACATCAATCATGTTACATTGATATTTTTTGCTGTAATCCTGAATTTTCTCCTACTCGTGCCGTCCAGTTGATTCAGCGCTTATTTGAAACCCAAACCGTGCGCTATCAAGTTATCCAACGATGATACTGCGTGATACGACGTAATGATAGATAGAGTATAAAATTGACCTATTTTATACTCTCTCATAAGGCATCTAAGGTACTTTTGTCCATACTAATTAGAATGGACTTGACTTCCGACCAACATAGACGTATTACCACGTTTATCCAAGATTGGTCCAGGGACAAAACCATGGAATTGGAAACCACATTTGGAGGAAAGAAGGGCGTGGTAGATTCCAGTACATTTCTCCAGATCGCGCAACGTCTTCGTGCAAAGGGATTTGAAATGATGCCACAGGATGACCGATTGAGCATCCTTACTCCGAATGATCTTCGTATCTCCCTCCAAGGCCTAGGTGTCGTCCAGCTCTACTGTAAAGATGATTCTCTTCAAAACAAAACATTCACGGTCATGGCGAAAAGTCGCACCTCACCTGATAGTAACATTGACGTACATGACTATGGCGTTCGCTTCAAGATGCGACGTGAGTCTGATATGAGTCACGATGATCCACTTGTTACACCCATTCTTTCCAATTGGACAAATCAAAAGAAAGCCTTCCGACTCATTCGACGTTGGAGCTTTCGTGGAAAAGGAATTCGATTTGACCTCTCCATGGTTCGTCAATCACCTACCTTACCTACGGGAGCATTCCAATGGGCGACTCGCTTTCTACAACAAAATATTCTCGCCGAACCACCTCGGTATGAAGTAGAAGTCGAATTATTACATGATGAAGATGATACAAAGACCCCAGAACTTGCTTACTCTTCTTTGATTCGTGGCGTTGGTGAAGTGCTACGTGCTATCCAAAAAAATTCGCTCTTGATTCGAGCATCCGTTGCCGATAAGGTGCGAGCAGAATACGCAAAAATGGTCGGTACCTCGCGGTTTCGTGGCGTAGGCCCCGTCACACTCGAAGTAAAAAATATAAAAAAAGAAGCTGACGATGGTGTACCCAATGTTAGAACAGGTTACAATGTTACTGATAAAGCAGATGGTCTTCGTGCCCTTGGGTATGTCAATCCAGAGGGAGAGCTCTTCTTACTTGATCAAAGCATGAACGTATATCGAACGGGTCTACGTAATCCAGCATGTGCTAATAGTTTGGTCGATGGCGAATGGGTCACACTTACAAATGACGAAAAACCGATCAATCATTATCTTCTCTTTGATATTTATCATTCACATAATGGGCATTCCGCATGGGACCTTCCCTTTGCTACCTTTAATAAGGAACAATCACTGGATATGGAAACCCCCAGCCGATACAATAAACTGAAAGAATGGTACCAAAAATGGGTGACTGGTATTGAATATACAATCAAATCGGTACAGGCTGGAAATCGTCTTCTTGTTGCTCTGAAACGATTCGAGTTTGCTACTCCTGATTCTGATCTTATCTTTCGACGCGGCTGTTCTGCCATTCTGGATGCGTCACGTATCTATCATACCGATGGTCTCATTCTAACTAGTAATTCACAACCCCTCCCTGGAGGCGCAGGTGGCCGATTTATCCACCAGTTTAAATGGAAACCAGCAAAAGATAATACAGTTGATTTCCTTATTAAGTATGAACGTCACTCTGAATTAGCCACTGATAAAATTACAACGACAATGGGACCGACCAATGATGTTATTCAGTACAAAACGATGCACCTCTATGTCGGTGGAAAGGCCGGTTCTAATCCTCGCGACACGATTCTTAATCAGTTAGAAATGAATAGAGATGGTTCTGGAACATACCAAGCCGTCTTATTCACTCCACTTGAATTTTCAGATACGATGGCAAATACATGCTATATTCCTGTTACACAAGATGCTCAGACATTGGAATTCTATTGTAGCACAGAGGACTCCGAAGAGCCGATTTCAGATAATAGTGTAGTAGAAATGCGATATGATTCTACTCGTGAGCCAGGTTGGCGCTGGGTTCCGTCTCGTATTCGTCATGATAAGACAGAGCGTCTTCTGCGTGCTATCGAAGCGGCGAAAGCAACTGGAAAGAGCATTGTCTATTCAGGTGTCATGAATGATGAAGCGGTAGCCAACTCAGTATGGAGTTCGATTCATGAACCGATTACACTTTCCATGATTCGTAGCGGAAATGAACAGCCAAATGAGGAGGAAATGCTCTCCATTCTGAATATGCGTGGATCAGAGACCACAAAAACCTACTATCAACGAAACGCCCCTAAGGAAAATCTAGCACTTGTTAGCGGTCTACAGGAATTTCATAACAAATATATTAAGGACACGCTTCTACTAAAGACGGCATTGCGTACAGGAAAGAATATTATCGATGTGGCATGTGGTAAGGGAGGTGACATGTGGAAATGGATTAACAATGGCGCACGATATGTGATTGGCATCGACTATGCTGGCGAGAACATTACCAATCCAAAAGATGGCGCATATCGTCGTTATTTGGAGGCCAAACAGAAAGTCCGTCAGGTTCCCAATATCGCATTTGTCATTGGAAACAGTGCGAGACGAATCGTGAATGGAGAAGCGGGTGCGAGCCGGCAAGAAAGTGACATTCTTCGCAGTGTCTTTGGTAAAGAAAATCCTCAAGGCTCTCTTCCATCTTATATTGAACGAGTCATGGCAGGCAGCTTTCTAGGTGGCGCTGATGTTGCAGCATGTATGTTTGCTCTTCACTACTTCTTTGAATCACCTGCTACACTTGATGGTTTCCTTACCAATCTTACAGAAACAGTGAAGCCAAATGGTCTCTTTATCGGTTGCTGCTTCGATGGAGACAACGTATTTAAATTGCTGCGTGGACGGGATATTCACGAATCAATTGTACGCACTGAAAACGATGTAACGATCTGGTCGATTACCAAAGAATACGAACAAAATGAGCTTCTTGCCGATGAGAGTTCCATTGGAATGGCGATTGATGTCGAGTTCATTAGTATTGGTTCAAAATACCGCGAATATTTGGTCTCCTTTCCATATTTGACAGAGCGTCTTGCTAAGATTGGCTTCCGATTATTGAACGAGAAAGAACTTGCTGAATTAAATCTAAAACAAAGCACGAGTACATTTGATGTAAGCCATGCCATGGCTGCGGCACAACGTATGAATTATCGAATGCTGGATTCAGTGAAGGAGTTTTCCTTCCTCAATCGATGGTTCATCTTTAAACGTCAAGGAGCAGTAGAAGCGGTAATCCCTCCTATCGAGTTATTGGAACAACAAGTAGAAGAAGCGCTAGAAGAGGCACCTGTAGAGGAGTTAGATGACGAAAAAGTGGAAGCTGATGTAAAAGCGGAGGCAAAAGCGGAGGCACCCTCTGGATTTCGCCTTCCTCCTCGCGACAAGATGTGGGAAGCACAGCAAGTCTTTGCCTTTGGAATGGATGCCGTTCGTAAAGACATTCTTCGAGTGGTCGATCCAAAAGGAAAACCAGATGCCAATATCGGTCGATGGATGTCTCTCTCTGCTCCCTTTCCTATTCCTGATCCCATGCCCAATCTGGACGATCCCTCTGCTGCTCCCTTGCCCGACGGCGCAATTCTATATCCAAGTGTTGAGCATTACATTGCTGGTATGAAACTCAAACATGCTCTTATAGTGCCACGCCGTCCTGGTGAACCCGATCTAGGACAACTCATCATGAGTATGGATGGCGATATCCATCAAAAAGCAGAAAAGAAACGCCGTGAAGCAATGCAAGCGAAGCGATTCCTACCCGAATCAGATGACGACTATAAATTGCTTGTTAAGGAGGCCCAGGAGGTACGTAAGTTCTTTACCACTCGTAAACAGTTGAACCTGTATAAGGCAGACATTTCAGATGATAAGTGGCTCCCTATCCGAGATAAATATCTACATGACGCACTCCGCTATCGATTCAAGTTCGATGCACGATTTCATGCTGCCGTGACGGCTGCTAAAAATGATAAAAAATACCTTCTTCATACAAAGACTTCGACGAACAGCAACATCAATGAGGCCAGTGAAGCAGTTGAGGGATCTGCCTCCGAACTGTATGGCAAACGTGATGTAAGTCGTAAAATCATTCTTGGGAAAAACAAAGTTGGGTTAATGCTCATGGAAATTGCGGGATTTCAATTCTAAGAATCATATAGAATGGGTATCAATCGTAGTAAACCTCAAGTGGATTACTACACTGATTCCTATCATATTACTGATACATTTTCAAATCATCTTGAATGGAAAGACACCGTGAAGATGTTGAATCATAGACATTACTCTTCTTTTTTATATGAACGGGTAAACGTACCCGAACGGTTTGGTAGTCAACCTTATGTTATCTACGTGATATATGACAAAGAAACTAAAGATAGTATTCAAAAAGAAGCGTACGATCAGCCCCACGTCACGATATGTAATTGTATTTTTGTATTATGCGCACGTACCAATTTTAATCTTCATACTGAATTTTCCATTCCTCAGTATGAACAACCCTCTTCCCTTTTTTCTCGTTTATGGAATTCTCCTAAACCAGATCAATTATTATGGTCTACTCGTCAAACCTATATAGCACTTGGATTCATCATTGCCGCATGCGCGGAAGAATCGATTCCATGTGTGTCGGTTGATACATTTCATAGTGAATCCATCGCTTCTCTACTCGATCTTCCCCCTCATTTAGTCCCTACCGCACTTCTAACCATTGGCGCGCCTGATTGAATCCATATCATAAAAATTGATGTTTTGTATTTCCAATACAATATATCAGTTCCAATATGCCACAACACGCCTGGCAACGTTTAACGCAAATCAATCGTCATCCACGAGACAAACACATCTCATTTGATGAACCCACTCATAAATATTATGTAAACGGTTCATGTAAGGGAAATATCTCCTGTACTGGATTCGTCCATGAATTCTTCGGTCACTTTGATGCTAAAAAAATTATCACTAAAATGCGAAAGGGGGCGAACTGGGCTAATAGTAAATACTATGGGAAAACGGATGAAGAAATTATGAAGGAGTGGTCGGATAACGGAAAAGAGGCATCTTCCGCAGGAACAGCCATGCACTTTGCGATTGAGCAATTTATGCATGGGGCACTCGATGAAATTGATCCCGCTGTGATGAATACGCCTGAATGGAGATATTTCATGAAATTCTGGAAAGAATGCGGCGATGATTTGGAGCCCTATCGCAGTGAATGGGAAGTCTTCACCGATGCTCTTGACTCCCCTGCTTCGGAACGCAAAATCAAACTATGTGGTTCCATTGATATGGTCTATCGCCGCAAATCAGATGGAAAATTTGTCATTTATGACTGGAAACGCTCGAAAGAAATCAAATCGGATAATCCATTCGGTTCGGGTCTGGCTCCATTGGATCACTTACCCGATACGAATTATTGGCATTATACCTTACAACTCAATGTTTATAAATGGATTCTGGAACAATATTATGGTCTCGAAGTGGCCGATTTGTACTTGGTCATTCTTCATCCTGATCAACCCTCTTATCGTCGCATGCGTCTCAATATCTTGACCGATGAGGTGGAGGACATGATTGAATGCCGTCGACGAGCGGTGGAAGAGGGCTGTAAACAATCCGTTATACTTCCTGTTCCAGAAGCCGAAGAAGAATATACGAAACCACTTGCTGGCTTTTCCTTTCAGTTTTAGACTATCTAGAGTGCAGAAGCAGCAACAGATGACTTTGGAGCGACACGCGGTCCTCTTTTTTGTACCGCTTGTACGACTAATGGTACAGGGAGGACATCTGGATTTCTGCCAATCTCAATGGGTTGAACTGCCGCAGGACTAGCCTGTTTTAGTCGCATTTGAACCAATCCTGCCGATTTCCATCGTTCATTGACAGCAGGTGGTAGTTTTGACAGATGAACGGTTGCAACACCATCTTCCTCTACCAATATACCGATTTGTCCTGGTAAAAAGACAAGAATCGTCACAGCATGAAAGACACCAATCGCCGGTCGTGCGAACATGATCTCTTTTTCATTCTCGGGTACGTTGCCTGTTAGATTCATCATACCGATTGGCTTGGATGTATATCGTACATACTGAATGAGAGCATTCTTATTCAAGCGTGTCGCATTATCTTCCAGACCCAATTGACCTAACGTAACACCTAAGATGGCGGTAAATGGGAGAAGAGTCTGATCCGCATTTGGAGGGATACGCAACCGCAACGATGTTTCTCCTAGAATGGCCTGAAGAGCGGCGGGCATCTCCCCTTCTGGGATTTTTTGATCATTTTCAGATGCTTCTCGTGATTGTTCTTCGTAATATTGCGGCTCTTCTGGTACAACTTTGGTCCATTCAAGACGCAGCAAATTGGTCCATGTCGGCGAGGATTCTGGAATGATATATTGATCGCCGTCACGAATCGGTTCAACAATCGTCACGATAGATGATATTTCACCCTTCTTCATCAGCTGTTTTCTTCGAACTGGAAATCGTACAAGCTCATCGATGATACGCTTCGTATACAATTCAGGTGTACTCACTGCTCGCTGGCCTGGTGTATCGCTTAGTTCGGTTGTTTCTTTCACATGTAACAAACACTTTCCTTCATCTTCCTTCCAGTAGCACGAACCAGTACACGAATCAGGGCTTTCAATCAATCGACAATCTTTACGTAAAAATGTCGTCGAACCTTTATCCCAATTCTCTTTATCTGGGTAAAACCATGATAGAAGAGTGGAGGACAAAAAGATATACAGACGTTTTCTTCGTTCAAATTCAGGAAGATCGCTATTAAAAATAATCTCTTCAATCCCCTTTCGAACAGTAGGTCCTGCTTTTTCACCAGTGATCCAATTAGATACCATCAATCTAAATTGACGATATGATTCTTCCCATTCTTTATAGGACGATGTACGAGCAACCTCTGGATCCGATCCACATCGCTCTTCTGATGATTGAGGCTCTATGAACGACTTCCAATTCTGTTCGTTTTGTTTTGATCTCATTCCCGCTAATTCTCGATCCACTTCCCATTCAAAATGTTTAACCGACACCGATCCGATCTGAGAGGCTCGCATGATTGTCTCCAATGCATTCTCATCGCGAGGTCCAGACACTGGTACATAGAGACCATTCTCCAACTGAATGGCAACAATATCAGACCCTCGGCGTGCCACATATTTCACACGATATCCAGGATAGAGCGAAAAGAGAGGTTCTAATTCACGTTGATAATAGCCAATAACATCCTCTACTGGCGCTGCCTTAAACTCATCCCAGTCCAAATAGATATTTTTAATGGAGAACGTGTGTGAAATGGATACAACGCCGTCATCTACCACTGGTAATGCGACTAACATGCTGGAGCCTGCTTTGACACGAAAGGTAACACCCACCAAATGATTATAACTATCTTTGATGACTCCGTCTGGGCGATATAATGTTGACTCGATCGCTTTTGATAATGGAATCATTGCCATGGAATGAACACCCTGCTGAGACGTATATAGTGTACGATATCGACTTTCGCATTGTGTCATATATTCATCAACACGTTTTTTTACCATCTCAGGCCAATATCGACGGGACGCATAGTCCCATTTTACAATCGACTCGTGAACTTCTGCCTCTCCACCTTTTGCTGGTTTGTTGCTAGTATAGACAAATAATTCGTAACGCGTATATGGAGTGTCAGATGTAATAGATGATTTTACACTTCTTGAAACGAATGCAATATCATTTTTACGATGTCGATCCATTGATACACCAAATGTAGGACATTTCATAGTAACAGGGTCGGCTCCGTGCTCATCCATAATCAATAGCTGAATACCACGCGTTGTAAACAGTCCTGGTTCCGCAAGCAGAGGTTGAATATGACGTAAATCTTTACGTCGCAATGGATCTTTGATAAACGAAATAAACTGGTGATACGCGTTATAAATACGAAGTAGGGCGTATCGATTGTTAGGTGTGACTGACATTCCCAATTTACTTTGAGCCCACGTCATAAGTTCCATTTGAGTGGTTGGCATCGTGCGACCATCCGTTGGATCATAAAATTCCAGTACTAGATTTCCAAAATGAGCATTCAGAAAAATTCGTGGAATCATAACTTCAATGATTCGCTCTTTCACATCGGCAATAGTATTGCGATTGATTAAAGGAGCAATCACGCCCAGCAGGGATTCATAATGTGTATTATCTGTGCCAACGCGTAAAAATCCCTGTGCATTAGGGCGCACTTTTAATAACATGGGCGAACGTTTTACAATCTGCTCTCCTGAATGTTGGCTAAAAAATACATCAAAAGAGGGTGGTGCCGTCGCAAAAATACCAGGCTCGGGTTGTTTATTGGACTCTAGAATATATCGTTTGTGAATGGTTTGAAGTAGAACTGAATATTCAATCGCACGATCTGTTCGATATACTAAATCTTCATATTCCTCCTGTGGGGCTTCCACTACTTGATCGAGACGCTCCTCTTGTAAATGGGAACGTAAATGCGCAAATTTCTCATCTGATACACGTAATGTCGACTGTGTCGTAAAACAGCATGGTAACGCAAACTTTTCAGGATGGCTTGATTTTGCCAAGAAATCAATATATTTATGATATTTGTTTGATTTTGGCTTGTTTTCACGGCGTACCACAGTGTGTCCAAGCACAGCTTTTTTATCATTCACAATCAGCTTTCCACGGCAAAATGGGCAGCTGTTTGGCGATTTGCGCTTTCCGTCTCGAGCAGTTGTTCCTTCAAATTCAACAGGACGAATCATAATCTCATCCACTAAACAAAAATAAAGAGGGCAAAAGTAATATCGAATCGAGTCGGTGGATGAACCAAAACGCATCACAGTGATCGTTTCTTCTGTTCTACTGGCCGATTCTTGAGAATCACTTGATCCCGTTAGCGGATATTCAATCCACACAATCGGGTCCTCTTCATAGATCTCTCGCATTCGATCATATTGATCTTTTGTCAAGACCGCGGGCTGCCGATCTTCATTTCCAGCGCATTTGCGACTATATCCATCTTTATTATCGATTGGTTTGAATTCAAACAAGCGTTTATCGATCGATTGTAACTTTCTAATAAACCAACTTGTCGGATCAACTAATTTCTGCTCGTCTTCTTGTTCTTTTGTTAATGCGACTGGTGGTGCGATACGAGGACCCTTCTTAGAAACGGCGGCTTTTGCCGGCTCTATGCTGGCTTCTTCTACAAACGGGTCGTTATATACAGAAGATGCGGTCTCTTCTCTCATTCCATGTAGAATGGATGAACTAGAAGCACTCGCTGAAGCACTCGCTGAAGCACTCGTTGCAAATACATCATCATACATGGAACCATCATTATCATTATCATTATCATCAATTTCATTTTCATCATCTTCATCATTATATTTCTTATCATCGACTACTTGATTTACTGCTGTCTGCTTTCCATGATGAACATGTTCACGTTCCATACTTTCCTGTTCTAATTCCTCTTCGATCACAGACATTTCTTGGTCCACACGGCTGTTTCGATAATAATCATCATCCTCCATAAATAACAGAGACAGAAGTGTGTAAATACGTAAATATGTTGCTGGACTATCAATTCGATGGATATGAATATGATATGCGGGATGTTGAGCATGAATGTGAATGTCAATTCCAGGATTAAAACTTTCAATAAACTCACCCTCTTCTGGCATCTGGAGAGTAAATGTAGTACGATTTTGTGACCATTCTGAAAATTTTTCTTTTGCTTCTTCAAATGTAAATTCGAACTCGTCTTGAAGCATCTCAATTAATTGTCTAGGGTCCACCTGCTCTCCTTCTAACTCTTTTCTAGTCGCATACTGAGTCATTAACGTGAATATCTTATCTTCTGATGCATACTGACTGACCGCTTTATAGCGTAATGAAAAAAGGGGATGCTCATTCGGCAGGGATTCAATTTCGTAGAAAAACGACTGAAAATAGGGTAGACGTTGTAGTAAACGTGCCCTTGTAAATCGCTTTGATTTCATACTTGTTGTAAGAGAAAACGTCACTGCAATCTCTCGAAGTTGGAACTCGCTTGCAGGCTGAGGTAATCCGTCAAATATATCATCTACAATGTCGCGAAAATTTCGAAAATCCAAATTTGGATCGAGATTTCTTATGTTCTTGGGAGGCTGTAACATCAAATTCATAGTCCCATCATTCAATACCTGAATGGTACCATAAATAGGCTGAGTAATACCAATGGATGGACGGTGAACATACTTAATCGTACATACATCTGTTCCAATTATAGAGGTTGTCTCTTTGCCCCATAGTTCCAATACACGAGGATCGTCCAATGTAGGGATAGGAAGAATCCCCTTTACATGAAGTTTAGTAATAGCCGAGCCCTCTGATGGAACAAGTCGCATATAGGGGCGTTTCTCCGTCACTGGAATTTGATAAAACATGGACGCACACCCCTCAAATCCGTCCACCGGTTTCTTCCAGATGAGTCGTAATTGTCTCACACCTGTTACTTGAATAGAAGGGACCTGCTCATTGTCTTCCAAGAATTGATTGAGTCGATCCAGGGTATTTTCACGCTTGGAAAGAAAATACTGAATCTTTTTTGTAAATTCGACATCTGCGTCTGTAGCCTGATAAGGGCCTCCCACCTTAACATCAGGAAAATATGCAGCAAAACGACGATTCCAGTCTTCTTGTGGAAGGGGCGTGACTCCTTTGTATTCTCGCAATAATGTTCGAAGAGGGAATACATGAAGTACTGGAGGCTGACCCTCATATGGATGAAGAAGTACATCCTCTACTGTGCTACGTCCACGCAACTCATAATTGGGACTCGCAAAGCTTCCATCGCTTGTTACAAATCGTTCATCCCCTTCTAACATTGCCTTTAACGGGTGCGCCAATATATGAGTGTGACTTGGATCATGAGATTCATTCGAAAACCATAAATAGTCGATCGGAAGATAGGTTGTGTCTGTTGTAGGTGCTCCATCATTCATAGGAATTCCCACAAAGGTAAACCGTGGGACAAATGAACGATCGTCTGAAAATTTAGCACATATCATTCGTTTAATTGTATCGATGGTATCAAATGGATACATACGATCCAATATAATGGTATCATACTGATCTCTCCCTTTCCATATCATACATTGAACCGGAGGAAGACCCTCACGGAAACTGGAGAGCAGTTGGGGAGAAAAGAGTTGATCTATCTCGGATGCCATCCCTATGGCATTTTCACATAAAAAAGCAGGGTACAGATTTCACGAGTTAATCCTTTTTCTTATACATAGCCCCTACTTGGAAATTTGTTCCGTCCTTTTTCGGATCATAGCGAGGCGCGTCGGTGATGTATACTCCACAATAGCTCACGGGGTGAGCAGAAAAATCGGTATAACGATATAATCCTAACGCTTCTGCTTCTTTCAATAACCAGCCAAAATTGTTCCAAAATTCCGAATCATGACCAATCGATTCGGTACATATATGCGCAAATTCATGAAGTGCTACAAACATCATCACATTCTCGTCTACTAAGCTTTCATCAGGTCCGTCACGTTGACGTAGGCACATGTGAATGGATTCGCCCTTATTAACCGTAGAGGAGGTATGCTCTGAATCAGGTGTCGCTTCCATAAATCGTTCTGGATCTGCCCGAAAATTACGAACCATTTGTTTGACTTGTGGCTTGTCTGGATACTTTTTCTCCAACGCTTCACACAACTTCACCAACTTTGTACGAAGGTTTGCCATCATGTTCGCAGCCTGTTGTTTATCAGGCATATCACGTACTTTATAGGTTTTACCATCAATCGTTGATGTAACATAGGTGGTTGGAAAATTGCCTCCACCAATAATGGATTTGAATAAGCTCGATGCCGTATCTAAGATCGACATGTATTTCTACTCATTTGATTTGAAATAAGAATGTACATTCATTCTCTTTTCAATAGGAAAACATAGGCTGTTTCTTCAGCTCTGGATTAGTATTCTCAGGATTACCGTTCTTATTCGCTGGATTGACTGGTGGACTGGCTGAATTCTGCCGATACTGTGGCTCGCCAGGTAGAGCATTGACGCCAGCTGGTGCGGATCCATGTGCATTCTCCATCGATGTCATCGATGCCAAGTTCCATCCATCCTGACCGCTAAATCCTTCGAATAATCCATAACCATACGGACGATATAGGATCACGTAGATAATGATTCCAAACAGGACAAGTAAAATGACATGTTTGGTACTTATTTCTCGAAGAGATCCAAATAGATTCTTCATGTTATCTCTGTGAGTACGTTACATAAAAGAGTGTTTACGCACCAATCTCCAGTGGGCGATGGCTGACATCCGGAGAGATCGTAGACTGATTAAAGATGCTTACCGCAACCTGGGGGTTTGGTGGCTCAGAACGCACCTGAAGGTTGGCGTTGCGCATGCTCTGTCCAACGGTATTGACACCGATCAGGGCACCAGCGCTCAGGAAGTTCTTGCCCTTCAGAGAACCAGGTCCCATCGGGTTCTGCTCCGCCCAGACACTGTTCATGTCCTTCGGGAGGAGCTCGGACGGGGTGAGCTGATCGCGTGGGTAGCATCCAGCCGGCTGCTCGGCAGAGCCAAACTGGGCCGGGCCCTGATACGCGCTCAGATCCGCAAATCCTTCACCATTCTTCTTATCCTGAAACTTCTCAGCTTTATTCATATCAGCAAAGCCATCTTTCTTCTCCTCTTTCTTCGGTTCTGGCTTCTTCTCCTCTTTCTTCGGTTCTGGCTTCTTCTCCTCCTTCTTCGCGGCATCAGCGAAACCCTCACTAATGCCTAATGATGATGCGAACGATGAAAAGAAATAGGGATTGTATTGGTGAACCAGGAAAAGGGCTACGATCACAACAAGGGCGATTAAAACGGCGCGTTCCATATCTATACCTGCCATTACTTTCTATAAAAGAATGAGGGCATTATTTTATGACAAATCTGCCGAACACCTCTTTTTAAAGTTGAACCTCCTCCTCATCCTCTGAGGTCTCCTCCTCGTCCGTATCGGAGTCTGTTACCTCCGTACCGTATTTTTCATAATACTTATTCATCTGGTGTTGGGCACGATACATAGCGATCTTTGCTTTCAATCGGGCCTCTTTTACCTTATTCTTTTCGTAAAACTTTGTTGGCGTATGAAGCATCAACGAATCCTCCGTAGTATTTGGATCAACCGGTACCTCTTCTAAATTCATTTCTTGAACATCGTCCGTCGAATGGGAAACCGGAAGAGTTTCCTCTTCTTCGGGTAAATCCGGAATCTCAATCGTGACCGGTGTGATTTGATAGCACCAATCTACCAAGAATACCCCTCCATGAATCCGAATCGTCTGAGGATAGAATGACATATTTGCCGGAAATGCATTGTGTTCTGTATGAATAAGTTGGTGTTTCGTAATTTTATGAATGTGCTGAACCGTATAGGGCTTCGAAAAATGTTTGGCAGAAGCCTCCAAAAAAACAGAGACCCATTTATTCCACCATTCCGTATTATCCTGTAAGGCTTTTTCAAGTGTCAATAGACTAACAGGTTCTTCTGCGACGATTGACGGCTTTTCCTCTGTTTCACTGTGCTCCGCAACAAAGGTATAACACGGCTCTACATTTCCTGTTTTTGAATTCATTACTTTAGAATATTTGGGAGACTGGAAGGTCGGCATGTTCTCTGACCACAGCGATTAGAAGAGAGAGAAGATTTTCACCACACTAACCAAAATGCCGGTAGACCGGACAAAAGATAATGAACGATTTGTCCATATGCTAAAAGGTCGTATCGATCAATTCGCGCTATCGCTTGCCAATTCCGATACAAAAAATTATATTCAACAACTTGTCATTGAACCCTTCCTACAATTCATCTTTCAACGTTCCTTTCCTTATCTTATCATCGCTCTTTGTATCTTTTCTGTTATGTTAATTGTTGTTATTCTAACATTTGTTGTACTGTTAATGAATCAAAATAAGGCAACCATTTGCCCGTCATGCTCTCATATTTTCTAGACAGGTGAATCTACCGATTTTGGGTGAATCTAAAGATTTAAATTTTGATATGGAATAGTAACACCATGACCGACCCCGGTATTGGAAACTTGGTACGATATTGGTTACATTATAGTAATATGGCTTCTTCCTTTTTTAAACAATTTGGAGCGGCCCGAAAAGTAAAAGACGATTATGAAAAGCAAATTATCGCTATTCTTCAGCAACACGGTATGGAAAAAGCGATTATCCAAATTCAAAATGGACGTCTTCAAGTAAAAGATAGCCGTGAACCCAATCAGCTATCCCTTTCCAAAGTAGAAGAATTACTCCATGGATACTACAAACAACGGGGTGGTGTTGATGAATCCGTAAACATTATGACATTTATTAAAGCCAATCGTGGATATTCTACCCATAAAGTCCTCAAGCAATCTGGTATGCCCCCGTCGAATCAGGGTGTTCCGCAACTTACTTAATATGCTAAGTGTTTCTTACACAATTAAGTATTTATGATGACCATGTTCCTAACTTAAACGGATTCAATGGAATCTCATCCTTGTGCGCCTTATAGTCTTGTACCTTCTTATCATATGCTAGTGCGCCAGCGGTGAGATACTTATCACCCATCGCAAATCGTGTATCCGTTTCGTTCTCACTCGGCTTTGATCCATAGCAATTCACACCAAAACGTAATTCTGGATTATCAAAGTATCCACCATTTACACCGGGAACTCCACACGCCATTCGCTGATCCTCTGGACCTGCTTGTAGCTTATCATAGGTGGTCTGTTGTGTTGGATACACTGCAGATTGTCCTTTCACCCAACCATAATTACACCAATCGGCGCCATTGTTCCATGCATCCTTCACTTGGTCGTAGGTGGCAAGCTCTGCTCCAAATGCCTTACATAACGGCTCGGCATCTGTATAGGTGTATTTGTTCGTGGCAATATTAAATACTTCTTTCTTGCCTGGTAACATTTTATCAAGAGCTCCCCTATCTATGATAGGGGCTAACGGTAAGGGCGATTCGGAAGGTAATGGCGCTGGAGGGCCATCGGAAGGCCCACTAAATGCGTTTTTAGTCTTCTGCCATGCGACCGATAAACCAAACGCAATCTGATCTCGGAAAACGATGAACAGAATCAATGCCACGATCAGTACTCCAAGAGTAACCATCACAGGTACAGTAAAGAAGGGAGATGTATCATTATCCATTGAACCGTTTATCGATTCCATAATGGGTTCAGTCACTCCTGAAAATCCATTGTTATTCATCGTATTCTTCACATTATTGGCCAGGTTAGTGGCAGCTTCATTTACCGTTTCTACCGCATTCACCGCCGCATTCTTGACATTTCTAGCAGTATTGTTCACCGTTTCCACTACATTTGAAGCGACATTCTTGACATTCTTGGCAGTATTATTGATCGCCGTAGTCATGGCAGGAAGAGGGGCCATCATAAATGAACCGGTATTCGCTGTATTCTTCGGAAGATTCTTCGGAAGATTGTTTGATATACGATTCGCAATATTGCTTGCCGTATTATTAACCGATTTGGATAGCCCGTTCAAACTCATTCTATTAGATGAAACGATTGATTATGATAATCTTTTCATTTCTTATCATAATCATAAAAATAGATACAATGAGTGATTTAGATACCATCTTCTACCGTACGATTTCCTCCACGCATATTAATGTAGTTTCTCTGCTGAGGCGTGGTGCACACGCAACCCATATCAGATGAATACGAGGAGGCACAGCATTCAGGCTTCACTTGGTTGTTCTTGAACATGAACAGGTTATCCAGACCGGGCTCAAACTCTGGACCAGACAACGGCTCATTGGGTGCGGTTCCACGCCACTGGCTACCGCCACTGCTCGGTGTTACACGGACGTCGTCAAATGGACCAATCGCCTCGTACTTATTCTTACCCATACCGGACGAACCCGCATTCTCCAAGAAATAATTCATAAAACCCTCACCAGAAACACTCTGTTTAGAATAGACCATCATCAGGTTCGCAATCAACAATAATACCAAACCAGTAATAAGAAACGCTGTTTTCATTCTACTGAATACGCGTTAGATAATCTATAACCGGAGTCTCGCTTCTACGAATGGATAGGTCTCATGAATCGTTTGATAGCCTACTTCCGTAAAGTCTCGTATCCATTTTTCTCGATGCTCTTGTTCATCCCATATCGCAAATTCACCGCTCTCTGTTATCAGTGTCATTCCATGAATAATATTGGAACCATGCTTTACTGTATTACGACTCTTTACCCATGCGTCTTGCTCCGATACGTACAGTTCTGTATGCCATTTTCCATTTGTTTCTTCCGCATCGGCAACTTCTCCGTGAATGATACCCAAAATAGGTTGCGCCTTTCCATTACGGTCTAGAACAGTTCCAAAGTCCGATAAAGACCATATCGGTACGAATCCTTCCGTTGTTTTTACAAGTACTTCTAATCCCAAGATTGCCGTTTCACAATGCATCGTAAGGTTTGATTTCCACGCATGATAATTCGTATCACGATGAAGTATTTTTGAAATCAAATAATTCCACATAAATTGCCCATTGATGTCATCATTCTTAATCTCCTCCCAGTCTCGGAACCAAATAACACCATTTGATACGGATTTGATGGGGATTGTATTTGATGTCGTATTAAAGCAATAAATGATGGGCGATGTTCGGTCAGATCGTATGGCGCGCTCATCCTCTGCTACCGACTTCCATTCTCCATCCGTTCCTTTTACTAAATGTGAACCAGATACATAAATTCCATGTAGCTCATACAATGGGATATTCTTGCCATCCATTAAAATGACAGTCGTCACTCGTCCTCCACCATGTGCTAACTGATCTCCTAATTTCACCTGGCTCGCCTTCTTCGTTTCCTCTTTTCCATCGGCGGTTTGGACAATAATTGGCGCATCTTCCGCAAAGCAGAATCCGCCCATTTTACTATTTGCGCTATCTGAAATGGAACTTTGTAGAATTCCCGCAAAAGCCATGACTGCTGCAATCACTGCCGCCAATGTTGCCAAAATAATAGGAATGACAGGGAATAGAATAAACCATAAAATGATAATAATCGCCAACATAATACCGCAAATGATAAGAACAACCCTAATCACAAATTGAATCGCATTGATCATCGCACGAAACGCACTAAGCCCTATATAAATTAAGGATACTGCCATCGCATTCGCACGTTGCATTGCCATGCGTAAATGCTGAACGATTCGACTCATTTCGAATACTGATGAATTGAATTTCCTAAACATAATGTCCAAATAGGACAAAAAAGCGTTATACACCTTTTGAGCAATATCTCGTATCACATTCACGGCATTCATTGCATCTCCTGCCACATTCGCTTGTTTTCCAAAGAGTGCGTTAATTGGAGCCATAAACAATGTAATAAATTTTTCAACGGTTGATTTCATACAGAATTCAAAATTATCAGTGGCGAACGCTGAACCCGTTCGTGAATCATCGTCGGGTTTGAAAAAAGCAGCCGCTGCCATCACTGGTAAATCACATCTGCGATCCGTCCAATTATTTATGATAGATGCTTTTTCTAAATTTGCGATAGTTAGGCCTAAGGCAAACAATAGGCCGAAGGTAATCAACATGAAGGGCCATTTTGATTCCATCTCCTTTTATGAGAGATTCGTTATTACTAACTAGTTATTATTTACGTGTGGATTCTAACAATGCCGAATAATGCTGTTCGGAATCCGGAGAACACACCTCCATATAATCACGTACTCTCATACCATCTTCTAGCTCTATCTGTGAATTCGGTGTCACAACAAACGATACCATTTGACAATTTACTTTCTGATAGGCATGATGTTGTCCCAGTCGCTTCCATTCATTTACGTCCCAATACAGTGTAGCCGGTGTCATTCGTACGCCATTTGTGAGCGTACATACTTCACTTACTTCTCGACGAATCAGTCCAACTACTTCGGAGCCCGTCGTTAATCGATCACCAATCTTTACATCCTTTGCTTGGATCAGACCCTTTTCCGTTCGGATCTTGGCTGTCTCGTCAATTGTAAAACATGCGTCGGCATAGGAATGATGGGCGCCCGTGCTCTTTTTAGCATTGATCTTCTCTTCAATCCATCGTAATGTTGCTTCGTCTCCCTCGGGTGTTTCGTCATAATCCATAAAGGTTAGATAGTCCATCGGAATCGTGTGATCCGATGTATTTAAACAATAAAGATGATCATCCGAATCCCATGGTCCATAGGGAATTGCGTTCGGATGATCTCCTGCCATGATCAATTTCCCATTATGCTTTACATAATGATTCGTACTTACAAGAACGGGTCCAAGACGAACCATCGCCTGTCCCCGTGAATAGAATCGAAAAGTTGCCGTGACACGTGTATGACCTGGCACCAATACATCGCCGATCTTCACATCTTTAATCGGTACACGGCGAACAATGCCCTTTTCTTCTACCATGACTTCCGTCTCACCTGGAAAGCAAAACGTATCCAAGAAGGAAAAGAGAAACGTATTTGTAAAAGAGGTCATACCCGAAATACCAGACATTCCCATATACATGACTGAAAAAAGGATAGCATATAGCCTTCCCATTAACATTTTAATTCGAACAGCACTTATTCGAAGTTGAAAGAAGAATGTACTGATACGCTCTGTAAATTCTTGGAAGATAACATTGATTCCGCCTCCTAATGATGCAATGACATTCCTCATCGAACTGATAGAATCAAAAATACTTTGAAGAAGTCCAGTAAAACCAGAAAACATTCCACCAATCGAACCCAAATACCCTTGTGAATGAGTATTAAAGATTTTTCCCATACAAAATTCAAAATTGTCCTTTGTATCAACATCAAAAAAACTGGCAAATGGCATAATCATCGGACTACATCGCTGGTTGGCCCAATCATCTTTGATGTGTTGAATATTTACCACAGTACTTAATCCATATGATACTATCCAAATGACAAGAACGAACAAAATGAGAAAAAATAATGCATTTGTAAAAGACCATAATTCATGAGGCTCAGTGGAGGGCTGAAAATAGCTTGTAACCTTGCTCGCCATGGCAGCCGCTGCGACTGATGTAGATGATAATAGAGATGGTTTAGAATCTTCTGTCACATCTGGTACTGGGATAATAGAAGGCGCTATCTGAACAGATGTAGATGGGTCATTATTATAAGCTGGAGGCAAAGGGATAATGGATGGTACCGTACGAATCGATGTCGATGGGTCATTATCATAATCTGGAGGTGGGGCCGACATCTCCCTATTGTCCACTACCAACCGTGCGGAACTTCTTTTTATCATTTTATTCTTCATCCTTTTCTATGTCATGAATCATGATAGAACAAAAGTATGTTTATTTTTTATAAATATAGTGCTCATGTACCCAGTTTCGATCACGAGCGAATGTCTTACTCGCATCGGGCGCACTCTTCACAGATAACTTTGCCACAGCATCAAGTTTATGAAAAACGTTCAATGCGCCATAGACCGAAACCGCTTTCTCTAATGCTTTATGGCGCAAACGATCTGCCAGACGGTATTGATAACCATATTTAATTAAGTCTCCCTTCCGGAGTTTTCCAAAGGATGTTGTCCCAGCAGGACCGCGGACTTTGATACACGAGGAGGGGACATATACCGCATTTGCTTTTGGACGCACCGTATACATTTTCCCCTTACGACGTACAGTAAATCCAGTTTGTGTGATACTTTGACGGAATTTACGTGTATATCCTTTTCGTTTAACAGTTCCTGGTGGACACGTTATATTTTTACGTGTAGAGAACATACTACTCTTGATTCATAAAAGAATTATCCTGAACAAATGGATAGACGTGAAGCTGATTTCGAATATAATGAACATAAGGGATAGTATCAGGAATTCGATTCTTACTGAAAAACATTTCTAACCAATCCAATGTTTTCTGAATCGATTCTTGTGCCCCTTTTGGGAATTCATCTAGATTTCTAGCATTCTTTTTGCCATTTTGGGAAACAACGGCTAACACATATACTTTGTTGATGTGCTTTAAATAATCGTCCAATAATACGTCTTTTTGTGCGCTCTCTTCGTCCATATTTGGCGACAACACTGTTTCATCGTAAATCTTATGCTTCAAAGCAAGGACGTGATTTGAAAATTCCCCTTCTATTCCTTTAGGAGGCTGCTCATTCTGTTGATATTCTTCATCGTCTTCGTCATCGGACCATCGATCTCCACCAAAGAAGTCCATTCTATTCGTATAGCGATACTATTTCGAAACGATCCCATACACAATCAGCACACCTGCAATAACGAGTAACATAGAGGGCATTGAATCATTTGACCCGGAACAAAATGGCTGAACTAACTGTTTTGTAACAGGCTTTGGAACAGGTGGGTCATATAATGTATTGGCAGTTGCTTGTGATGCTAACATGGCCATTTGTGTATTCGTTTCATTCATTTGATTTTTGGTAGCATTCTTCCCCCCGGGACCAATGGGAAGTGGTGCGACCTGTTTGGATTTTAGTACATTCATACTAGACGCATTGTCATTTGGAACCGCATCCGCTGCTGAATTCATTATCTAATGATATACGCGTTAATATAAACCCATTTTCTATCCTTCTTCAGATCAAGATGTCGAACCCGAATAAATCGATGCCATCTATTCACCGTCAAAGCATGGAAGAAGCCACCGCCGAAGCAGAAGCCCGTCCGATGGACTATAATCCCACAGAACGCGCTCGCTTTATTCGCGCGATGGTACAAGATGTCGCGCGTTGGATGGCACAAGGAGAATCGGAAGAAACCATCAAACAACGCGTACCTGAGTTTGTGGAACAATATCCTGAACTGTTCAAAAAACTCATTCAAAAACAAGACCTTGCCCCGATTCAAAGTATGTTAACCATGTTGGATCGTATGGGGCAGGGTAATCTTAGTCAACACCAAGCCTCTGTCATTATTGGTAAGAAACTGGTGGACCGTTTTGTGACTCCTCAATTGAATGGAGGCGGTGGGCGTACATCGGGACATTAAATCGAACACACCATTCATAACTGGTTCGCTCATGTTTCACCAAATACCGTGAAATCTGTTCCTCGTCATTCTTTTCAATCATATCAAAGACTCGTTCCAGATACGCCGTTTGTGTATGGAACGATTTTTTCCGCAATTGTTCGATGATTTCATGAAATATGTGAGATGTGCTATTTGAATGGAATAGGCGATCCAATGGCTGTCGATTCTCTATCATACTACACCATATACGAAGAACATCCAATGCCTCATCAGAACACCCTACGAATCCCTTTCCAATAAAATAATGCTCAGGGTTACATGGACGGCTCATTCCAGGTTTGTATAACGTCCACTCATCAAAAAAATGGGACATAAAAAATAATAAATCAACGGTCATTGGATCATAAAAATCGAATAATTTTAAGATAAATACGCCTCCTATTTTTAACGACTCAAAACCAATCTTTACAGATGCCAATAAGAGTGGGAAGACCATTTGCTCCTGTTTTGTATAATCACATGAAAAATCAAAACCGCCATCTGCTGTAAAAATATGAACTTTTCCACCATACTCTGTATTGGTCGCATAATCGATAAAATATTGTTGATTTTCAGGCTTCATAATGTCTCCTGTATCATCTTCTCCAAAAATAATGCGAATGTTCTTGTTTTTCTGTAAAAAATAAGACGCACGTTTCCATCCAGGGACATTGGTTTTCTTAGACTTCAATGTCATTGCGATACTCATGTGTATCTTTCGATTACGTTTCTGTGCTTCGTCAAATAATGCTTCAATAAATCCTCCAGGACCCTCACATACATGCGCACTTCGAATCATTTCTCCTGGAAACATCGTGAAGAAATGAATAAGATCTGCCATTTCAATCATCTTAAAATAGGATCGTGAAAGGGGCTTCAAATAACACAGAGATTCTGGAAAGTTCGGATATTTCTTTTGTGTGTAGACTAGTTCATATGGATTAACAATTTTTTTATAATATTCCCAATTCTTTCCATTCATAAGCGATTCTTCATATACATCGATTCGTTTTCGACATTCATGGAGAGACTCTTCTTCTTTGCTTAAAATGTATTGATGTTGATTGGATTCTAGAAGCGGTCGTTCTAATATAACCGTTCGCTCATATAATCGAATGCTCTCCCAAGAATGTAGAGCCTGTGATTCCATACGTTTATCATACTACCCATTCTTTATATCTAATAAAAATATGATAGAAATATTTTATATTTCTTTTATTCTAGAATATTCACCTCAATATCATCCTCATCCATGACTGCTTTTCCTTGCGGCATCACCATATTCATCTGGAACTGCGTCGCAGAGCACGGGTCCGATACTGAAATGCCTGTTTCTTCCAACTTAGACAAATCTCCCTCTTCTTCGTCCTCTAGTTTATTCTTTTCTACATCAATCTCCTTCAACAACTCAGGCAGCATCTGGTCATCTAGAAGGATTTGTGAGAATGCAGTTCCACCACGAATCGCCTGACCCATCATAATGTTCGCCGATACACCCGTAACAGGATCCACCTCTCCAAACAGGGCGGCCTTTAGCAGGATCTTCTCTGTCTCCTCAAAGGAGGCCTTCGCCAGAGTACCGATGTCATTCTTGTTGATACCATAACGGTCAATTGACATGAGGCGGCCAAATCGAGTCATCACATCACACAGCAAGCACATGTGTCGGTAGTTTACCCCTACACTCTCAAATAGACCATTAATTTCATTGAAGAGAATCGCACGTGTCGCCTCAATTCCAAGCACCTCATACACGTCCCATACATTGGTCGAATACAGCTTCGTACCATCCACAGCTGGATGATTCATAACCTTGATGAAGTTGGAACCATCGGTATCTAGTACAAATTGTTCAACTTGTTCATACTTACCATTCTTCATCTCTACATACTGTTTGTCGTTACGGAAGGTTACCGCCTTAATGCCTGGCATACCACGAATCACAATGCTGTTTAGTAGCTTATTCTGGAACTTTTTCAAATTCGTGAAATCATCCAACTGCGAAGACGTATCACGATCTTTATCAGTTTTGTTTGGAATACGAATGCGCATGACCAGTTTATTTGAGTTGTAATCACTGTACACAACATTGATATCTTCGCTGCTAAACTGTGTCTTAATGACAGATACTACCTCCTGAATGGAGATATTACGATTAAACATCTCCTCACGATTTAGCTCTAGACGAAGCACCCATTTGGACAATGCCTCCTTGTCTACTTCATCATCGTCAAGCAAGCCTTGCTCAAACAGCTGGTAGAATTTCATGAGCTCTTTATCATCCTCTACCACTGTAGTTTCGTCCTTCTCATCCCAGTAAATGGCCACCTTATCTGTGATGTTACGCAGCACGGTCAACTCAAGGTCCTGTACTATCTCACGTGCCTTCTCCTTATTGTTACGATACTCGGGCTTCATGTAAATGGTGAGCGAAGTCGCCTTCGGATTCTGTGTTACCTTCAACAACTCACGCAGACGCGGTACACCTCGAGTGACTGCTGACTTGCTGGCCACACCTGCTTGGTGAAAGGTGTTCAGTGTCATCTGTGTTGCTGGCTCACCAATTGACTGCGCAGCCACAATACCCACCTGGTCGCCTGGCTGAACCCATGACTTCATATGACCTACCACAATAATCTCCATCAAAACCTCGAATGCGTCCTTTGTAAAACGCTCTTCAATAATCAGCTTGTGTGGGGCCAGATGGAATCGCAGAAGAGCACACCAAATCTTGTGATGCGGATGAGTGCGTACCATCACCTTGCGAATGCCATCAAGTACCATCTTCGGAGTCAAATCGGTCTTCTCCTCCTTCTTCAGCGCAAATCGATTCTTGATGTTCAGAATCCAACGCGCCAGATTCACAGGTGCAAACACACTGCCTCCATCCAGCGACTTCTTCTGATATACCTCCTCTACCATCATGAACTGATCGTGAATCAACTCCTCCACATACTCTGCGAGCAGACCCGACTCATTCTCACGAACTACGCCGTCTTTTAGAACGGTACTCCAATCGACATTTCGCATACCAAACTCTGTTTGAATCGCCTCATGCGACAACTTTCCAATCGGATAGCTCTGATTCTCAATCTTCACCGGATTGATACCATCCTCGCCATAATGGAATTGGATAATGTTATTATTTGTATCACGTACCGTTCCGTCGTGTTGAACCGTGAGGTCCTCCATCGACTTGATGAGCTGACGCTGAATGTAACCTGTATCGGCGGTCTTGACAGCTGTATCAATGAGACCCTCACGACCTGACATCGCATGGAAGAAGAACTGCTGCGGAGTCAGACCACGAATAAAGGAGGACTCGATAAATCCACGCGCCTCCGAACTATCGTCGTATTTCTTATAATGCGGCAACGTGCGGTCTGTAAAGCCATAAGGTACACGCTTACCCTCAATCGCTTGCTGACCCAGACACGCCATCATCTGTGCCACGTTCAGGGGCTCACCCTTAGAACCCGAACGAACCATGGCAAGCAGACGATTCTCGCTGGACAGAGACTGCTGACCGGCCGAACCCGCATCCGATGTTGCCTGATTGAGAATCCCAAAGATTTGGTCCTCGAACTCTTGTTGATTGGTTTTTCCTGTATTATTGTCAAACAAGTCAAGATGAACCTGTAGAATCACCTGTTCGACCTGCTTTTTACGCTCCTGAATCTTCGCACGAATCGTGTTATTTGTCTCTTCATCTGCAATCAAATCGCTGATGCCTACACTGAATCCGTTCAACACCAAGAAGTTCTCGACTGTGTTTTGAAGAGAATCCAAGAGATCGACGGTATCCTTCGGACCATGATCATTGTACGCCACATGAATGATACCCTTCGAAGGCTTCATATAAATGTCACCATCGACGACGCCTTGTACGATATCGCCTTGTACGATTTTTACATAATTATCGGATTCGGTGTTATCACCCTTATCTTTATCAAATGATTTATTGCCCATCTCCAGATTGATAGGCGGCAGAAGAGCGCCGAGTACCTGCTGACCCGTCCAGCGCTGTTTCGTCGTAGAGCTGACACGTGCCGTCGGCATGACACCGTCAAATCGCTTGTTCCACATCATCAAGTTCATGAACTCACGGCGAGTGAACTCGATGCCTGGCTGGGTCAAACGATACGAACCCACCAGTGTATCCTGGTACACACCAATCATTGGCTTGGCGTGACGCGGTGTAATAATATGGTGCGGCACCGCCGCTATTTCTTCTAGTTCTACTGTCGCCTCATAGCTCTGAGGGATATGCGCGTTCATTTCGTCTCCATCAAACGTTACTACCCTAACCTTTCGGAAAGGGACTAGAATACACCTTAAGCCTTACAATACAGATTATCTGTATTCCAAGACCGACCCACATCTACTCGTTGCACAGCATGCATAGCATCGTGTTACCGATACCTTAGCACTTGGCTCAGGATTGCCCATTGTTTACCTCGCTTGGCTCACATCTCATGACGTTGTTACGTTCTCGTTGCGGTCGTTATCCGCTGCCCCACTCCCTTTTCAAGGAGTGGTTCGTAGTCATAAGCTTTAGGGGTTCCCCTGAATTTGAGGGTCTCGCATCAAGGCTTGCTTGCGCAAGCCGAAACACTAGATGATTATATTACAGATTATCATGGAGAGTGATAACCCATAGTTGTACTTACACTGTTTTCCCTGATAGATGGTACAACACCCTATCAAGCAGTCACCTGTTGCGAACATTGAATTGAATCGTAAAGCACATTTTCAGATATATTTAATTCAGTCACGAATTGTTTAGCAATTTCATAGGCATTTTCTTTTGAAACGGTCTTCCCTCCGAAGCAAATCCGTTTATGTTCCTTGCTCAATTTCATCTCACTTGTTCCAATATAGACCGCAATCAGATTGGAAGCACTCGTGATACGAACCGATGTAATTTCTTTACCCTTGAACTCCACAAGTTTTGAAGCATACTTCTCAGATAGTACAGTACTACTCGCAGTAGATGTAATATAAGGGCATTGTAATCGTTCAAGAAAGTTTGTCACTTCTTGAAGCGTGTCCTCATATACATAATCTCCTTTCTGTCCAAACGCTAACCGTTCCTGCGTATCGTCATTCATGGTAAGGTACACATATGCCATTTTCAATTCACCGTTCTTTCGAATAGGAGAGATAATGGCGGACCTCACTTTGCCTTCGTAGAATACATGAAGATTCGATGATTCTCGGTGGCGGTTTCGTGAATGTGATGCTACATTGTAGCCATTTGGATACGTGGTATTGCGTTCAGATATGTAGTATGCTTCTCTTTCATCAAGGGTATCGAGAAGTCCTTCTTCCAGGACTTCTACTTTGAAATCATCTCGACCATACTGCTGTATGGCTTTACACAAGGGAGTCTCACGAGACTTGGAGCTCGCAACATGGTCATTCCAGCGACCCGATGCTCCATAGTTGTATGGTTTGCCTTTTTTATATTTGAATTGTGTAGCTTGGCCTATATAGGCTAGCTGGGTTGACTGATTAATAATCTGATAAACTACGCCGGACATCTTTCTATCTCTATATGATGTCTATGCTTTATATTCCTTCTGTTTATCCGCATTGTATGGACGAGTACAGAGAACATTCATCCGGAACGTCTTGTACGGCAGTACCTTCACGCGATGTCCCATCATAGACATTTTATGAAGGGTAGGCTGACGATTGAAGAGCAGAATGTCCTTGTCCAACAAGTGGCGGTTCACCACATCGCCGTTGTACAAGACAATCTCCTTCGTATTCACATGCTTCAGCGAAATCATGCGCCCATCCTTGCGCACAATCGTCTTCGCACCCGGCCACTTATCAGGGCCGTTCTGAATCAGCTTGTAGAGCATATCCAGATTGTATGGCGTCACACGCTCGGGCTTCGTCAAGTTCATCGCAATCTCCAGCGGAACACCAATTTCCGCAACACTCAAGTTCGGATCAGGTGTAATGACCGAACGAGCAGAGAACTCGACACGCTTTCCCTGAATATTGTAACGAATACGTCCTTCCTTTCCACCCAGACGTTGCTGAATAGACTTGAGTGGGCGACCACTGCGCTGCGCCGACGGCGCGACACCAGGAATCTCGTTGTCCACTAGTGTCGCTACATGGTATTGTACCACGTTCGTCATCTCATCAATAACGTTCTTGCTCGAGCCGCCCTCGATTTTCTGTTGTAGGGTTTTGTCGTTTTTAATGATATCAAAGAGTTTGTGGGTCAAATCATCCTCAGAACGCTGGTTGTTGTCTTGAACGACCGATGGGCGCACTTGCGGCGGCGGAATACGCAGAATCGTACAAATCATCCAATCCGGACGACACCAATAGCGACTCAGACCCATGAAGTCGACATCTTCGTCGCTGATACGGCGGAACAAACGATGAACATACTCCACTTCCAGCGGCTGTTGTTGTTTCAACTCGTTATAATGTGCGACAATACGCGCAATGCCTTCGCGTGTAAACTTATCAGGCTGCGGCGCGCCGCAGCCATCTTCGCACTCCTGACCACAACGCTTGACGTTCGACGATAGAGCCAGTACCTCCTTCCAACGAGCCTCGCCCTTTCGATGAAGAAGATCCTTATGGTGCTCCTTATCAATGCGCAGTTTCGAGCAACGAATACAGATACACTTGAGAACATTCATGATCATGCCGTGAAACTGGATATAGTACACGGGACGGGTCAGGCGATAATGACCAAAGTGACCGGGGCACGCATGATTTGTTTGGCCGCACGTGCGGCATGTTTTTCCATTTTCGAGCACACCCATGCGAGGATCAAAGAGGCCGCCAATCTTTGGTTCATTGCCTTCATACGGTGTTTGCGAGGTGATTTCTACCACCGAGCTGCGCTCAATTTCATCCGGTGAAAGGATGCTGAACTGAACACCGACGACCGACTCAATATCAGAAGAAGCTTGATTGAAACCTGCGGGCATTCTGTCTTGGAGATAGAAACTGTTGTCTAAGCTCTAGACTCTTGTCGGCGTCAATTTTATCTTTTTTATTTTCTGAAATAGATGAAAGTCAAGAAGGGTGACAATAATGTTCAGAGAAAAACAGTAAAAGCAAAGACAAAAAGAGGTGGAGAGATAAATATGGTATTAGCAGCTTCGCAGAGACAGAAATTAACAAATTCACAAGATCCAATAAAAAAAGAAGAAAGAATAGCAAAATTGGCGGAAGCCGCTTCCATCCAAAAAGCAGACGCCGCTAGAAAACAGGCAATAATTGACAACCCATGCTTGTATAAAAAATTTTCATGTTCGCCTATCGTTCGTGATAATACATTACATATAGATCATAAATGTGAAATAAATAAAAGAGAATGTCATGTTGAAACGGCCGAGAATGAATTATTTTATAATTCATTGAACTGGATTCAATTATCAGAAACAATTATGAAATATATGGAAACATTCAATTCTACATTATTAAATGATACAGATGTATTACTCGGACTTGAAAAATTGTATAGTTATAAAACAGGTGATACTATAAAGGTCCGTCGATTAACAACACCTGGTCAGACGCGATGTAATGATATTACTTTTGTATTTAGTATACATCAGCCGATAGAACTCCGTGATAAATCTTCACGTTTATTTCATATTTCATTACATTCAAAATTATCAAAATGGAGAGAACTATCAATGGGCTCGAAGGCGCATCCTCGATTCACGGCATGTAGTTATTATCCTAAAGATCGCGTTGTTGAAACAAATGGTCGTAATTCATATGAATCTGGAACAGGTGCATTTCACTATAAGATTGATAAATTGGTATTTTCAGAAAATATAGAAGAATTCCAAGAGCATGAATCTCCATATAAGATATTTACGATTACTAATACAAATCAATTTGAAAACGACGATAAACCATTTCAGAAATTGACTACTGCTGATATGGAACGGACTGGCAAATATAGTAAGGATGATATAACATCAGAGAGATTACATGAAATAAGTATATTACATAATATCATATATAACATGTTTATAACATTTTGGAATACTCATATTTTAGCTGAGATACGCACAGTTCAATCGAGCAGTTCATATAATAATGAAAATCGTAATATACTATTAAAATCAGGTGGTCGTATGACACGTCGTCATAAAAAATATAGTCGCAGAACACATCGTTACATTAAATGAATGACCACACGTTCCTTCCAGTTTCTCGCATTGGGTGAGAAGGCACAATGGATGTGAACATTGCGATAGAGTGTAATATCAATCTCCTGGGTTTCATCACGCGATAAGACGATATGTTCAGAGATAGATCGATATCGCGTAGAAATCATTCGTTTCCACGCGGGAACATACACCTTAATTTTTATCCAACTGTTTTCTAACGGCGTTGTATCAACGATGATTCCTGTAAATTGTGTCTGCCCTGTTTGAATCGCCTTTAAGAAATCCATGTCACGCGCAAATCGTTTGATCGCTTTTCCGCGTACATTCATGTCATACATCGCCTGTGGAACAATAAATCGTTCCTCTGATTCTTGAATCAGTAATGTAAGAACACGCTGATTCAGCAAGTCCGCATAACGGCGAATAGGACTCGATGCATGAGCATACGTATCGGTCAGTAGACCATAATGTTGTGTATCATTCTCTTCCGCCAAACAATACTCTGCTGAGGAAAATGCGAGTTTTTCTAGCTCAGGAACATGTGTCTTGTATTTCTCCAGTTTCTCTCGATTCGGTGCAGAATGTCTTCGCAAAATTCCCTGGTTTGTATTTTTTAGTAGTATTCCTGCTTCCGTATTATAAAGAATCATCATCTGCGCCACCCAATCATGTGCATCGTTCACAAGTTCTTTGGCGAGATGCGATGCGATCTCACACAGTGGTCTCTTGTAAGGCGAATCACAATCTTGAAACTCGTCATAAGTATAGGAAGAATTCACTCGCAGCACTGACTGAAACCACTTTTTTTCTTGAATGGCTTGTCCATTCCATACGAACTGAAACGAAATTCCATAGGAATCCTTTCCTGGAAGAAGCGAACAGGCCTTCTCCGAATATTCAGCAGGAAGCATGGGGCGTAGCACGTGTCCATCGTTGTCATATAAGGTTTGACCAATCAGAGATGCCATGATATCGATCCCTCCACCGTCCTCTACAAATGCTGCTACATCGCTAATCGTAATGGTCACCTTCCATCCATGATCCAATTGTTCAAAGGTAAAGACATCGTCTACATCACGGCACCCTTCTGGATCAATATGGAACGTATGACCGATCAATGGAGTACGAGTCACATTTGATTGTAGCACAGGCTCATAATTATATTTAGGATATTTCCAAGGACATGCTTGCCAGATCAATGCTTCGCGTTCTGCTTGATCATTACCAGAGAGTCCAAGTGTTTGCTGAATGGATCCACGTGGAAAGGTTCCTGTCCAGTCTTCGAATTTGATCAATACGATCTGATTATGACTTCGGTCGTGTTCCGATGATCCAACGATGAAATGAGGATACTTTTTGTCATACGGAGTAAAGAGATACATTAAGTGTTTTCGTTTGGTCATTCCGTATGTGGATTTACTAGTTAATTCAAGTGTTCCGACGATCAATGGATGCTCATCGCGCAATTCTAATTCACATTGATCATTGATCCATGCCACATGATCGCCTGGAAAGCATTTGTTGGCAGCTTTTGCGCCTTGGAATTCGTGGATCAGAACGCCCATATCATTCAAGATCATAAACCGATCATACTCTTTGGTTTGGAGAATGCCCCGAATGGAGGACGGAGGCTGATCGATACGTTTTCCGAAGACACTCTCGAGATATTCCGTTCCTGACATTTTGGGTTGTTCCATGGTGCGTGATTTGTTCTAGATGTGTATCGATCATCAAATTTTAAATCGGAGGATCGAGCAACATGAGTGGCCCCTTTGTATGCGGTATGCGCAAATTCGATAAACATAAAATGATGACACCCGACCGCCCCAGTAATAACGCATTGTACCAAGAAAATCAGAAGAGTCTAAGTGAATTAATGAGACTGCGTGAAGAACAAGATAAAGGGTCATATGTACCAATTATCGCCCCTACATCTGTTCAACCCTCCACTACATCCGTTCCTAATGTTGCATATACACCATGGAAAACACCCTCTACCAATTAAAGGTCTGATATGAATTCCAAACCAAATCTGTCACATGTGACCCGATTGTGTGAACCATTTTAAAATCGGATGTGGGACTAAGAATAATAAATGTCGATTCTCCCAAAAAAGATGGAATAAATACATGATAGGGTATCATATATTTTTTGAATATTAGATGGGTATTGAAATCTCCTGATAGATTCATCATGATATTGGCTAGCATTTCATAAGGCTGTTCCTTCGATGTGCGTTCTCTAATTCCAGCATACATCACAATCGAACCTGATGGATGAACCCATTTGTCAATATGTTGAAGCAAATGTTTCCATGAATCATATGTAGCTTTTGACGGATCAAATAGGTCAATAATCACTACATCATAATGACCCACTGGGCACTCTTCAACGGTTTTAAAAATATCGTCATGATAAAGTCGAAGTCGAGGATCATCCCATGCGCCCTTCGCCCATTGAGGGTATTTCGATTGAAATAGTTGAACCACATCTTTGTCCCATTCATACATATCCACGCATTCTACTGTAGGGTATTTCAGTACTTCACGCGCAGTGGCCCCCTCTCCTCCTCCAATGATCATGACACGCTTTGGGCAGCTAACACTAGACATGACAGGGTGAACAAGTGATTCGTGGTACAATACTTCGTCGATTTCACAACTTTGAATCGCATTGTCCATGTAACACGCAATACCCCATTTAGGACGCTGAATCATTTCTACACGAGTTCCACGATGCGTATTAATCGAATCGAGTATAGTTGTATTTTGCCACTCATACGTTACTCCCTCCCATGTATGGTCTGTATAGATAGACATATTATATGTAACAGATCATATGTATTTAGGTCTTACTTTCCAGTCGATCCAAATCCGCCTGCGCCGCGTTCCGTATCAGGAAGAGAATCAACCAGACGAACATGACGAATCCAGCCCATATCAGGTGCCACGATCTGAAATAGGCGGTCGCCCACCTGAACCGACGAATGACCCGTCATTGACCAAACAGGCGCCTTTAGCTCTCCACGATAGCTCTTATCAATCACACCCGTTGAATTGGCCATCAACAGACCCGACTTGTAAATCGACGAACGTGGCATCAGCAAAAAATGGCTATCTGTCTTGACCATCTCATTCTGCATACCATTTGGCATCGGCTCCACCTTTAGAAGGCGCACGGTGATACCAAACGGAACGAGAACAGGGGTTTGTTCAACGAGGACATTTTCCGAAGAAAAAAGATCAAAACCAGCATTCGCATCTGAGCGATTCATGATCGCAATCGGATAAAAGGTCTGGGCATCATTGTGCGATAGAATCTCAAGCTCATACCAAACAGCAGTCATTTTAATAATAAATAGGTGAAACTCTTTAGATTCGCAGATAGAGACTATCGGATACAACAACATCGCGAATCAATCGTGATTTCACCTCTGTGATTTTCCCCACTTGTTCGGTATGTTGACAATACGTTGCCATGGATAGCCACTCATCCAACATATTTGCGATCTTAAGAACACTTCGAATAAAGTTCCCTTCGAATATGTTATATTCTGCGCAAATCACAGAGGCGTGCTCGCCTTCCATCCATCGCCACATTGGTTCTACCATCACAGTAGAAGTGTTCCAATATCCCTCTACTGGATATCCTGTGCGACGTTCCATCTCTTCGATTTCTTTTGCCATGGTTTGAAGTTGTTGGATGGCACCTGTCACCTTATAGGATACACGTAAATCAGACAACGAGGGCTGATCCTCTGTATCCTTCTTCTCTTGAAAGGTTGCGAGAACACAGATTAGTTCATCACCTGATAGATGATGAAACGTCTGATCCACATAGAGTTCTGTCATAAGAATCGGATGACCCTCATTGATTTCTGTTGCCAAAATCCCTTTGAGTTCTAGGTCACTGTTGGTCAGTGTCTGCGCATCCGAATGACGAATGTATCCCATGTGGCACAAGAAGTTTACCACTGGTTGAATACCAGTTTCATGTTGATCTAACTCCGCAAGCCATTCCTCTTTTGATTGTTGTTCTTTTTCCAGCGTTTGAAATGTTTGATAGTCTGCGAGTGCTTTTGTCCATTTCGGACCCATCTGTGAATTCTTCAAACTATCTAATTCGCGCTGAACCTGTTTCCTCTCCGCATTCACCGTTGTTTTGATTTTCTGCTCAAGAGCAATGCGTTTTACACATCCTGATAGGAATGGTTCTGTCAGGTTTAATGCCTGTTTCTTCGTAATACATGAGACCAATTCCGCCTGAAGATCAGTACACTCCTTTCGACGCTGTTGAAACCAATAGCTCTGTTCCATCAATTGAAGCCATTTGAGTGGTTGATCTGGCGCAGATGATTGAAGTGTTTTCAACAGGAAATCATAATGGAAATCCATGCGACTTTCTACAGGTGGGCGAGCCCCCTTCATCATCGTCTCCATTTCATCAGGATAAACCGGTTCTCGATCTGGCAGATAAATCACAACACCCTTGTCATCTTTTCCACGACGGCCCGCACGCCCCGCCATTTGAAAGTATTCGTCCTTGCGTAACATTCGCATGGAACCCGCTACATCATCATACTTCTTGAATCCAGCGAACAGAACTGTCTTGGTAGGCATGTTCAGTCCCACTGCAAATGTCTCGGTACAGAACATCATCTTGACAAATCCCTTTGTAAATAGAATCTCAATGATCTCTTTCAGAATCGGAAGTAGGCCACTGTGATGAAATGCAACTCCTCGAGTCAACAGTTCATAGATTTGATGATATTGTGGAATTTTCTCCAAATCCTTCATATGACGATGAAGATGGAAAGTGATGATGTGTTTTACCGTTGCTGTATCAGATGTATCAAGAAGACTGTGCTCCACTTTCGCAGCATACGATTCACATTGCTTGCGGCTGAGAACAAAGAAGAGTGCGGGGAGGAGTTCTTTTTCTTGTAGCATTACAATGACTTCATTCAAACGATGAACGAAATGAGATGAATGAACTTTTCCATCGACACCACCTTTCACCCCCGCTTTCCGCGAGTCCACCACTTTCTGCTGAAAGGTCTGGAGTTCCTTCTGGCGACCGTGGTACGAGCGAAACCAATCCAGATACGTGTTTGGATAGTATAGTTCTTTCGCATCCATAATAGGAAGCATCTTATCCTCTTTTCCTAGTACATAGTGTGTGAGAGGGACCATTCGATAGTGCGTTTCAATCAAATGAATAGGTTTTTGTTTCAGTTCTCCCAACCAATTCGCAAGATACTCAGGATGATCCAGGGTAGCGGAAAGCATCACCATATTAATGGAAGAAGGAAGGAGGATCATCGTCTCTTCCCATACTTTTCCACGATCTTTGTCATTGATATAATGGCACTCATCAAAGATGATCGCATCCACATTATCCATAGACAGAGATGCTGTCAATCCAAGATGTTCCGTTGTTGAACCGCGCTTGTAGAGAAGATTTCTGAGAATTTCTGTCGTCATTACCACGATTTGAGCATCAGGACAGAACTTGATGTCTCCTGTCATGATTCCTACACTGGCCTCGCTAAATTGATGTTTCAAATCATAGAATTTTTGGTTAGATAGCGATTTAATAGGGGTAGTGTAAAAGACACGTTTTCCTTTTTGTAGGGAATGATAAATCTGATATTCACCTACAAGCGTTTTTCCTGAACCCGTTTTAGCACAGACAAGGACGTTCTCATCCTTCGCAATCGCTGAGATAGCATGTTGCTGAAACGGATCGAGGGGAAAGGTATAAGGGTGGACAGGTAGAACAGGGGTCGTGGAAAGATTGGGCTGAATAAGAAACGACATGGTTATCTTTTCTTACTATCGATATTATCATCAATTTTATGAACGACTTAAACCATAGATGTTGTTCATTTATAAATATGCTAATTCCTTATCAACGTATTAGAGATATATTAACCGCATATAACATCTCCATCACTGGTGCGTTCCATATCGGTGCTCACGAGTGTGAAGAAATCCCTTTCTATCAACAACTGAACTTACCTATGTTTGATGTAGTGTGGCTAGATGCCATCCCTCAAAAAGTGAAAGAAGCAAAAGAACGTGGAATTCCAAATGTATATCACGCAGTGATCACAGATAAAGACAACGAAGAGGTTACATTTCATGTCTCCAATAATGGTCAATCTTCTAGTGTATTAGAGTTTGGAACACATGCGCAAGAACATCCATGGGTAACCTACGTAGAAAATATTGTTCAAAAAAGCACAACCATTCGTTCTTTTGTACAACAAAATCAGATTGATCTATCAATACATAATTTTTGGAACTTTGATATTCAGGGTGCAGAACTGATGGCACTCAAAGGTGCCGGCGATCTAATTAAAAGTGCTTCTGCGATCTATCTTGAAGTGAACGAAAAGGAATTGTATAAAGGCTGTGGACTTATCGGAGAAATCGATGCGTTTTTATCAGAATATGGTTTTAGTCGCGTAGCCACTGAAATGACTGTTCATGGATGGGGCGATGCATTGTATGTTCGAGTATAATATTTAAAATAAAGTAATCAGCCAATTCCATACACGTTCTTTTGTTGTAGGAGATGAGATTGCATGAAAAGTTCCCATTATGAGCGACAAGGATATGGTACGAATATCTTCGATAGAGCGCCCCTTTTTTATAAAATAAGCTTCTACATACTGTTTTATTCGATTTTTATATTCATTTGAGACAGTTGTTCCATAGAGAGTTGTATCATATCCCAAAATAGACTGGTATAATTTACCATAATCATATGTGATATCGCCTCCTACAGTATACATACCATCCACTTTACCTTTCATGTCAATGCATTTTATTTCTTGTTGATAAGTAAGTAATATATTGCTAAACCATAAATCTCCGTGAATATGAGGAACGATTTTTATTGGAGATTCCATATATTGAGTAAGACGTTTAATACATTCGGCTTGATAATATGTAGCATTTTCAAATGAATAATCATCTGTACATTGAAATCGAACCATTAATTTATCTATATAGTTTGCCTTACATTGTTTCTGACTAGGCATTGGTTGGTTAGAGGGAGTATGATGAAGAACATCCATGAATTCAAATAACATGTCTAAATGTTTTTCAGTTAATAATTCGGATTGATATAAAGTAGAGAATGGAATATGTTTGATATATTCTAAATGGAGTTCTGATTGATCCCCTTGTGGACGATATGATATAAAAAGTGGGAAATATGATTGAAGGGATGGAGAGAGATGTGTATAATAATAATGTTCACCGTCTAGAGATGGTCCTGTTTTAATCACGTTTTGATTCTCTAGACAAATACGATTATATTTATTAGTGGGAAGTGAATTTGTAGGAACTTCTTTATGAGAATAGAGATATCCCATACATTGCATATCATTACGATATGGATTGACCGCACGATCATCGATATACATATCTGCAATTGGTTTTCCAAATAACAACTCATCATATGGAATTTCAAATTGATCAAGCGTATCAATTGTTATTTTACCAATATCACGAATGACTGCACCCACGTTATTTCGATGTGTCTCCATTCGCCTTGCAGTGTAAATAATAATCGTATGCCCTTCTGATTTCAATTTCTGTGCGTGTTCAATCATTTTCTTAATAGGTTTCACTGTGCGATAATCACCTGATACTGTTGGATAGGTTACTAATGTATTATCTAAATCAAAACATACACGCATGCGTTTTTTCGGAATACTGTTCCACGATACTTGTAATTCAGATAGTGATCCGATATGTGTGATGTTACCTGGAAAATATACTCCACGAATGAATACATTATCATGTATCATATCATTATATAAGAGTGACATGTATAGCTCTTTATTATAAGATGAAATGATTGGTTCGGCATAAGTACGAAATTGCGATAATGATGAAAACCCATATACACCGCAACAAAAATCATCTGATATACGTTTTTTCTCTTTTATGTCTATAACATTTTGTTCATTCATCATAATGAAACTATATGAGGTAGAACATGTATTGTCTTTGGAATACCCTAGAAATGCAGAATTCCGTTCCTGAAATAATTCTTCTGGAAATTGATACAGTACATCATTATCTAAGAAAACGACAGATTCATCCGACGCAGGCATTGATTTTGTTCCAAGCCACGCCGATTCAATGGGTCCTCGTGTAAAATAGGGCAATGGATAAAAAAAGCACTTCTTTTTCTTAAATTGATTAATAATAATTTGCTCAATGTGATACTCGTATAAGTGGGGTGCAACAATAAAATGAAGTTCGTGGATCGAATCTGGAAGATGCTGAAGACAATAGGAAATTGAAGGTACACCATGTATCATGTTAAGGGGCTTTGGAAAGGAATAATCCTGCATTCGCGTACCATTTCCTCCACATAGTATAAATATCTTCATATTTATACTATCAACCATTTATTTTGTTTAAGTAAGCATGTATGCGTACATACTTAAATAAAATAATGTATTTTATAGTATATGGATCATTTTTATATTATAAATAAATGTCCGACAAATAATCCATCATTCGTTTATATCTCTTTTGATACAACAGAAGGTGAATGTGTTGGACATTGGATGTGGGAATGTTCACTATTTTTGCCTTATCTAAAAGAGATTCAAAAACCATTCAAGATCTTATTGCATACACCAAAAACATTTAAAACAAAAATCTTAGCTGATTTTGGATATTATGATAATATTGTCTACAGTTCCACTATGATATACGATCCACATGGAGGAGGATCGTGGCAAGAACAATATGTCATTCCAGAAGATTCTGAATACTTCATGTATGTTCCCAAATTCTTTTATTTGTGGAATACATCATTATCAACTACGTTGTTTTTTGAATCTCTAACCTTATTTCGTAATCATTATCTAGATAAAATACAAAATCACAATAAATGTATCCCTCTATCATATGTACAACGATCAAGAAAAGAGAATTATTCTACTAACAAAAGAGAATTTATCAATCAAGATGAATTTAAGACGATACTATATGAACATAACGTACATATGATTGATACCGATCAACTAACATCTATCACTCCTCAATTTCAAGATATTATACAATCTAATACCATCATTATTGAAATGGGTTCTGCTTTTACCATTAATGCGGCATTTTTTGCATCAAACTCGCATATTATTATTATTAATGATGCATTTAACTATTTTGCATGCGATTTTCCATTTTTTCATATCTTTCGAAAGTTAATGAAAGAACGAAATAATACAGTAGAGATTTTCTCCTATGGTTCTCATAGAGTTCCATTTCATGTAGATATCCCTTCATTCAAAGATGTACTTAAACGTATATCTTTAAACAGAACATGTTGTATTATTTGTAACCATCATGAATTTGAGACGATTAATTCATTTCCTCATTTTCCAATCATGGCAATTTCGAATGAGCTAGTAACCGAACAATATTTTGATTTTACTTTTATTACATGCACTCGATGCAATTGCTTACAGCTTAAATATCACGTAGATCCTTCTATTTTGTATTCAGATGTATATATGAATTCATATTTTAGCCCCTTATGGAAAGAACATCACGAACAATTTTCAAACTTTATTGCTACAAATACTAGTGTTTCTTCCTTTTTAGAAATAGGGGCAAATCGAGGTGATTTGTATAAATTATTATCAAAAGAAAAGACGATCGATTATACAACACTAGACATGTTTAAACATTCAGAATTACCATCAGAAATAAATTTTTTACATGGAAATTGCGAATCATTTGATTTTACTGGGTTTACATCCATTATTTTATCTCACGTATTTGAACATTTGTATTCACCGCGCACATGTATTGCCAATTTCAGAAAGGCAAACGTGTATGAGGTTTTTATTTCAATTCCAAATTTCAATAAATTAATTGAAGAACAGTCATTGCAGCTACTTAATTCCCAGCATATTTTTTATTGTGGTATAGAATATATCATTTATTTATTTTCTTTGTTCGGATATCGATGTAATAATTATATTTCATATGGTGGAAATTTAAAATCAAATATGTTTCATTTTATTTCTGATCGTGAAATGTCGCCAATCTTGATCCCCTCTACCCCGTTACAATTATATAAAGAGATTTATGTAGATAAAATTCAACAAATACAACGATTTCAAGTCCCTTCTAATTGCTATATTGCTCCGTCAGGGATGTATGGGCAATTTTTTTACTATTTCTTGAATAAAAAAGATAACATACTTGGATTTTTAGATAATAATATACAACGTCACAATAAAAAATTATATGGAACTGATAAACTCGTATATTCGCCACATAATATTGATTATCGTAATGTTACTGTGATTATATGCGATTGCCCTTACAAAGAAGAAATTATATGTGGCCTAAGACAACTATGTGATTCTGTTCAATTGTTAATCATGTAATGTCTCTATAATTGCAACAAACTTCTTAATAAACAAAAATGGAAACGATACATCAATTAGTTCCTCATTTGGCGTTGTTCCAAACCATACAGCAACAAAGAGTGGAAAATAGCACATGGCCTGCTCAAAGTCCTTCTGGTATATTTCCCACGGATACACCACTCCATTTTCTTTTAGTTTGATATAGTAATACATCTTAAATAAATCACGATATGCATGAATATTCTCAATGCTAAAACTCTCCATCATAAAAAAGACGATGTCCTGTACACCTTTTCCATTAGCAACATATTGCCAATCGATAAAGTAAGGCATATATCCTGATCCTTGTTTCTTATAAAAGATATTACCTGATTTCACATCGCCGTGACAAATTGTCAGATGACCACAACTCATTTCGTCCTGTATCTCTTCAAATCGCCCCACGATTCCCTCCAACTTTACCAATGTCTTCTCAGAAATAATGTGCTTCCACTTTTCAGCAAAAAGCGGCCAACGTTCTCGTAAAAATTCACCCCATACCGGTTTGAACAATGGATCATTATGCTTCTTTAACTGTGGAAACGACTTTGAAAGGTCCTTATTCCAAAACTGCGAATGAAACACTGCACATTGCTCAATCACCTTCAATGACACATCTATATTCTCCTCATTTAAATTCAAACCCAGTACAAAATTATCATTATTAATATTCTCCAATAAAATGCCCTTTGATAGATACTCTGAGTTTTTAATGGTTCCGATGTATTTCGGTACACAAATCGTAACATAATCGCGAATCTGTTCATAAAAATAGTATTCTCGGTCAAATAGCCCAAGTATATAGGCCATTTTGGTTAGTGATGAAGTGTAGTCATTCTCGTATTTAAGAACACACTCAATCGTTTCACCTGACTCCAATTCCAATCCTACACGAATCACATCTGAAATGTACCCACCTTTCAACTTATTGGTATCCAAATGAATATTTTTAATGGAATAGGTATTCGATACCGAACGCTGTATCATTTTTCGAAGTTCGTGTACAGGATCCGTCTGCTCTGATATCTGTGTATTCATATGTACATAACTAGTAATACGTGTCTTTATATTAAGTTCATCTAAAATGATTCGATTTGTACCATTATCTACCCCTACAATACAGTGAGGTGAAACGCCTTTTGCACTCAATAGACCTGACTTGGAATCCTCGAAAATAGTGCACCGATCAGCAGTCGTATGTAATAAACGAATGGCAGTTACATACGGATCAGGATAGGGTTTCGGTCGTGTACATTCATTACCAATGATAATATGATCGACCCGTTCTGAAATACCAATATGATCCAAAATGGCCATACATGTATCTCGATTACAATTTGTAACAATACATATTGAATGACCCGCTTCTTTGATATGTTTCATATAGTCTTTCACTCCATCTATTACAATAATCTCATCAAGATACTTTCGAAAAAGAGTATCCTTAAGTGTAGAAATAGTAGTGATATCATAAGATAATGGATCGATGTGTAACTGTTTCAGTGCATACGCATCATTATTTCCTTGAATATATTGATTAAAAATATATTCCGTCATGGGAATATTAAACGGTAGTAAGATTTCTTCCCATACTTTATGGTAAATGGGATCAGTTTTTACCAATGTCCCATCCAAATCAAATAAGAATGAACGATGTTGATCTATATATCGTTTCAATTCGGCAGGCGTTCCCAAAGAGGAATACTGTGATCGGTTGATTTGGATTGCTTGAAATTCTTTTCCTTCATCGATCATACTTTGAATCACACACGAGACGTAATATTCATTTTTATACCGCTGATTCTTTTGAATAATTTGTTGACAATGTTGTTTTAATTCTTGTATATTCTGAAAAAAGTATGCCCCTGTATTGGCATAGTTGCTAATTTTTTCTTTTTCTCTGATTTCTATAATTCGAGAATCCTTCACACCTACATAAGAATAAATTGGATTAGAATTAAGATCTTCAAAACATATTGTCGCATTTGTAAAAATGGTGCGTAGTTTCTCAATAATAGGAATATGATAGAGTGTATCACAATCAATCAGAAGTGTTTTAGAATGGGGTCCTAGGTCATAGTCTTGAATCCACTGAATTCCACGGAGGACTGTTTCTGCAGCACCGTCTGTTCGTTTGTCTAAAGAGATCAATAAAATGTGTGGATATCGTTCGCGAATTCGCATTGAAAACTGATATTCTTCCAATGAATGATGATAAACAATAAAGATACGATCCTCGACTGAAACATCCAAATGATCTAGAACCTGTTCAATCATGGCTTTACCCATTACTTCAATAAGTGGTTTAGGAAGTTCATATCCCGCCTCTTCAAATCGTTTTCCAATCCCGCATAATGGGATGATGATATTCATTAATAGTAATCTAAACAGTATCATTATTTATACTCTTTATTTTCAATTTATATAATAGACTTAATTGTGTAATAATCCAATGATTTGTTGCTGAGATGTATGTATTGGAATATAGGTATATGTATTATTATTTATTTTAGAGATTGTTTCTATTATATATTGTTGTTTAAACAAAAATGATGATTGATATACTGTAACTGTATCTAATACAATAAGCTTCTGATGATTACAAAACATATTATTTACCAGAAATGGACTACCATCTGTTAGAATGACGCATGATGCAGACTGTATTGCCGCAATTTGATCCTTTAAATCTATAATAGTATCTGTATGAAGACTGTTATATTTTGTTGTAATACTCGTTACTGCCTCATATAATATATTCATATCATAGGTTCTATCATTATTTTTATAATTTTCTTTTGTTTGACGTGGTAAAATAATATAATCGTATAGACGTGGTTCTATTCTAGATTGTGAGAAATTTGTAATAAACTGTACTATAATTTGTTTATAAACATCTGTAAGATTATGATTATCATTTAGTGCAGAAATAGGGCTGGGAAAAAGGCAAACATTATTCGAATGCATGTCATATACAATTTCCGTTTCCATGATATTGAAAAATTTCAAAAAAAGTGATTTAAATTGCTTCTTTTCTTTTAATACGATCTTTATGGTAGGATATATTTCCTTTAACTTAGTAAAGATGGGGAGATAAATTGCAGATTCATATACCCAATGCGCAAATGCATCATGAAATACCAAATCGATTACAAAATAATATTCTGATGGACCCTCTTTTTTTTCACATGTTTCAATATGATGACTATTAAAATCAACCATTGAATAATGTACTACATTTTCAACAATAAATAATTTATAAATATCATTAATCATAACATGTTCATGTTCCGTATCGTTATTTATATGATATATCATAATTATATTACATAATTTTATTATTTTTTAAGATTTTTTTCATCGGTTATTAAACAACTTAAGCATATATGTATCCATTTGTATTATAAATGGAAGAATTGTCTAAAAAAGAAATCAAAGTTTATTTAGCACATCATGGTACAACCCGTTTTTTTGAAAGACAAGTAAATTTAATTAGAAAATATTTTAAATATAATCATGCTACTACAGTAATGAAACTATATGGATTTGTAGATTCTGAAACAGACGAGGCATCTGAAATCATGCGACAAAAATGGATAGAACTCGATGTGAACCCAATTGATTTACCTAGAGGGAGAGTTACAGAAAATTCTATACCACATGGAATGATGGGATTTTCTGTATCATATGGATTAGCATTTCAATATATTTACGATAATTATATAAAACATGATACATATCGTAGTGTATTTCTAGAGAATGATATGTTCCCTATTGATTATATTGACATAGAAGAATATAGCAAAGGCTATAAAATATGTGGAGATATTCGATTTAATACTGGTCACTTACCTGATAGAATTATCATGTTTTATTTGGGTCTTCAAATCTTTAATCATGAATATATGACCGAAAAAGATATGTATTCTGGGAGATGCGGTTATATCAAATCACTCTCTGGAAATATGTATGCAACAGACTGTGGAGGAGAGAGTTACTATTGGTTACAACACAATCAAAACTATAAGACAATACGCCATATACCAACGATTGGATGTATCAACCCAAATTATGACCCGTTTCACTCTCTCATATGCGAAGTTCATAATATCACATCCGATACAGAACACTTGCCAGAATTACTTCGAACTGGATATAATCCTTCATTCCGTGTAGTAAACTATGATAATCTATTTTTACATTTAGAACTTATGGGCCATGATTACGAGAACGATTCTATTAAATTTACAAAAAATGAATGGTTTAATAATATATACAAGCTTTTAATGGAGAAATAAATTGGTACGAGACTTATTCATATTGTAGAATTTAAACACACTATATGATATATCTATAATATGAATACAGTGGTTGTTACACTCACCGATCAGGGGTATTTTCATAAAGCCAAACGGACGATTATGGATGTTCGTTCGCGAGGCGAATGGACAGGAGATCTTGTCTTGCTTACCGTTGGATTTGATGCGCCTCGAAACTTTATTGATTATTATAAGGTAATGTGTATGCGCGTTGAACATATTAATACAGATTCACTTGTAGAAAAATATAGAGCCTGCCCCATTCGACCCACATGCGACAATCGTGAATTCTCCAAACTTACGCAATGGGATAAGTTTTACGTATTTGGCTCGATCTTTCAAGTATGGAAACGTGTTATTTATTTCGATGCGGGACTGCGCGTGTTTGATCGGATCCAAATTCTTGCCGATCTACCGTGCGATGGTGTTATTATGGCACCAGACGATGCTGCTCCATACGATTCAGAAAAGAGATTTGGTGGAATTATCGAAACAGATCGCAATCCTGAAGTGACAGATCGGTTATTTCAGAAATATGATCGATCGATTCTCGGAGAGCGATATTTTTTGAATTGTATCTGGATGTATGACACCTCTCTTCTCAAACACGACCTATTTAACATATTAGTTACTGCTATGAATGATTATCCAATCTGTCGATGCAATGAAATGACGATCATGAATTTGATCTTTACTTTTACCTACAATGTATGGAGACCCTTTCCTGAATGGGCACATGAAGGAAAACGTCTGTTTGGATGGACGGAACACGATCGTGATTATGGATCACATACCACATGGCGTGATTTCTGCTTCTTAAAATACCCTTTTACGATTAATTTTGATTGTGAATAACTCGAGTACAACTCTCATTATTGTGAATAACTCGAGTAAAACTCTCATTATTGTGAATAACTCTTATCGCTCTTTTGACAAATGTGGCAACAACTGCTTCGAATGAATATGTAAATTATTGATTCGAATAGACCGTCCTTCTTTAAATACATAGGGAATCAATCTTCCTTTTTCATCCTCTTTCCATTCAAACGAATATGTACTATAATCAATGGCGGACCACGGAGCACGCAGACCCGTCATGATGATCCCTCCTGTATGAATCGTATCAATCCCGCCAAAATAAATCCCCAAACCAGCAGAATCAAACACGGTATCATGATATCGATGATAATTCTCAGATGTTTCTGGTGGGGCATAGATGGATGGCCAATGTGTAGGTAAAATCTGTACTCGAGACCGGTTCGCTTTCCAAAACACGTCGAGTGCTTGCATTTCAGTCATAAAATGACGTGTAATATCTGTATGGATAATATAGTTCATACAGCATATGCGAAATTCAGCCAAAATCTCCGAATTCTTAATAAAGCAAATGCCCGATGCACAACGATCATAATGATCAAACATAAATGCCATCTCAGACTGGCAGAACGATTCTTCCCATTTTAACGGATTATCATAAATTAAATTATCCAATTCAAGAAAGAATACATTTGTAAGATTTCGTTGACACATCAGATGATATAATACAACAAATCGCTCAAATGCATAGATAAACAGTCTTTCTCGCCCTTTTACTCTATTTAGAATCGTAAATTTATGAATATATTGCTCAATACATTGATTAAACTCGTGATCAATCAGTGACACATAAGGTACAATGATTACTCGATATTTATCTTGTAACACAGAGACAAGCGGAGAGCTATGATCGCTTATGATAAAATAGATATCTCCCTCAAAAAACAATCGAGTTTGATGAACCGTGTCAATTGCATATTCTGGCAATGAACCAATAAAACAATAGGCAATGATCATTTTATGATAGATACGAGTTGTTTATTTTAAGTCGATATAAAGATAATATCATATTCTACAGCTAAATGGAAAGTATCGACGCAGTACTATATATCAATTTAGCCCATAGAACCGATCGAAAGGAACATATTCTATCTGAATTACAAAAATGGGGGATAGATTCTTCAAAGATTCATCGTATCGATGCGGTTCTGAAGACACCAGGTGCTCTCGGTTGCGGATTAAGTCACATCAAAGCACTCACTGAAGCATTTTCACATCATGAATGGAATACTATTCTCATTCTAGAAGATGACTTTACCTTTCGATCAGAATTTCAGATCAATCATGAAATCAAGCAATTATGTACATTCCAGCCTCATTTTGATGTAGGGTTATTATCATATAATCATGAGTTTGTTAAATATACAGATACCGCCATTCCTTCTATTAAAAAAATACTATACTCTCAAACAACATCATCTTATCTGATACAAAGACATTATATTCCCACTTTATTACAAAATATGAAAGCGGCAACATATGATATGGAACGTTTTGGAAAAAGACATGAAAATTGTATTGATATTCATTGGACATCACTACAACCAAATGGACAATGGTATGGTATCTTTCCAGCAATTGGTTATCAATATGATAATTACTCTGATATTGAATATCGTGTTACTTCCTATGGATGCTAGATTCTCTCCTATTAGATTCTCTCCCATTAGATTCTCTCCCACGACTCTTCATAAATGTCCTCATAATGCACCGGTCCTGCGGGACCAAACCATTTAGACGGTGCTATTACATGTTTCGCAGAGGAAAGCCATACACACCACCAAATAAATGTCGAATTAGACATAATAAAATTCTGGAATTGTTGTAATAGAGTAAAGGTACGAATATCAGACTCCTTGTTAAGAATAACATGTTCATGATGAAATACATCGGGTATATCGGTACGAATTTCATTCCAATAAGAAGGATCGTCGCTACATAGCAGAAAAATAGGCTGTTCAATACGCTTCATCATTCGACCAATGGCCTCTTTATAGTAACTTCCTTCCAATGGTCCGTGGACATCACGATAGGTAATATAATCGGTTCGTCGCGCATGAACCACAATCACACGTTCTTTATTTTCGATGAGACGTGAGTATGTTGTATCGATATCTGCCTGTAAAAGTGAATGAGGGCGGAAGAGTGCCTTTATTTCTTGTTTCATTTCATCTGTCCCATAATATTTAGATGATTGTAAATATCCATTCAGATAGATACCGTTTTGTGGGAGTACTCCAATCTCTCGATACTGTGTGGGAAAAGATTCATGCCAATGGTCTAGATTAAACGGAATATGGGATACGAGATAGGGCTCGAGCCGATATACAACACTATCCCAATAAACAGGGCGATTTCCATTATCCATTTTACGAACAATCTGAAGCCTGCCATTGGTTTGCTTCGCATAAGCATACGCAGCCGCAATCTGAAACAGCTGATTTCCCAATCCTCCCATAATATTCACCGAAACAATAGGTGATGTCATTTAATCATATATAATATAGGGTGCTTTAGGTCTATGCCCGTACAGTTACATTACATGCTGCTCGAAAGGATCCATCCAATGTTTGAGCTGTAATCACAGCAGAACCAATCGCAATGCCTCGCACATTACCGGATGAAGAAACAGTTGCGATGGCGGAATTACTAGTAGACCATGTTACCGATCGATTCGACGCCGTGGATGGTGAAATAATAGAAGCCAATTGACGTGTTGTATTTCTGGTTAGATTAAGGGATATTTGATTCAACTGTATAGATGATACAGGTGTCGTGACACGAACAATAATGGATGCTGTCTTATTCCCATCTTGGCTAAAAGCTGAAATGATACCTGTTCCATTTCCTACTGCTGTAATCAATCCAGAATTTGACACCGTCACTACACGTGCTATTGCGGAAGACCATAATACTGTTTTATTTGTTGCATTAGATGGAATGATAGTCGCAATCGCCTGGAAGGTCGCCCCTTTTAGTAATGATATGCTACGTGTATTTAGTGTGATATTCTGAACTCCGATTGCGACTGTTACAGTAGATGTAGCGGTGAATCCTCCATCCACTGTTTGAGCTCGAATCATAGTAGAGCCAGCTGATATACCTGTCACTACACCTAATGAATTCACTGTTGCGACCGATGTATTATCGGAAGACCATGATACTGTCTTATTTGTAGCATTAGATGGTAAAACCATTGCGGTGAATGGTTTTGTTGAACCAGTATTGACAGTCGTTGTTGTAGGAGAAATACTAACGGACGTTACAGGTACTCTAATGGTTATTGTACATGTTGCTGTCAAATTACCACTCCCAGTCGTTGCTCGAATTACAGCGCTACCAGCAGAAACAGCAGTGACAACCCCCGATGAACTCACTCTCGCATTGGTGGAACTAGAACTCCATATTACTGTTTTATCTGTTGCATTGGATGGTGTAACCGTTGCAGACAATACAAGCATACTAGTAGGATAAAGTGTGGCAGAGGTTTGATTCAATATGATACTCGATACTGGAACGACTGGTATATTTGTAATAGTTACTAATGCAGTCGCAAAAATATTCGAACCATCCGTGCTTGATACAATAATGGTGGCAGAACCTGCTGAGATGCCAGTAATGAGACCATTGTTCACCGTTGCTACTGATGGATTACTTGACGACCATACAATTACTTGATTACTTGCATTTGCGGGTAAAATCGTTGGCGATAATTGTATGGTTTGTGATACTGTTAAATTAACAGTGTTTGAACTTAATGTAATCCCTGACACTAAAATAGGTGGGTTAAGAAGATAAGCAGATAATCCTTGGCCATTCATACTTCCCAATCCAGTACAATTGTCATACACAATATTTGCGAAATAGGAGCCATTCGATCCTCGTACAATATCATGAAAACATGTTGTATAGGGTGCTTGATATAGAAATGGATTAACAAATTTTGTGTAACGTATTGCCGCCAAAAATCCAACAATGGTAGGTGCTGCAACACTTGTTCCTCCAATTACCATATATTGGTTATTTACGATAAAGAGAACACCTGTATTGGGATCTGAAAGTGAGGCAATATCGGGCGTCATGCGCATTGTACCCGATAATGCAGATTGATAGGATGGTTTGGAATAGATGACACTGATGCCACCTCCGCCCGATGACCATGCGGTCTCTACCGTCTGTGCATCATATACATTGTTTGGACAGATCAATGTTGTACCACCTACTGCCGTTACATTTGGATTTGAACTAGGAAAATCAACATAATTTCCTGTTCCACCCACTCCATTATTGGATCCATAATCACCTGTTGCAGCACATATCGTAATGCCAGCATTTGTTATTGTTTCTAAAATCGAATTGATGGATGTTAATTGCGATCGTGAATAATAAATTTCAGGCGCACCCCATGAACAGGATATGATATTCGGTTTATAATGTATACCATTCACGGTTACATTCGTAGAATACATATAATTGAATAATGGAGCAAACTGATTAAATGAATTAGGGGCGATGTACAAAATGATAGTTAGATTCGCACTTGGGCATGCGCCACCAATCGTTTCCACATCTAATGTATTTTCCATCGTCGCTCCATTATCATTTATATTTGGTCGATTTGTCGCTCCATTGATTCCTACCACAATTACTTTCGGATGATTTGCCGGTGCGATTCCAATTGACGTCCAGTATGCTTGAACATCGCCGTTTGTTAGCACGCCCTGTGAATCAACTGTACCATACAGACCACCTCCAAATGATACTACTCCTACCACATACGCAGAGGGGCTCGGGGCTGGGATTTGATAAATAGAACGGAGTTCTGTCATATTAAAATACGGTACGTTTGCTGAATGAGGTATGAGTGTATCATGTGAATCGTGTGTATCATGTATATCATGTGTACATTTACATAAACGCGGCGTCATTTCATACGGAGTGACTGGTTCTGTGATTTGATTCGTGATAACCCATGTCCGTAATGAGACGATATTATCACTATATACGGTTAGTGTAGTTGAATTTGACACATTGCATGATAGACCTGCCGCCTGAGCAGACCGTTGACAATCTGAACACAACGGAATGACAACAGACGCCATATATTGAATAGATAGATTTAATATAAAGAGGATATCATACTATATCATAATGGTGTTCATATCCATTCTAACACCTGTATTTAATGGTGTTGAATTCTTAGAACAATGTATAAGAAGCGTTCGATCTCAAACCTTCCCAGATTGGGAATTATGGATCGGCGTCAACGGGCATGGAAATGATGGCGGGATGGTAGCACAAGTTGCTTCCTATTTTGCTACATCCGATTCACGAATTCATGTCGTCATTCAAGGCCCTCCTTTAAAGGGGAAAGTAGAAAGTTTAAATCATTTAGTATCTCTTACTACAACTGACTGGATTGCTGTATTAGACTGTGATGATCTATGGGAATCTCATAAACTAGAAAAGCAGGTACAGGCGATCCATTCGTATGCTTCCGATGCGGCAGTGATTGGAACATTTTGTCAATATTTCGGCGAACGTCATGGTAATCTTATATTGGAATCAGGCTATATTGATCCAATCGTACTCGAATATCACAATCCTATTATTAATAGTAGTTCATTGATTCGTCGAGAGTATTGTACATGGGAATATGAAGAAAATCATGATGGAATATTTGAAGATTTCTATCTATGGATGAACATTTGCCTATCTGGTAAAAAAATGTATAATATTCCTGAATTCTTGGTATGGCATCGTATTCATAAGAGTTCTGCCTTTAATAGCCAAGGCAGAACAGACGATACTCTTCGTAGGTGGTATAAGAATAAGAGAATTATTGCGTCAAATACGTCATATTAAGCTCATACCGTTCAGGTAAGTCTGATAAGAGATGTTCTAAAAAAAACCATTCATCGATATATGGTTTAGTACAGCGAACAACGATTGCCAATGTTGGATCATCTAAATAGGTAGATAACATCACTTGCTGATCTTTTCCTGCAAAACGCCCTACACGAAAATAAGCTTCTAGCATTCGCTGATAGGCGTTCTTCCAACGTAAACATGCCTTCATTCCTCCGCCCCATAATCCTCCTACCAAACGAATCTCATTCCATGTGTGTGAAATAACTTCTCCTCGAATCCCATCTGCTCGTTGAATCCAATCATTTGGTGTGACATTACCTACTGATTGAAATAGGATTCGTTCTGAATCTAAATACCATGTCGTGGGGAAGCTATCAAGAATCGTTTGTGATATATGTGGATCGCGAAATGCACCAATATCACACCAAAAAAAGAAATCAGTGTGAAATGGATTCACTTGTATTGCTTTCTCAACAAAAAATGGCTTTTCCGCCCAAATTGTATATAGTTCTGGAGTATGATGCCCTTTTTCTGGATCTATCTGATGTTGTTCTTTCCATTTTAATTGATATCGCTGCCATGTTTCCAATTGATTAAATGACAAAACAATGATATGAATCGACAGATTGCCTCTCATCTGTCGAAATATATTCTCCATCGACTTGTCTGTAAATAGGACAATTGGTGCTTTGATCCGAAGAAATGTAGCAGCCCAATTCATATATCGTTCTTTTGAGAATTTTGATGTAATAGGATAATACGCAGTGACAAGTGTACACGACATTTCTTTTTATAGTATTGTAAGAAGTGTTTAGACTTCTAAGATATAAATAGGAATAGATAGGTATAGATAGATGAGCGCCTATTGCTACCTTCTCTATACGGACGAAGGTCAAACGTATGTTGGCGCAACCGTGGATCCTGATAGACGGTTGCGTCAGCATAATAAAGAAATAGTGGGCGGGGCCCGAGCAACGGGTATTCGAGTGAATCAAGGGCTGACATGGAAGCGAGCATGTTATGTCACTCTTCCCGATTGGAAATCTGCTCTTCAATTTGAATGGCGATGGAAACAGCTAGGACGAACTCAATGTAAACATATTCGGTCTCCTCTCGGGCGGAGACTTCACTCTCTTCATGCTCTTTTATCACTTGAAAGGCCCACTACAGCGGCGATTCCATATGATATGTATCCAGACGGTCGTCCAGAAATACACTGGGAATTGGATGATCTTCGAGAGCAGTATGATCGGATCTAAGCCGATGCATACTCTGAATCATTCGATCCGGGCGGTGACATTTCCATAATTGCCTTGCTTGTCAAATTGGCCTGGATGTGATCCTCCAAATCCTGATCTGGTTTACGATTCGGATCAATGATCGTTGATGTAGGGACACTAGTGGATGCTAACTGATCCATGGTACCAGGACTTGTTCCAAATGCCTCCGCTGAATCAGAGCTAAATGGGGACTTCAAATTATTGCCAGCCAAGCCGTTATCACGAGCCTCTTTTGAAAAGTAGAATACAACGATCAGTACAAGAAAGCAGAATACGAAAAAATTCATACCCAACACAGAATTCATGTCTATCTATATAGAATAATTTTACGATCGTATAATTACCATGTCGGTATCTGCCATTTCTGCCAGTTGCTGTGCGAATGTTGCGATCGTATTTTCGGTGTGCTCTATTCGAATACCTAACTGTTTGATATCAGATTGTACAGTACATAGCTGTTGACGTAATGATTCGTTTGCGACATCGGAATTCTGATTCACAGGCATATAGTTATGCTCTGCGATATGTATTTCGTCTGTCATCGGACACCAACGATAAAGGTATGCTGAACCGGTTATCCCCATTTCTCTTTGAAAACAAATAATATCGGATCGTATCAACCCCAAATCTAAAGATTAGTGATACAGTAAAATATAATGACACAATCGTATCTTGATCACATTGATGCGATCATTTATATCAATTTAGGTCATCGTACCGATCGCAATGAACATATCATACAAGAAATAAAAAAGATTGATCCTACTCTCTCAAAAACATATCGATTAGAGGCAGAATATATACCAGCAAATGGCGCTCTAGGGTGTGCATTGAGTCATATTAAAGCAGTTGAATTGTGCTTTGAACATCCAGAATGGAATCGATGTTTAATTCTCGAAGACGATTTTACATTCATATCGCCTGAATGTAACGAGCAACTTATCGAATTATCAACGTCATGTACCTCATTTGATATGTTGTTATTGGCATTTGGACATGATGATTTTGTATCAGAGGCAACTAATTCACCCCATGTTCGTCGTGTTTACTCCTCTCAGACCACATCAGGATACGTTGTTCATAAAAATTATATGGGTGTATTACTAAATAATTTTCGGATTAGTAGCGATATTCTGCGAAATCGGGGTAAATGTCACGAAGGCTGTTTAGATCAATATTGGAAGCGGTTGATGCCACACGGCAATTGGTATGCTTATCATACACGTATTGGATACCAGTACGCAAATCACTCCGATATTGAAAACACATATCATAATTATGAGTGTTAAAATATAATTAAATAAATATATAGTAAAGTATGTCATCGTGGGCGAATCGTAACCCCCCTAGAAAACGTGACATTTCGACCATTGTATCGTCCTCCATCGTGGTTCCGATTCATTCAAAACCTGTTAATGAAATAATCTATCCATCAATACCCGTTACTCCATCGCCAGTTGTTCCTCATAAACGAGTTACAGCCACACAGGCAATGCCAACCTATCAAAAAGAAATCGCCTATCTTGATTCGTATGATACGACAGTAGAACGAATTAGCGCCTTTTCTTCTCTGAACTCCGACGCATTTATTACATTTATTATTCCAACCATAAATCGTGTCACATTATTTAGAACTCTTACTTCCATTCGTCAGCAAACTAATCAGCGATGGAAAGCCATTGTTCTCTTTGACGACTGTGCGCCAAAGGACGAGTCTCTGTTGTCATTATTACAAGATACTCGATTCTTATATATAAGTATCAAAAAACACGGTGTTCTTTCATCAAATCAACACGGCAAGGCAGGTCAGATTCGTAATATTGGAATGTCTATGGTCACTACTCCTTGGATTGGCTTTGTAGACGACGATGATGTTATTCTTCCAAAATATATCGAACATCTAATGGAAGAATCTAGTAGTTTATCAAATGCTGATCTTATTTCATTTCGAATGATTGATGTAGATCATCTAGTTCCTCCACCCTTGTGCCAGAGCATTTTACCAAATCAGATTGGAATTAGTTTCGCAATTAAGACATCTTTGTTAAAAGAGGGATTTCTATTTTCACAATCTGAAATGGAGGATTATCATTTTGTAAAAGAAGTACATCGGGCTAAAAAGATGATCATTTTATCGTCACATATTACCTATCTTACACGAGATTCGATTCACAAAGATTACCCTAAGGCATTACGAATCGTACTTCGTTAAACTTGTACTTCGTTAAACGTGTACTTTGTTAAAAGGGTGCGTAAAAAATGATATTTTCTTATCTCCTACGGAGATAGCCATACATGGCTCAAAACTGCTGATAGCTCAATTGGTAGAGCGGATGACTGTAGTTGTTTAGAATGATGGAAATCATCAGGTCGCTGGTTCGATTCCGGCTCAGCAGATTCTTTTTTTGATGTCGTTGTACGAGTTCAAAAAAATCATTGCGTTGTTTCTATCCTTTTCAATTTATTTATTCATATCAATGACATCGTGGTCCAAGTCATGTTCAAGACGTAATAGAGATATATCTGTTTTACATTCCGATACAATATTACCATCTGTTTTAAAAACATCGTCGCCTCTTACAATTACGGAATTAAAACATCACATCGAATATTCATTCGAACAGGCTGAACTGAAAATATCAAATATAACACATGATATTCTAAATATGGAGGGAATGTCCGGTTATAAAACACGGCATTTTTATAATAATCTGCTTAATATGGCCGATGCTAGATATTTAGAGATTGGAACATGGAAAGGTTCATCGGTTTGTTCCGCTATGTGTGGCAATAATGCAACCGTTGTATGTATTGACAATTGGAGCGAATTTGGCGGACCCAAAACAGAGTTTTTGAGTAATTTTAATAAACATAAAGGTGCGAATAACGCTTCTTTTATCGAGAACGATTGTTATAAAGTTGATATAACTACATTACCAAAATTTAATATTTATATGTATGATGGAAATCACACGGCCGACAGTCATTATCAAGCACTTATTCATTATTATAATTGTTTAGATGATATATTTGTTTTTATTGTAGATGATTGGAATTGGAAGGGGGTTCGTGATGGCACATATGATTCTTTTAAGAAGTTAAATCTAACTATTTTATTTAATAAAGAAATAAGAACAACTGATAATGACGAACATCCGATTTGGGGAAGTCAAAAACAGAAAGAATGGCACAATGGTATATATGTTGCAATATTAAAAAAACCCTGACATATCACGTCATGCGTTGTATGCTATGAACTACATAGCACCATCACGATGATAACAGACACAACAAAGAATATAAATAGTAGGAATCGCCGAATCGCAATATAGTGTATTTCCTCTGCCAGACTATTATTAATATTTCTTTCGTCCACCTTATTATCATTTATACTTTTCATACACATAGGACATTTCGCACGAACGGTAATCCAATTCTCTATACATTGTTTATGATAACGATGATGACATGCTAGCTCCCTCCATTCTGTTTCGACATCGTCCAAACAAATCACACACTCTTCCTTTTCTTGCTGTTCGTGATACTCCTCGCCATTTACTTCCATTCTGATACATGATATACACCTATAGTTTAAGATGTATATCATATAACATTCGATTTTTATACAAAAAGTTTCTCCCCCAAACTCTTGAAATAGAATTCATGATACATGAGATTCTTATCTAAGACTTTTGCGAGGGACTTTTGGCTGATTCCAGCTCTTGCGGTACAATCAAACTTACTAGCAAATTCGGTGAGAAGAGTATGATTTACATCATATTGTCCAATTCCATCGTGATATAGTACTATATTTCCATGACGTGTTTGAAATTGATTCTTCAATGACGCATCGCATTCTTCATAAAGCTGATAATAATGCCCATCTTTTATAGTATGATTCTTCACAACATTATCCAATGATGAAATAGATGAACACTGATTACACTGTGCGGCAGTTTTGCGATCAAGATAGACATGAACGATCTCTGTTTGTTCCTGGTTCACTTTCGCAATGTATCCATTCTTTTGAGCTTTCGTTTCTTTCGTTGGTTCAAGAGTTTGAAGCGTGTTTGGATCAAGTTCGCGATCTACCAACTGCCAACGAAATCCACGATACACTGTATTCTCTCGAACGGCTTTATTGATGCTCGGTCGTTTCATCGCATGATCTTCCTTCATACATTCCGTAACCGTTTCATAGACATGAATGATTTGTAGTGTATCTGGATGGATCTTTTGAAGACGAGGACCTAGATGCGGATCTGGTTGAGAACATGCGGTTACCGTTTTGGTTTGCATCGCATTCAGTCTGGATATGATTTCTTTATTACTGGCTTCTAGAGTCTGTACTTTTTGAAGAAGCAATTGATTTATTTTGAAGATCTCTTGAAAAATCGATTGATCGACATGTGAGGGTTGATTAGTAGATTGCGAACGCAACTGTTCGTTCTCGAGTTTCAGGCGTTCATAATCAGCAATCGTAAAATCAAATTGTGGTTGATTCGATTCAATAATATCAAGAAGTCGCTGATAGGTTAGACTTCCTCCTATTTTAAACAATTCATTTTCTTTTTCATGCCCTTCCAGTGTTGTTACTTTATATGGATGAATCTCTGGATGACTATGTAGGTACTTTTCAAATCCCATTGAGTTCTGTACCAAAAAACAATCCATAATCAATATATGAGGACCATATTTTTGTTTAAATTCACTCAATCGGTTCTTGATCCCTTTCTGGCTTTGTCCAATCTTAATAATGTATTCACCTTTTTCACATTCCTTAATTCGCACGATATAGACCAAAGATCCATTGATAACTCCATATTTACGCAATAGGAGTTTATGACGTTCTAGTTCGGGTGTTTGTTTGAGCTCCTGTATTTTTTGATCTAGTAGGCATTTTTGCTCTTCCATTTTTTGTTTCAGTTCCGTTCCTTCTTCTTCAATGACTTCATGAAGTACTTCTTCCATCTTCATATAATACTCATGAATTTCAGATGCCTTCTTAGTTTGCGCTTTGAGACATAATGATTTAAAGCATTTGATGGTCATCATGATTTTTTTGATATTGTGACCGCCGTGCTCGGTTCGCTTACGCGATCGCGTAAGCAATGATTCTTTCTCCAATCTTGCTCCTCCGATCTGAGGAGCAAGTTTTGTATAGTCGATACCTTCTGTAAAATATTTTTCTATGATACGCTCTGTATTATATTTTTGACTGAATCCCATCCATTTCCATACATTATCCAAATCCACTACAAAATCTTTCTTTGTGTCATAATTCAAATAGCAATAAAAACTACTAATGAATAGTTGCTGCTCAGTATCTGAGAAGTTTGCTTTGATTTTATCCAACAATTTTATATTATATGTACTTGTAAGCTTAGAAATCGGATGATTTTCAATCAGTTCTACGATATTAAGTTCTGACATGGTGTTTCTAGATATAGATGATGCTGTATCTTTAAGTCGTATTGCTTTTGCTTTTAAAAAGCAAAGTGTATAGTTATATTCCATAATATCGCTTATGCGATCGTATAAGCGATGTTATTATATAGTTTCTTATATATTTTTTATGTACCGACCATCGGAATTAAAAAATATATTTATGTTTATTAATTTTTTAGTTGTAATACAAAACGTAGTACAAAACCAAGCAAAGTGCTTAGTTGGAGTAGGCAAGACCACCCATGCCCGACATGATGCGGAGAACGTTGTAGTTGGTGGCATAGACGCGAACAGTCGAGGACAGGTTGGTGCCGACGGCGTTGTTCGAGACGGTCAGGAGCAGAGTGGTGTTGTCAATGCGCGACAAGTTGCACGTGCCCGACGGCTGGTGCTGCTCCGGCTGGAGGGCAAACGAGTAAACGTTGATGCCGACAGCGGGGATGTTGGTGTGGTGCTGGTACGGCTGAACCAAGTTGAAGTAGTTGCCGTCGCGAACCTGGAAGCGGTCGTGGCCGTTGAGCTGGAGGAGCGCGGTGACGACCGGGTTCTTGCCAGCCATGCCCTCGACACGGGTGACCGAGTAGCCCGACTCGAGCACGGAGCGGTCCCACCAGTCCGAGTAGTTGAACGGCTGCTGTCCCTTCCACGGGTTGATGATGGAATCATCGCACGACACGTACGAGTCACGCTGGACGACCCAGACGAGCTCCTTGCACGGGTGGTTGAAGTTGAGCTTCAGCTTGTTGGCCGACGAGGTGATGGACTCACCGCCAGTGAACTGGAGGACGTCGATCAGGTACTCGTGCGAGACCTGGGCGAACTTGCGGCGCTCATCCGTGTCGAGGTAGATGTAGTCGACGTAGAGAGACGCGGCGGCAAGACCGCACTGGCCGACACGGTTGCGGATGGCGTGGGCATCCGACGAACCGTTCGAGTAGTCCCAGCACAGGTTGTTCAGGGAATCGAACTCGAGGTTGATGCGCACCTCGTGGTACTGGAGCGCAATGAGCGGCAGAGCCAGACCCGGGTTGCGGCAGAACCAGAACTGGAGCGGGATGTACAGGGTGTACATCGGGGCGCACGAGGTGATGACCTCGGAGGTGAGGGGCTCGCCACCATAGCAATCGTTGTCGCAAGACGAACCACCCTGGTACAGGAGGTTGGTGAGCTCGGGAACGTTGCCGACCATCTTGGCATAACCAGCCTGCTTGCCGGCCTCCTGGGTGAGCTCGTTCCAAATGTGCATCCAGTCACCGTAGTGCTTGTCGATGCGCTGACCACCGATCTCAATCTCAACGTAGTTGATGAGGTTGTGACCGATCCAGTTGAGCCAACGGAACTGAGCGCCAGAGCCGTCGGTCGACTGGAGAGCGACCTGCGGGAGGGTCGCCTGGAGGTACATGCGGTGGATGAGGTCACCGTTGCGCTGGATAGTGCAAGTCACCTTCTTGCCGAAGTTCGGGGCGCCGTTAAACGGGTTCTCGATGGACTCCATGGCAAAGTTGGTGTGGCGGCGGTACACAACCTTGAAAAAGGTGATCTGGGGGTTGCCAGTCAGGTAAACGTCCTGGGCGCCGTAAGCTACAAGTTGCATCAGACCTCCTCCTGTCATCTGTGGGTTTTATACTTAGACAATACAAAATAATTTTGGGAAAACACATCTTTACAAAATTTAGCCGGGGAGTTTGTAATCGATCATTTTTTCATTTTTTTATATTCTTAATGCGCTTATCTCTTTATATTGAGAAAATTTAAAAAAATATAAAATTTGATCGATTAGAACAGTAAAATATAAGTAAAAATGACAGAAGATAAACCAAAATACATACGTAAGAAATGCGAACATGGCAGATATTCATTTCAATGTAAAGATTGTAAAGGGGCCAGTATATGCGATCATGGAAAATACAAGATATACTGTAAAGATTGTGATGGAAAGGGGTTATGTTCTCATGATAGAATAAAATATCAATGTAAAGATTGTCATGGTGGAAACATATGTCCTCACAGCAAGCGCAGAAGTCGTTGTACAGAATGTAAGGGCGGGAGCATTTGCCCCCATCAAAAAATAAAAAGTAGATGTGTTGATTGTAATGGTTCAGAAATATGTGAACATCATAAGAGAAGAGAGTTGTGTATAGAATGTGATGGATCTCAAATATGCCCTCACCAACTACGTAGAAGTCGCTGTACAGAATGCGGTGGAACTGAAATATGTATTCATGGTAATAATAAGTATATTTGTGTAGAATGCGCCGGCAAAAATATTTGTGAACATTCTAAAATCAGAAATCAATGTGTAGAATGTCACGGGAATCGAACATGTATACATGATAAAAGAACATCTGTATGTATCATCTGTACACCCTCTAGCGGATGTAAGCATTGTCATATGATTTCGGTTGTTGGTTCCAAATGGAACCCCTACTGTTTCCGTTGCTACTGTGTTCTGAATCCAGATGCTGTCATTCCCCGTAAATATAAGTTAAAAGAGCATCATGTGGTTGATAAATTGAAGGAGAACTTTCAGGAGAAATTTACGATGCGATTTGACAAGATCGTCGAAGGGGGGTGTTCACGTCGCCGACCCGATGTGGCCATTGATTTTGGTTCGCACTGCCTGATGATCGAAATTGATGAAAATAAGCATTCCAATTATTCATGTGAGGAGAAACGTATGGTAGAATTGTACGAAGACGTGGGATTTCGAAAAATCGTATTTCTTCGATTTAATCCAGATCGATACAAGGACGGATCCGCCGTGTATCCGTCGCCTTTTCGATATACTCGAGCAGGAATCCTCCATCTGGAAGAAACCGAATTCAATCGAAGAATGGATCAATTAATGGAACGAATTCGTGCTCATCGTATTGAACCGACAGATCAGATCACAGTCGAATATTTGTTTTATGGCGCCTAAAAGGCTTTCCCGTACGATTTTTTCACACGAATCAAACGCAGTATATAGAAGGGAGGGTTTAAAACCACACCTCTCATACCGTATAAGTACCTTTCAGGAGCATGAGTGAGAGTGCCTTTTTTAAAGTAAAGAGTTCAAAACGAAGTAACCCAGAGGCCCGTACTACACTCGATGCGATTCACCACCAAAAGATTCAAAGTATGATGGAAGAGAAGGATAAAGTTGGAATGTATAGACAAGAACAAGATGTTCTTAAAAAGAAAATGAGTGAAACGACGTCTGATATGGAGATCTGGCGAATAGAGCGAGAGATCGAAGCGTTAGAGAAGAAGATCCGTTCTATCGAAGACGGATCCGAAATGATGGACTATTATCTTCGAACGGGTGATATTCTGTACCATTATTACGATATTCAGGATCAAATCCAGCAGGGCACAGCAAACTTTGTCTCCAATAAAGCAAAACCAGGTTCCATTTTGGCGATTTTAGAAGAAGTTGCAGAGGATGAACATTCATCCACAAACGCATTTGCTCTGTCTTCCAGTGAAAATGAACAGAAAACGGAAGGCTCTAAAGAGAAGAAGAGCTTTCAACGAAATCAACTTCTGAATGATTATCTACAGATCGAAGACCCGTCGATGGGCAGAAATACAATGGAGGAATATGATGATCCGTGGACAAATTGTGAAAGCTGTGGAAATGAAATGATCATGTGTCTCAACGAAGCGAACCTGACATGCTCCAAATGCGGTCACCAAGAGTTTATTTTGGTAGATAGTGATAAGCCGTCCTACAAGGATCCGCCAAGAGAAGTTTGTTATTATGCCTATAAGAAGATCAATCATTTTAATGAGTGGTTGGCACAATTCCAGGCCAAGGAGAGCACTGAAATTCCAGCCGATGTATATGATGAGATTTTACTACAATTGAAGAAAGAGCGAATTACCAATATGGGTTCGCTGAAGCCCACAAAGTTGCGTGAAATTCTTCGTAAGATGAAATGTTCGAAATATTATGAGCATATTCCGCATATCATTAATCGCCTGAATGGTCAAAATGCGCCCTTCATGTCTCGCGAAGACGAAGAAAAGTTGCGTCATATGTTCCGCGAGATTCAGCCATCTTTTAAAAAGCATTGTCCGAAAGGCCGTCGTAACTTTTTGTCATATGGATATGTCCTTTATAAATTCTGCGAGTTGCTGGAAATGGATGAATATTTGGCATGCTTTCCTCTTTTGAAGAATCGTGACAAGTTGTATTTACAGGATAAGACGTGGCAGAAGATATGCGACGAAATGAAGTGGGGTTTTATTAAGACTACGTAGTCTCCATATGTTGTAATGTATTTTGTATCATAAAATTTAAAATTTGATTGATACAAAAATCTCAATGTAAATCACTCAATATGGAAGACCAGCTCGAAAAACTATGCGCCCAATTACAAGAACAAAATCAAGACAATCCAGATGAATCACAGAAGGATACAAGGCACAATGCGTTGCTATCCATCCAAAGTAGCATCAATATATTAAAAGAAAATCGGATCAAAAAACGACGTTGTCGAACGGGCGTGATATCCTTCTTCTGTTCTATCTGTTTTCTTCATCTATTTATTCTATTCTACTTTGGTCTGACTCCGCATCTTACCGCATATGTATGCACTTCTCTTGTTACACAGAAATATACACAGTTTGATTTCATTAGCACGCCTTCTCTTTTGAAGGGTACTGCCTGTATAAAATTAATCTATATCACTCTCGAGCGAAATAAGGGATTGATGGATGGTATCTTTCAACTTCAAAACGGAACGATATCTATCCAGGACGTACCAATGATGATGTACCATAATATACAAAATGCGTCGTATGAGTGGATTCAAGGAAAGCGTGATCTATCCACTACACTGTTATACAAAGATGTAATGATTATAAAAGAATATATTGAATGGATCGGTTATTGTATATGGTATCCTTTTACAAATACCGCATCCGATACCACTCGCACAGTCGTGTTATGGTTAAACAACAAAACACAAATCATATCAACTTTGCGCGAGATAATTATGGAATTGCCAGGAATAAAGCACGTACGTGCAGCAGTTAAAAAAGTAAAACATACAGTAAATCAACATATCATTGAGCCGATTCATCATAAAATCACGCAATCCATTCATGGTGTAACAAATCGCCTTTTCCACTTTAGTAAATCCTTTATTCAATGGGCTAAACCACTGAACACACCAAAAGATTCGATCGATTTAGATACGGAAGTACTAACCCTATCTAAATAAAAATAAACTCTCTCTACAAAGATGGCAGTTGTAGGTTCGGAGTTTTTATATCACCTCGTTGTCAATAACATTGCCCCTATTATGGCATCAAGTGTTGCTGGATTATATACAACTTATTTTTCAGGACGAAACGCCCCGACTCCTACTCTGGTTCGGTCCGAAACCGACGATGAACGTGAATTAGATTTAATGCAAATGGAACGTATGTTAAAATGGATGAGTTTGATTTTTGAAGACTCATTTGTACCTGTTGATAAACCTGATAGTATTGTTCCAGCGGATGATACTCACAAGGCTTATAAGAAGGAGTTGTATAGTATTTATGTGAACATTTGTTCAGATTTTACTCAATACCAGAACTGGAAAAAATACAATTCGACGATATGGATGTTCTCTTCCTATCGAAATAAAAATACAAAAGCATTGGCTAGAAAGATTCTAGGCGATGTGAAGTTGTTTCATGAAGGTCTAAAAATGTTCTCGATGTTTGAGAAATTACAAAATTGATCATTTCCATATATTGACAGTCATTCCACCATGTCGCTTTCACTCCATCTCCAATTTCTCGAACAACGCATGGCGACTATGTCATGTCTTCCTTCCCGTTTTGAATACTATTCAGCCATTCATCTCACAAAACTTCACAATGTCTGCTTTTATGCCTACAAGGATATTCCTATTAGCCATAAACGTTATGCAGGATTCCCTCTTACCGATAAAGGAATCGATCTGATCGATGAGACATTTAGTCACATTGGTCAAGTCAAATACTATGGACCTCGTTCCAAAATTCATTATGGAAAACTATCTACCTTTCTTGCGACTCCCATTCTGGTCGGTCGCAAACATCTTCAGATGACACTCGTTCGAACCCATCATTCGAAACTTCATTCTGAAATTCGTCAAATTGTTCAACGGGGGGATCTGAAGGATGTGACATTATGCGCTCGCGAATTTATGCAAAATATGCGGGGTTAAATATTCAATCCGACAACATAATATCCATCAATTTGGAAAATATGTTATTTTTAAAGATTTAGATAAAGATCATACCATATATTGAGTTAATACACAAATTAAATCAGTGATTATTCAAAAATGGGTACTTACATACGTGCGGGGAAACCGACGAGGTTAGCGCCGAGACCGAAGCCGGCACCCTGACGGGCGGTAACACCAACCGAGGGCGAGACAGCGTCGAGGACGGCAAACACAACGGCGGCGAGGACGGCGAGGGTGGCGACCTCGTCGAGAGGCAGAGCGCGCTTCGGGATGAAGATAGCGGCGGCGGCGATAACAAGACCCTCGATGAGGTACTTAATAATGCGATTGACAATTTCAGCAAATCCGTAGCCCATCATGATTCTATATTTACACGCAAGAAAAAATGCGGGGACGCAACGATCGTTTTGCGATCTACCTCCCGCACCTCTGTCTCAAAAGTTGTCGGAGATAAGGGCGTGGGGGGGAGATAGCAACCCCATCTGAGTTTAAAGCATGCCTGTCTGAAAGACTGTAGAGATGAGCTCAGACAACAACGCCGTAATCGAAGATTTTTTGGACGAGGATACCGAAATTCCAGGCCAGCGCTACGTCCTTCTCAGTTTTATCAGTCCGGAGAAAGTGCTCGATAAAAAGGAACTCTTCTTCTTCCAAAAGTTCCTCCATGCATATGAGGTAGACTGGAAGATTAAGAACCTGGAGAAGTACACAGTTGAACTCGTAAAAAACATTAACGACCAGCTTGACGAGCGTTGTAAGGAGCTCGAGAAGGCAGATCAGATGGCGTCGGCGGAGATTTGCCGTAAGAATCGTCTGCGCCTCGACGACGTGATGAGCCAGTATGGTCCGTTTATTCAGAAGAATAAGGCAGATCTGAACAAGACCAAAATTGTGGAAGCATATGACGATTTCATGTATACTCACAAGACAAAACTGGAGGAGGAGTTCTATGCGCTGAATGAGTTCCGCACGTCCATCCGTGGTGTCAAGGTTCGTGGAGTATATGGCAATCCGAAGGAGGCGGAGATCAAGGCGAAGAAGCTCCAGTCCAAGGATAAGTATCACAACATCTTTCTGGGTGAGGTGGGCAAGTGGACTCCGTGGGACCCTTCTCCGAATGAGATCAAGGATCAGGAGTACAACAATGATCAGTTGAACACTCTCATGAAGAAATACAAGGAGAACGAGGATTCTCGTGAGCAGTTCTTTGAGGAACGTACCAAGGGTGCGAAGCAAGTGGTGGGCGCATCGACTTCGGGTGGTTCCTCAGCGGGTCAATTTGACAGTATGTTTGGCGTCCAGGGTGATTTGGCTCTTCAGCGCAAGTTGGAGAAGCCGGTTGTCACGATGGAGAAGGTAGCGACAGATGAGGCAGATGCCCCCGTTCCAGAGAATTCAGTGGTGACTCCTGACAGTGCGTAAAAAGAAAGATGTAGTAGAATGAGCATTGATCGTAGCGTTGGATTTTATTCCATAAAGGTTATTTCCCTTTTTATTGTATCAATACTATATTTTATAACCGGTTCCATCTTTTCATTACTACTAGATGAAGCAGTTCCAGACAATGACCCTGTACAACAATCAACTGTTATGCTTCTCACGGAGGTGTCCATTATTTTTGGTGTCATTGGTGTTGTTTTTTATATGAATCGCATGTTGATTAAGAAAATGCCATTTTTCTTAGACGGATATTTTGGATTCCAATATTCATTGCTCCATGATGCGGCGAGTGGAATGATTGTTGGATATATCTTATACGCATATCAAGATAAATTAATCTCTAAATTGAAAGAATTGCGTGTACGATATACGGATATCTACGACCGCGTGGGTCGATCCATTCGTAACGCCTATCAATCTGTTTTTTAAAGTATATCGTAGCAACATAATATCATACGAATAATCCATATGATATTATTTTGATAATACATCTTCTATTTATGAGAAGTAACCAATGTCAGGAACGTCTCCGCCGATGAATGTGGGGATGCATGAGTTAGACGGGCCGTCGCAAAACGTGCCTTCCGGGCAGGACTGTCCATTACCGTTCGGCGATCCGCACATGTAATTTGTATTCGGATCCGGGTGATACATGCTGGCCATCGAGTTTGATGCCTGAGCGGGAACACGGACGGGTCCACTGGATGGCTCATTTTGAGCCTGCGCCTGGGCTTCCGCCAAATCCTGAAATCCAGAAATCACAAAATGAGGCTCCATGCGATCAATATAGCGCACAATCATCGGCAGCACAACCACTGCCGCAACCAATAATACAAGCATCGCGCCAATTCCCATTGCTTTCGGATGAGCCATTTTCTAGCAATTGGTGAGGTTTTATTATGGTCAATAAGAGGTTGGTGGTGTCATACGCAGATCAGAAAAAGGAGGAAGAGTGGCTGCCACATCCGAACGACAATATCCATTGATACACCGTACATGTTCACCCGAGCAAGAGGGTAAATCGACACCACATCGTAAAGGGCCTTGTGGCACCTCTTTCAATCCTTCCGCATAGGATGAGCAATATACATATAATATTACTCCTACAAGCAATATCATAACTAACACGTGAATTACTTTCTTGTTCATTCTACTTTAGTATCGTTTTTGTACATTAATGGCAGGCCCTTTCAGTCGCTGAGAGGCACGTGGATCAAATTGTGCATTGTCGTCTTCTTCTCTGCCGCGCGCCAGCATCTCTGATTGTCGCCACAATTCTGGCGCACCCATCTTGAATTCGCCGTGAACTTCTGCCTTATACCAAAAAATAGTGTCTTCCAATTTATTACTCTGCGTATTGTTATTAATGACCAAACATTCATAATTTTGCGTACATTGGTCCATCATTTGACAAAAAAATTCAAAGGACGGAAAGGCAGAACCGTAATTCTGATACAAACGCTGACGATTGTTCATATACGGCTCTCTCAGAATAAATACATAATCGACGTTAGTACGAAGAGCCGGCTGGATACCCAGCGGAAACTGCATGGTAATGATAAAAAATACCTTGAGCCAACGACCGTTCATAAATAGATATCGAATGTTTTTATCATGAGTCCATGAATCATCGTACATACAATCGTCCAAAATCAAGAAAGCTCTCGGATCGATGTTCGACTTGATTCCTTTCTCTAAATCTTGCTGAATCCGTTGCATGACAAGTTTCTGGCGCTTTACAAAGTTTGCTAAAATAACTGCATTGTACTCTCCATGGATAAACATGGGTGGTACAATCTTTTTAAAGAAACCGTTTGACTCTTCTGTTCCGGAAATCACGCAACCCATTGGCAAATCTTGATGATGAAACAATAAATCACGAACCAGGGTGGACTTACCGGTACGACGACGACCAATAAATACTGCAACCGCATCTTGTGGAATTGATTTCATAGCGAACTTCCGGAGATTGACATTTAGACCACCACCTTGTGCTGCCATACTAATTCTACTACAACCCATTGAATTGTTGTGCGCTTCAGAAACACGCGCACAAGTCTTCCAACCAAAGAGATGAAAGCGGTACGAAAGACGCTTCTTCAAGAACCCTGTCGAAGTCGCGACCTTACGGAGAATGAACGTGAATCCTTTTCTAATTATGCCCATTTACAACGATACTTTCCTGCTCTCGATCAATTCACCATTCCTAAATCAGCACTTTCTCATAAAAATATGGAACTTCCCACTAAGTATCAAATCAATCAATGGGTTTCGCAAGAACGCCCAAAGTTTTGGAGCGCCATGCGCACACCGGTATCCACGGATGAGAGCGCCGATCCGGCTAGTCCTGAATTATGCGATGTATTTGTTAAAACAGTTCATTTATTAAATCCAATCGACATCATTAAAGAGAAATACATCTGCCCAGAACACCCTCTTTTGCCTCAAAGCGAAAAGACATGGAAGAGTACACTTCTTAAATTACATAGTCATAACAACCAGGCCTATGTAGATGCCGTGTGTAATTTTATATTAAGTCGTTTTCGAGAGTTGGATTTAACGCCACACTGTATCTTATCATATGGTTCATTTACGGGAATTAGTAAGAATTATCAATACACAATTACAAATGAGTATGATACCTATCGCCAATGTCGTTGGTTTTGGAAGGGTATGGAATCCCATAGTGCTCGCTTAACCGTACTTCATGAGAATAAGGCGGCTATCCCCAATTATGATGAATTCTATCGAGAGATTACCACCTGTCCGTTTGTAGATGGCGACGAATCGGATGTGGAATTGGAGCCTCTTGATCTAACAGATGACACGGACAGTGATGCGGAGTCAGTTCAATCTGTTACATTTGATACGATCGAAGAACATGCTGACAATTCCTCCAATATGATGGAGATCAATCAATCGATCACGCGGAGACAATCTTGTAAAAGATCGGATTCATCCCGTTCCCGTTCCGATTCAGAATCGGATTCTGGATCGGATAGTGGATCGGAATATGGATCAGACTCGGAACCGGAATTGGAATTTGATATTTGTCTAGAACTTCCCAACATGCCAATTATTATGATCGCACAAGAAGCACAAGAGGGTGTGATGGATTCACTTCTGGATGTCGATGAGATCGATGGATTTGAGCGCGAATCACAGGGATGGGAGGCACGTTGGATTGCGTGGATGTTCCAAGTTGTGTCAGCGCTCACCTTTTTACAAAGTGCGATCTGTTTTACACACAATGATCTTCACTCCAATAATATTCTTTGGAGAAAGACAGACAAGAAGTTTCTGTATTATCGAAAGCGCGACGGAACCGTTTGGAGAGTTCCGACATTTGGAAAGATTTTTACGATCATTGATTTTGGTCGATCGATCTTTCGTCTGGGTCGCCATCTCTGGGTTTCAGATGATCACTGGCCCGATCAAGATGCCGGAGATCAATATAACTTCGGACCGTTCTTTGATCATTCCAAACCCAAGGTGTCTCCCAATCCATCATTTGATCTCTGCCGCCTAGCGGTCAGTCTGATCGATGGTCTTTTCGATGAGCCGCCACAAAAGAAGAAAGGAAAAGGAATTCCGATCATGAGTGAAGAGGGGTCCTGGAAAGTGTACGAAACAAAATCGCCACTTTACAATCTTCTCTGGAGCTGGACGATTAACGATGCAGGTCAAACCGTATATGAAACTGAAGAAGGAGAAGAGAAATACGAAGGGTTTGATCTGTACATTCGGATCGCACAAGATGTCCATAGTGCAGTTCCAAAAGATCAGCTTCATCGACCGGTCTTTCAACAGTTTATCTGGAAGAATAAAGTACCTGTGGAGGACAAGGTGTATTCATTGGGTGTATAATTTCTAGATTTTTTAGTAGAATGAGACGTCGTACTTCTAAGAAAGTATACCGATGTGTACGACAAACTACTAAAAAATATACAACTCGGTCTTCTCCACCCTATCCGGCACAAGAGTGCCCTAACAAAAAGATGAAAGGAAATGATGGGAAAATGTATATCTCTCTTAATTCTGAATTTGCAGTTTCGTATCGCTGGTATCCGTATTCAAAAGAGTTGATGAAACGTCGAAATGGAAAGTAAATAGATAATTCCATTTATCATATAATGAAATCATCATATGATAAATGATAAACAAGAAAAATAATTAATTTGTTTGGCAATCACCTGTAAGAGGGGGGCATGGGCAACCATTGATAACGACTGTCGCACCACCATCCTGCTTGCGGTAGTACTTCATATTTCCATCTTTCACTGTGTTAATAATGGACTGATCAAACACACCAAGACGAGAAGCATAGCCCGCACTAGGGTTAGCATAATTCTGGATGCGGTTGATGAAATCGCCGGATTGCGCCTTGTTCATGCGTCGCTGAGTAATTTGAGAAGCATCATAAATAGTAGTCGGCATGTCTACCGTATTGCTATAAAATTATAATAGCCTTATCTACCAATTAAACGTGGCGGACCAACTTGTAACTCCATCTCATCTCCCATACTTACACCACTAAATGAAGGCATAGATGGTAGACTTGTGGGCAACTCCATAACAGGAAACAGATCCGGAACAAGTATACCTGTAAACGCAATTAAGATCGAACCACTTATGAAATCTTGAATAAATTGTATATTTCTATATTCCTTATCCTTGTATCTCGCACCAACAAAGCTCATGACAATAAACAGGATTCCTCCCACAAGCATCCAAGGGAACCATACGGGTATCATTTCCAGTTCGTGTGAGAAAAACACACGTGTCCTGTCCGCACTTCGTATTCGCACTTCGTATTCGCACTTAGAGTTCCTCGTAGTCATCTAATCCAATTGATTCAGATGGTGCATTAAACTCATCTAATGCTTCTATTTCCATATCGTTTTCCATCGAGGTTCCTTCTTCTTCCAGGATTTGAAGAACCGGGCCGGAATCGTGATCCGAACTGACAATACTTTCTTCCTTCTCATTTGATTCCATGATCAGATCGGAATTTGTTGGATGTTCAGAATCAAACATAGCATTAAATTCTCCAAAACGAACCGTAGGTTTATCATCTAGCACAATTACGGGGGCGATTGGCTGTGCCACAGGTTGGGGCTCGGGTACAGGTTCGGGTACAGGTTCGGGTACAGCCTCAGGTATAGCGGTAGACATAACTACGTCAGACGTATTAGAAACCTCTTGATTATTCATATCAACTGACGGAGGAATAATAAGTTCTTCTTTCTTTTCTGCTTCTTCATCGCTATCTTCGTCCTCTTTTGATGCCGAATCATGATTCACAAAGTCTTTCAAAATAGACTTAACAGGTACGAGACTTCGTACTGCTTGAACAATTCCTTCATGTAACATGTTCTCGATATTACGATAATTCTGTTGTTTTTCCATACCCGGAATACCATCTCGAAACAAATATGTCGAGCTCCATAACAACTTAGCCGTTTCACATAGTACTTTGAATAAGAAATGTTCTACTTTTGGAATATTGATTTCCACCTTTTTATTGTTTGTCGAAAGACGAATGGCGGTTAGTACTTTTGTATGCGCAATGAACACTGCCGTAAGAAGATCTTCCAAGTAGTCACACCCAGAATTTGCCTGAATCACATGAATTTCATTCACAACTTTCTCCATATTCCAGTCATGAATCTCATTCAAGTAATTTTGAAATTGCCAAAGCGCACGCTTTGGCTCATGAATCATCATACGTTTCGCTTTTTCCAGTAGTTCAACATAGAATTGAAAATAAGCCGGAACTAGAAATACACAAAGTTGCTTTGTATATTCGGTACGAGCATCGGAATAAACGGAAAGGACCGAATCACGATTCATTCTTCTTCCTTCTGTGGTGTTGTCGTGACCCTATCGAACGCACGTCGATCAAGTGTACTCCCCAAAAAGGCCCACAACGAACCGGCCAATTCTGTACAAACACCGTAGTCTTTCAACACACGATCGTCCGATAGTAAGGAATGGATAAATAATTCAGGGTGATATCCCTCTCGGATATATTGTGGCAAATGTTCCGACGACAGATGTTGTATTTCCTCTCGTTCTTTCCTACGATGTTCGAGAGTATGCTTCCATATTTCAGGATAATGAAGTTGTAATTGTGCGCATTGTTTCGCACGTCGAAAGGATAATTCATTTGTTGTCAAGTACTCTTTGATTTCGAGGCGATTCAATCCGTGGATAGTTGACAAATAGTGTTCGAGATCGGCCCATGATGGGAGACGGATACGCTTCATTTTACAACGCGACCGAATTGGTTCTTGAAGACGACCTGCATCACGGCATTCCAAAATGAACAGAACTTCCGACGCATGCGTTTCAAGAATGCGACGAAGAAATGCTTGTGCTTCTGGTGTCAAATCGTCAGCGCCTTCTAGCCACAAAATGGCGGGCTCGGTTCGGCGCGCCCAGATATGAAGTTTTTGACGACCATCACGGAGAGTTCGATCTTTTCGACACGGACAAACAAAGAGTTGTTTTTGGATTTCTTGTGCATACTTCTGGATCCAGTAACTTTTACCGCATCCAGGAGGACCTGTGACAATGATTGGGGTATGGTCCATTTACTCATCATAGTATCAGACATGTTTATGCTCTGCGTGTTCCATTCTTCGCACGACGTACATTTCGTATGCGGCGTGTGCGTCGTCTGCCACCAGACTGTCCACCGCCATGCTGGCTATTACGCCCAAATGTCATCTTAAAAAGGCCAGCGAGTGCCATTAAACCAAGAGGTATCCCGATAGTATATTCTTCGTACATTATACTATCTTATTAGAATTTATCTCATTTTAATGATATCGTTACATACATACCAATTTATGATCTGCGAGTTCTATTGCGACGCACACGGTGCTTACGACTCGTATGGCGCGCTCCACCCGTTACCGGTGTTCCCGCCTCGTCTTGTTTCTTCTTACCATCTATCATCCCACTAACGAATCCGATAACGGTTACTAATCCTATCGCGAGTACCGTACCCAAAGCAACTTTGGTAGAAGTATCACTCATTATATTATATGAATAGAAAATGTTCGTACGATTGATATGATCACGAGCCTATTTATGCTTTGCGTGTTCTATTATTCGAGCGCCGCATGCGAAGTGAGCGTCGTGTACCTCCCTTTACCGCAGCCGGATTCGCATTATCGGATCCTTTTACTTTGCTATAGATGACTGCTCCTAGACAAATAACAGCACCTCCAATTCCTACGCCCAGTATCATCTTTCCAAACAGCTCGGTTGTTCCTGGAGGAGAATTATTCAGCGCAACCGTAGTCGCATTAACGGGTGGTAGTGACATTATACTATCTATCTTTATTATTTTTTAGCATGATGATACCAAAAAATAATAATTATTAAAACAACGTTTAGTCTTTTCTTCGGAGAAATGAACGAATTGTGACACCCAATATCACAACCACACTGAACACACCAGCACCCAACAGGCTACGTGAATGACGTGATACCCATGATGTAGGCTCCTCTTCAGGGTGCTCGACAACAGCGTTTGGTTCAGAATTGCCTGGGACTTGTTGTTCAGATGACATGATAACTACTATCATGTTTTACACAGTCTTTAGATTGAACTCTTTTGAAGAATCGCTACATAAATACCATTGTGCCATGCTTTCTGTTCAGGGCTACCAAAAATAACATCACAATCATTATATGTCGTTCGGATCTCTTTGCTATATAGTGTTTTCAGTTTCAAATGCTGGAATGATTCAAGTGTTCCTTCACGCACATGACGCCAATTCCAATCATCCACAATAAAGATAAAAGTATCATCTAGACAATCATAAAAATGTGTGAGAGCACGTGAATGATTTTCCTTAGAGTGTTCTCCATCGTACATATAAATATTAAAAGAGGGAAGGGATTCGACGTCGACTTGATAGCAATCCTTTTCGATAAAAATAGCATAATTATCTCCCTTGTATTTCTTAAAATTTTGAATAAATTCCTTCTTGGGACCACCGAACTGGCTCCAATTATCAATACATACCGCCTTTGCTTTATTTCCACACATGGCGGAACAAATAGACGATCCCTTCCATGTACCAATCTCCAAATATCGTGCGTCGTCGCGATTCAATAAATTATTGTAAAAATGCCGTGTCTTGATACCCGACATTCCTTCCATCTCGATGATCTCTTGCGTGATTTTGGATTCTCCTTTTTCTGCATTCTCAAATGCTTTCTCTACATGCGCACGAAGTTCCTCCATTTGTCATTTTATCTTTCTCGATCTTTAGATTCTATCGACCAGATGCCAAGTACTGGCGATATTCACGTACTGCTGCATCATCAATCTCCGCATTCTTGCGAAGACTTTGCATGAGTGGGTTGTTTTCTACCGCCTCGACTGCGGAATAAGTATTTCGTTCGCGGCTCACATCCAGATTGAGAGGAACGCGATACTCTACGCGCCCGATGTCACCTACACCAGGAGTGATGTCCACGGAGCGATTAACGGCAAGTGCGCGATCATTCGTGATATCCGCATCGAGCTTCTTTGATAATTGACGACCAGGGTCTCCATTGAAGGTTGCGGATGATCCTGAACCGGCAATCGGTTTACGCCCGCGAGCAATCTGTTCCTTATTTGGATTGGTGCGCATGTTGTATGCAGCAGTTGGATCCATAGCATCAGACCATGCTCCGTTTCCTCCTGGACCTGTCCATGACAAACCTGCAGAAAGTTGTGACTTCTGCGTCGGACGTGCTATGTCATCTGGATCATATACCTTCAGACGCTCAGGCGCAACGCCAGCGGCCATAATACCCATGCGATCCAAATAGATAGTTGATTCCTTCACAGTTGTGCGAGCAATGTCCTTTGGATCCCACACTGTAATCGCCGCCGCACGATCCACATGGGTGTAGGGTGTACCTGTCATGCGAATGTTTCCAATGGTCTCACTGCGACGAGTAGGGCGCGAATCATCAGAATATCGTGCCATACCCAGACCATTATCGGCAGGGACAGCATTGAGTGCCATCACTCGCTCTGATGTCTCATTACGCTCGTTTGGACGAATTTCAATAGAAGACTTTCCATAATCAGCTTTATCAGCCCCAGTATCCTTGGTATAATAACTAGTCATGTCCGCATTACGATATCCCGCACCACCGTATTGCTGGGAAGTGGGCATACGATAGGAACCTGTCACATAACTTTCGCCAAAATCTTGCGAGGAGGCCACACCTTCGTATTCCACCGAAGTTTCCGGACGGACCGTATGGGGCATAATCTGCGTCGAGCGAACCGTTTCCTTGATCAAGTCACCCGTCGTTGTAAAATAGCGCTCACCCGTTTCATCAATGTAAAAGGTATCGGGCTTGTAACGTCGAACTTCACCGATGTCTTTTAGTTCCGCATTCGACCCAATAAAGTGCTGACCAGGAACCATCGGTTTGTCATAGGTCTCCTTCGGATTCGAGAGGACGCGCAGCTCATTGGTATCCTTCGGACGCATGATTTCATTAATCTCCAATTGCTGAAATCCGCCTTTTCCGTTCATTCCAAATCTCTCTCCCAGCCCTGCTCCCACTTTGGTGGGTTCAAAAGGGCGCTCACCATTACGCACAACCGGTGCATTCGAAGCAATACGCGATTGAAAGAATTCAGTGTTGTCCTCCATACCGTTTGGATTTCCATAAGGCGCACGCGACGTCTCAAACATGTTCTCCACTTCACGCTTTTTCATTTGTGTCGATCCTGAACCATTATACATATCAAGGACACTCGTATTGGACTGTGGGGCAATGTTTTGTTTGATACGGCCACCAAAAAAAGGCTGCATATTGTTATGCTTGTATTCAGCGGATACGATGCGTTGACCAGATAAGGGGCTAATCACGTAATCGCTGTCCATGTAATTGGGGCTCGCTTCCGTATTGTCGGAACGATATTCCGTCATGGGAATATTTGATTCAATGGGAGAGGGTGACGGTTGTGTACCCGGGAGGAATCCTGGTGCGTAGGGTGGTTGGTTAGAAGCGTATCCAAATGCCGTGCCGTATGGACCAGTGCTAGGCTCGGAAGGATAGGTTTGACCGTTTGGCATTTGATACATCATGTCCAGCTCGGGTCCAAATCCAGTAGCAGCGGCCCCTTTCGGAGCAATCGTTAAAGCATCTCCATTCGGGCCACGTGCGGCTGGCAAGAATCCTTCACGATTTGCTTGCTGACGAAAAAGAGGACCTGTCGTATCGACGGGTGGCTGTGTGTGCGATGATGGGATAGAAGATGAATCTTGTTTCTTTTTTTGGCCGGTTTTAGAGACCACAAAGCCTAATCCGAGGAGTCCAGCGAGAGCGGCTACTTCCATACTATCAGTTTCTTGCTTTAATTTTTTGATAAAAGGCAACATAGATTATTCTGAGAACATAAACCGGATCGCACAATAAAGATTCAGACATGTCGATTGAAGTAACATTGGAACAGGTTACTTCATGTTCCACTGGTAAAACGGTATGGACAACTGTTACTAATTATGGTTATCGTCTCTATACATTGAATATGCTGAAAAGTCTTGCTCCATTTGGCCTAGATCGATCTGTGCTGATCCTTTGTCTAGACAAGAAATCAGCAAATTGGTTTATGAAAAAAGGGTATCATGTGGTTACTGCAAATGATACCCATGAGCGTTTTTGTGCCTGGAATACAAAGGGGTATGATCGGATCTGTTATTTGAAGTTGGAATGGATCTTTCGAATTCTTTCTCTGAACATGAACATCTTGTTGATCGATGGCGATATCGTGTTTCGAAAGAATCCGAACAGCGATCTTCAGAAATGGGAAATGGATGATCAGTTTGACGGACGGATCCAAAATGATTCACAGGATGATCGGAATACAGATAATCTTTGTACAGGATACATTTTCATTCGGTCGAATCCAAAAACAATTCAATTATATGATTGTGTATCCGATGCGGGAAAACAAAAATATGAAACATGCGCATTTGATAACAATGATCAGACGTATTTTAATAAATTTGTAAAACCATTCTCACGTTTTCAACCACTGTTATTGGAACAATATCCAAATGGAAAAATGTATTATGAGAACACAGATCGGATCGATAAGACTGCGATCATGGTTCATTTTAATTGGGTTCATGGTCATATCAAAATGGTAAATATGAAGCGTTATAAAATGTGGATCTTAGCACCAGAGGAGGAGTCTAGTTAGAACGTTCGTGGAGTACAAATGCTTCGGTGTAGGTATTCATTTCTTTATAATGTTCTTCAAGAGGGGTATTTGGTTGACAACATGACATACAAGAAAAACAGCGCGAAATCATATTAATTAATGCTTGTATCATCCTATTATGATAGAATGATACAATTAAAAATGAAATACGTAACTAACGCATATGCTTCTCGTGTCCGAGTTCTGAAAGGGGGGGCTGCTGAGAGGGGGTAAAACATGCCTTTTCACGATGGGTGTTGTACTTTTCTTTGTCCAAATCACGCGTCGGGATAAAGAAATCAAATGGTGTTTCAAATGTTTCCTGTGGATTGTGAAAGAGAGGCTGCCATCGATTCCAGCCGGTAGTACGAAGAGTACAAGGTGGATCAACAAGACGAGCAAAGGTGAGCGGGACGACTTCATCCTGCGCATGCTTCAAACTACGCTGATGATTACGATTTGTGTCGGGGTCATACTGGACGGCATCGCATCGAATTTTACTTCCAAGACGATCAATACCCTTCAGATCTGATTCCACATCCGTTTTCCATTCGCCTTCTACCCACGATGCACCGCTTTTCTGAATACGAGTGGTCGCATTCACAGGAAAGGTTGTCGGACAATTTGCCGCGGGAGGGTTTAAATAATAACGAGCCGCATAGGATGTGATACGCATATCATCGACTTGATGAAACGGATCATGTCGAAGACGGGTTAAGGCTTGTTGGGCACACGGGGCGGCCATTCTTCTTACCCTTTTTATAAAAATCTTAGATCTATGCGCATGTCTTAATATTTCTCTGGTCTAACGCATACTTCATTCACCATTGGAGCAGGAGCCATCACAGCGGGATAGGCAATCATCTGATAGACCGGTAGGTGGACGGATTGAACATCAATCTTGACCGCAATTTTCGTATTGTCTCGGACGATCTCTTTTTGATCACGTTGTAGGGGCTGATATTGTCTTGACGGGCAAAATGTGTTCGGGAGATTAATCCCTCTCAGATCTGATTCTAGATCGACCATATTTCCCTTGATCAAACTCACTTCATTTCCTCCCACTAATCCAAGAATGTGGCGTTGTGGCAAAGGGTGAATTTGCTGCGACACCAATTCATTATAATGCTGTGGATTTTCCTTTTTCTCCCAATGGGAGGATAATAACGGACCGTATGCTTCATCAACATTGCTAAGATAGTGGGCCATACTATTCCATCCGATGTAAATTAATTCATAAAAATTGACGAATCGATCCACCCGATATGAAAAATCGACCTCATATTCAACATGTCTCACATTATTATCTCCCTGGATGGAAACATTGGCGCCGGTAAATCCACGCTGCTTGCTGAAATCCGCAAATCCATTCCTGAACTTCGCGTAGTAGATGAACCTGTTGGTCAGTGGACGGCGTTGAAGAATGGTACTGGTAAAAATTTGTTGGAACTCTTCTACGAAGATAAGAAACGATGGGCATATACCTTTCAGAACTGTGCTATTCTGACCCGTCTGAAGAATATCAAAGAAGCAGTAGAAGATTTGAACGCAAATGGAAAGGGTTCTCAAGTGATTTTGACCGAGCGTTCAGTACTGACTGATAAATATGTCTTTGCTCAAATGCTGCGTGATTCGGGTGATATGGATGATCTTGAATGGGAGCTATATGATAGCTGGTTTTCGATTTTCAGCAAACAACATCAGGTAAATGGTATCATTTACCTTTCCACGAGCTCCACGACTTCCAAGGATCGCATTCACATTCGAAATCGTCAAGGTGAAGATCGAATTCAGCTGGAATATTTGGATGCGCTTGACCGTCAACACAAACAATGGATTGAATCAACTGATATTCCTGTTCTGACACTCTCCACAGAACCTGGCGCCTCTCTGGAGAATAATTTACAGCAAATTCGTGACTTTATTCAACGACTCAAAAAATAATCATTATGCGGTAGTAAATGAACCATGATTCGTCTTGATAGACCTCTTCCGCAAGGAAGAATTTTTAGTTAACATAGCATGTCGTTCTCCTTCTTGTAACCGTTTTGCTTCATCCTCTTCATGTTTTTCTTGGAGAAGTGCATCATGCTGTTCACGTTTCTGTCGTCGACGTTCCTTTTGAGCTTCACGTTGTGCGCGATGATCCGCCTCTCTTTCCTCCCGTAGAGCAAGTTGTTGACGACGGCGGTCCTCTCGAAGAGCATTTCGATCCCTTTTTCTCGCTGCTAATTCCTGACGTCTCGCATTACGCGTCGCATTGCGTGCTACACGTGACTCATTGCGTTCTTTTCGCATGGCATTTCGGATCTTTCGGGTTTCATTGCGTAGACGTCGACGTTCATTCTTTTGTCGTTGTTTCAGACTTCGTATTTGACGAATCATATTTCGACGTAAACGATGCTGCTCTGCAGCATTTGCTACAAGTTCTTCCTGTTTCATTTTCCGTAATGAATTGTTCTTACGAGTATTCATATTCTATTGTACGATCATAAATTATCATAAGATCCATATCATATGATAATAAATAAATGATAATACAACTTAACAATTAACATCACGCAGATACGAACGAGATGGGATTCCACCATTAATCCATCCTGCCGCCGCGACCTCGGGGATAAGGTTCTTCGGATTTTGAATATTGTTCTTCAGAACAGGAATCATCGGAGTATACTGTTGCGAGAAGAACTGCTCAGTAACCGTACCGCATTCTTTGCCCATACGCACTTGTTCTGAATGGAGCAATAAACTTTCCACATCACGAGACGGGTTACCACCTTGCATGAAAGGGACAGTCAGGAAAGGGCGCGCCTGAGGGCGAATCTGACAACGATTATTCTTAAACGCAACCTGGTTGCGTAGAACAGAGTCTGCGTCAATCGCCGAATTATTGAATCCGAATCCCTCACGAGGATACATCAATAGCTGATCTGATGCAACAGGGTTCACGCCGGTAGCTTTAGGTACAAGATTTGTGGTCTGATAACGACCGGGTCCAACAGACTGTGAATAAAATGATTGAATTCCGCAAAGGTCATCTCGGGAGTGAGTGAGTCGGTTAATCTCCATGATATCTACACGAATGCGCTATAAAAAATATAGGATAAACAGAATGCGTCGAAACGCGTACTCATATCAATTTGTTCCGTAGCAAATAAAGATCGATAGAATTATCGTTTGGGTTTAGAAGATAATGATACATCGTCGTATACTTTTGAAAAAACCTCGAACTCGATCTGTTTCTCCTCCAGCAAAGGTCGAAGTATAGTAAATAAATAACCCTTATTTGTCACCATACGTTCAAAGTCAATAAATAGTGTAGGAATATTATATTTCGTCATGATATATACATAATTCGCCATCATTTTATGGTAAAAAACAATCTGCTCTTCTTCCGTGGCAGCATTCCATAGTCCACCGCCTCGATTGAGCCCATGATGTGCGCGGCTTTGCGCAGATATCTTATAATCCCTAATAGGAATAATGACTTGTTTGATAATAATATTCCTATCTTTCACTATTTTCTCCATATCATTTAAAAAGGTCGGATTTTTAAGGACGCCAAATCGGTCGGTAAAGACTCGTTCCATTCCTGCATTACAATTTGGCATGACATATCGCTTATAGTTTTCTTCATTAAATCCTGTATCAAACCCTAAAAAGGTAAATAATTTAATCAAAAAAGTTGTTCCACAGCGACCCGTTCCAGTAATGAATATTTTCTCCATTCTATTACTCTATCCGATATACTATTATATGATTCTAGATAACATATTTCACTTATGCATCTTGGTTCAACCACGGCAAATGACTTCCATCGGATCCTGCTATGCATGCAGGGCGGCCGCCCTCCTTACAAGTCTTTCCAGGAATCTTGTATAGCCAGTCGGCAAACGAACCCTGATCATTGGGCACCGTAGTGGAAGGCTGTGTAATAAATTGACGCTGACCCTGATTCTTTCCAAACACATCGGTCGGATCAGAAAACCACTGAACACGGAAGAAATCATCCATGGTCTGTTTAACGGTCGGATTGCCAACCGTTGCTGCTTCAGGGCGATCTGGATTGTACTTAATCTCGTCCAACAATACATTCATAAACAAATTACGTGAGGTAGGAGGGGTATAATCGGGAAGAGAAGAACCTGCATAAGGGGCCGCATCTACTTCGGCCATACCAATCGGCTCTCCCACTGGTTGAACACTACCCTTAGCAGATCCTCCATTTACAAAATGTTCGCTCAGTTGGGGTGCTTCTACTCCAACTGGACCAGTTGGATCAACTGTTGTGGTATAAGGCAGTTCATAATATTCATCTGCCGTCTTCTTTGTATGCTTTCTAGAGGTTGGCTCTTGTTTTGCCGTCTCATTGGGAGCACTCGCCGCAATAGGTGTAGTCATTACGATTACAAACGCAGTGATCGTGCCAAACAATACTACAACAAGTAATGCAGGCAAACCTCCTATCACACTGGCAATCATTCCCAAAAAGAGCGACAATAAGACAAGCCGGGCAACAAAGTTTATCACGGAATGTTCACAGGTAGGCCGGTATTGTAAACTTACATTTTGAAACAAGACCGATGGTTCGGCCCAGAATGACGGCTCACATTCTTTCTTCTTCTCACTCATTCCTAACCCTTATCGACTTTATTTCTTATCAGCGTTTGCGCCCTGTCGCTTCTTCTCTAGTTTTTTACGTAATCGGTCACGTGCTGTTGCTAGACGAGCACTGCCTTCCTTTCCCGCTTTGCGCGCGATGTCCATGTCCTCCATGCCAAAAGCACTCTTGATTCCTGACATCATGTCAACGAAACTGGAATTGCTTGAAAATTCCTTCATCAACTCCTCTGCCTCTCGCGCAATTTCGTGCGGCGAAATGGCACCCGACTGAACTTTCTGCTGAAGGCGCTTTCCAATCTTCGCAATCGTCTTTTGAATAATTCCTGGGTTATTTGAAAAAGTAGAGATTAAGATGTTAAAAGCCCGGGACGGGTCTTTTTCGCAATCCTTCATCATTTCAGGCGAGATTCCCAAATCCTCAGGAGTAATGTCCTTCACCATCTCTTGAGCTAGCTTTGCGAGATGACCCTTCAGAAATCTTTCAGGGAGTTTCGGGAATCCATTCTCAAACATTCCCTTCAAATCCGGCAGCCCCTTTCCAGCTCCCGCAGGTTCATTGGAGCCATCATCTGGTTTGAAGAACTTCATAAATTTGCCAATGATATCTGAAAAATCAACACTCTCCAGTTTCTTCTTCATTTCATCCATGGCATCATTCATCCATTCTGGCTTGGCATCGCTAAATCCCGCCTCCATGAAGCAGCAAATCGAAAGAATTCGAACATGCTCCCAAATTGCTTTTTTGGAAGCGTCTGACAAGCAGGCCCATACGCTATCCGCTACCGTCACACCTGGAAGGATCGTACTTGGATTCTTTGAGTAATCGTTAGAGTCACCACCAAGGGTATTTGCTACTTTGACTTCTTCTTGAAACCGTTTCAGACGAGCATCTGAGTCCAGGGAGCCAGCAGCCTGAATCTGCGCCGTATATTCGGGAAGGGCGCCCAAAACATCGTCTACGAATTCATTGTATTTGGTCTGAAAGACTGATGGTTCCGTAGCTGAAGCCATGATTCTTCTTATGTATTACTAAAAACCGTTTCAATTAACTCGCAGTAGGCTTCAATAAGCCCCCTCGTTAGGCGGTAGCCTTTTCCGCTAGAACACAAAGCACCTTCAAATACTGCCAGATGACATCTTGATTCTTTGCGCCCATTGTATCCCAGTACTTATCAAAAATAGATAGTGCCGAAATCATTTCATTGAACTGCGTAGAAATCTTGTGCTGGGCGATCTGACGAAAGAGCGGGGCATTGCGTTCGTAAATTGCCGTACCGCAGTCTTTGTAAACATGCTCGACGAAGAGATCCAGAATGAGACGAGGGTTAATCTTTTTAGCACCCTTCACCGCTTCCGTTGCCATCTTAATTTCCTTGTCGTCCGGAAAGGTCTGGCACATTTCGTCAAATAGGTTTACAAGTTGTGTGTTAAATGCGCTTAGAATTGACATTCTACTATGGTAATATCCGGTTATTTGCTTTAGATTGTTATTGACGGACCAGAATAATGAAATTAAATTTTATTACTTGAAAATTATTGACGGTTAATACGTTGGGGCATACCAACGTCTCTTTGATTTTTATACGATTCTAATTGCTGATCCAACAAAGATTCCTTCTTGCTTCTCTTTTCGTTAGTATTCGTTGTCTGGAAGTTTGATGCTTCGCGAGTACCCACGCTATCACCTCCCCCGAGGTAAGTGAAGTTATGTTTCATACTTAGTCCGCCATTCCCCTGTGCGGATGTGTCCGTACCGATGAAAGAATAAGAATCGCCGTATCCTCCTCCCATCTCCATGTCCAAATAGGGCTCCGGCTCCGCCGGACCCTGCCCTCCACCGTTTCCGCCTTTCGAGCCACCGCCATCTTTCATTTTGCGCTCGTACAACCAATTCATGACTTCGGCATTTGTTCGTGGTTCAGGTTCGCCTGAAATAACAAGTGTCGGAGTCTGTTTGAGCCAACTGGGAAGGGCGGGACGATTAGGACCCGGATCCACACAAATGAATCGCAATTCCTGATGGTAATTTGTTTTTGAGATTTCTTCGATAAATGCTTTTGACCATTCGCACCGATTTGAATAGAACAAAATATGAATGGGAGCGGGGCGACTCATCCTTTTCTTCTGTACGAACGAATCGGTATCCGCTTGAACGCAAATGATAAAATTGATTGAAATGGGTTCGGAAGGTAGGGTAGAGTCCTCCATGATGAAGTTCTTGAATGTCCAGCAAAAAGATGATCGTACCTACACGTTTACTTTGGAGGGAAGCCATGTAACGTATGCCAATACACTTCGTCGTTTAATGCTTACCGGCGTAGAGACCGTTGCATTTCGTTCTGATATGACTGCGACAGGATCGACTACGGACGTGATCGTGAAGCGAAATGACACCCCGATGACAAATGAAATGTTGGCGGACCGGATTGGTCTTCTTCCCATCCATGTTACTCAGCCAAACGAATGGAATAATAAAAAATATCTGTTTACTCTGAATGTGGTAGGCGACAAAGACCAGGTACGTTACGTCAAGTCAGAAGACTTTATCATTACGGACATATCCAATGTCGGACCATCTACCCTTCCAGACGGCGATGACCAAAAAGAGCAAGAAGTCGTCGGAAAACGCGTTCCGACAGAGTTGTTCTTTCCTCGAAACCCCCTTACCAATGATACATGCCTTATCGCATCGCTTCAACCAGGCTCCGGCGCAAACCAACAACGAATTGAGATTGAGGCTGTCGCGTCGAAGGGTACCGGCCGTGAACACGCGCGATTCAGTTCTGTCTCGCAGTGCTCGTATGAATATACACCTGATGATAATCCTCAGCGAATTCAGGAATTGTTTACAAAATGGTTGACGATTACCAAAAAGGTGAACAATCCGGACAAGGCATCGGAACGATATGCCGAACTTGAGCGCGAATTCAATACGATGCAAATCAAACGTTGTTTCAAGATCGATGAAAAAGGTGAGCCATTCAGTTTCGACTTTACGGTGGAATCAGTTGGCGTTCTCGATGTGAAATACATTGTCAATCGCGCATGTGAAGTGGGTGAAAACATGTGTGGTCGATATGTTAATCTTCACGAAGGCGATCTTCCCGATGAAATTACACTGACTCCAGCGGATGCGCGTATCATTGGGTTTGACTTCCTATTTCGTGGTCACGATCACACTCTTGGTAATCTTCTTCAAACATGGTTGGTACAGCATCACATTGAAGGTGAGGCCAAACCAGCCATTACATATGCTGGATATTCTGTTCCGCATCCTCTTCGAGATGAGATGGTACTTCGAATTGGTGTAAAGGACGGAAAGGAGGCGACTGCACGCGCAGCGGTTGCGGCAGCGGCACGTGGTTGTGCTGGATGGTTCCAACAACTTCGTGGAGAATGGAATCTATCAACGGGTAAACCACTTGGAGTATCGTCTGATGCTCGTAGAAAGGTACGTGTCGCACCGACAGTGGCTCCTAAATAATAAGTCAGTATCGATTCATTTATTCTACATGTTCATCGACTGGTTTTATTTTTTTACTAGTTATTTCAAGATAAGTCATATTAATGATGGAAATACAAAAATAACCAGCCGCGATACTAACCGCATCGTAATCCATCCATGTGTTCAAATCAAAATTAATCATATTCGATACAGCGGGTACAATTTGAGGAGAAAAAATAAGACATCCAGCAAATATACATCGCTCAATAATCTTTTTCCAACTATGCTCTTCAGGGAAAAAATAATGATCAAATGCCAATGATAGTACTGATGCTATGATAATGGGTATGGCTCCGAAATTAAGTTCAGATGATGTTAATGCTACAAATATTAAAATAAATGATAGGAACATACCTGAAAAATAGAAATCAGTATCTAGTGCTTTCTTGTCCACAAATATTACATGAATGAGATGAAATATAAAAATAATGAATGGTATATTTACATTGTGGATAGAGATATACGTTAACGTTGAAATAATAAGAACTTTTATGATTTCAAGGATACGAGGAGAACTATAATTGGCATATTCAGGAATATCAACAATATCATCATATATTTTTAATAGTCCACCAAATGCAGCGCCAACATATGGAATCGGTATCATTAACTTTATTTTAGAAATAATATCATAATAAATTACACGTCAAGTGTTCGACCATCTTCTGAAAAATGACACCGTACACCAAGTATTTCTACTTCATTGATACGAGCACCACAATGTTGAATGTATCTTGCAAATGCTGTCTCAGCGGAAGCGTGATTATCGATTGAATAGGGGTTCCATCCTTTTAGAAAGAACGCACGAATCGCATAACATCCTAGAACACAGTCATCTCTATCCCATATTAATTCGCATACATTATAGAATTTCACAAATGCGTCATATTGATCTTTGATCACTTTTTCGAAAAATGCGGAGGAGGTGGCAGGGTATCGACCGGTCAATTTAATGATCATATCATTCGCCTGAATTCCTAATTGATCGATCGCCGTGTGAAGATCAAGCAATTCATTAACCCCTTTGCTTTTGAATGAATATTGATTGTGATCAGTATAGATCACTGGAACTTTTTTGTTATGATGTGTAAAATGATCTAAACACGTGGATCGTTGACCATTATTTTCCACAATGATTGGTTGAATCGCAGAAGGAAGATGGGATAATGTCTGCGTAATGGCAGATAGATATTCTCCTTCTCGTTTGGAATTCATTGTAAATCGATTTGTATGAAGTGACGCAGTAAGAATTAAATAAATCATCTATTGATGATATCTTTGATTCATTTTAGGTTAGCGACCACTTTTTTAAATCTGGCATATGCCATTCGGTTACATACAATAGACGTATGAAAATGCTTGTGAAGATTTCCTTTATTAGAAAATGTACTATGACAAAATCGGCATTCATTAGGAGAACCCTCTGCTGCGACCGTTTCTGCTAATATATCATCCATAAAGATGTGAATGGATGTAGGATTATGTTCATATTCTTCTTTATTGGGGAGAGTAAACCAATAAGCACACATCGGTGTGATTTTATGATGGGTAAGGAGATTGGACGAACTGGGAAATACTCTCAAACATGCTTCACATGTAAAGGTTACTCCTGAACGAGTTGAACTCTTTGTCATAATTTCTTCAAGAGGTGACAGAATAGGCTTTTCAATGGGAGGGTCCACTATTTTTTCGATAGGCTTTTCAACGGCTTTCTCGACAGGCTTTTCAAGCGGAGGGATATCAAGTGTTAGTGTTCTACTTGTTTGTTTCTCTGTTATTAATGAAATCACAGGGGTGATCATATGATCTTTAGATGGGGCATTTTTAGAAGAAAGACTAGAGAGAAGACTATATAGTTTTTTGTATTCCTCATCTTCTTTACTCATTATGTAAAGAAACGCATTCCGATTTTAAATACGTTTTAATCAACTTCCTCTACTGATGGACCGGTACGAGCGCTTGGTTGAGCGCTAGCACTTGGATTAGCGTTAGCAGCGCTCTCCGCACCAGGCGAACCCGCATTCTCATACATCTTTGTCATGACAGGTCGAATCTTCTCCTCATACATCTTCTGCTTCTCATCAAACTCGGCCTTCTCCGCATCCTGATGCGCCTCCAGCCAATCAATACCTTCCTGAACCCATGCCTCCACCTCCTTCACAGTATCCGCACCCAACGATTCCTTTACTTTCTCCTCACGTACCGCATTGCGTGTATTGTACAAGTACGCTTCCAATTGATTCTTAGCATCAACGCGCTCCATGCGGACCTTATCCTCCGCAGCATGCTTCTCCGCCTCCTGTACCAAACGTTCAATATCCTCCTTACTGAGACGACCCTTATCATTGGTAATCGTAATTTTAGTTGACTTACCAGTGGACTTCTCAGCAGCAGACACATTTAGAATACCGTTCGCATCGACATCAAATGATACCTCAATCTGTGGCACACCGCGTGGCATCGGCGGAATACCCTCTAGCTTGAAATCGCCAAGACGATTGCAGTCGCGGGTAAACTGACGCTCTCCCTCATAGACCTGAATCAACACACCTGGCTGATTATCAGCATAAGTAGAAAACGTCTGCGACTTCTTACACGGAACAGTCGTATTACGCTTGATCAAAGGAGTCATCACACCGCCTGCCGTCTCCAAACCCAATGACAGAGGGGCGACATCAAGAAGAATCATATCGGAAGTACGATCTGTTGTGTTCTTACCACCCGTCAAAATGTGCGCCTGAACCGCAGCACCATACGCTACCGCCTCATCGGGGTGAACGGAATCGTTCAGTTTCTTACCATTGAAAAACTGGCTGACCAACTCACGAATCTTCGGAATACGTGTCGAACCACCGACCATGACTACCTCGTGAATGTCCGTCTTGGACATCTCAGCATCTCGAAGAACCTGTTCAAGAGGTGCCACCGCACGACGAAATTCACTATCGCAAAGTGATTCAAAGCGAGCACGTGTGAGCATTAGATTCAGATCAATACCGTTCGCCAATCCATCGACTTCAATCGTTGCCTGCGTGGAGCTGCTGAGACTGCGCTTGGCACGCTCACATGCGGTTCGAAGACGACGCAGTGCGCGAACATTATCCTTAAGAACGACACCCTTATTCTTCTTTTCAAATTCCTGGACACACCAATTAACCAAGAGACAGTCAAGGTCCTCACCACCACAATGAGTATCACCAGCAGTGGCCTTCACTTCGAAGACACCGTCGTCGATCGTAATGAGTGATACATCGAGAGTGCCACCACCATAATCGAAGATAACAACATGCTGTTCACCCGATTTCTTCTTATCAAGACCATATGCCAGAGCGGCAGCGGTAGGCTCATTAATGATTCGCAGAACATTCAGACCAGCAATCACGCCAGCATCCTTTGTCGCTTGGCGCTGGGAATCATTAAAATACGCAGGAACGGTAATGACCGCGTCTTTCACTTCGGAACCCAGATAGGCCTCCGCTGTCTGCTTCATCTTAGTCAACACCATGGCTGAAATCTCTTCCGGTAGATATGTCTTTTTCTCTCCCTTGAATTCGACTCCAATTCGAGGCTTATTATCGGAACCGGCTGACACGCCAAATGGCCAATTTGCCATATCCTTTTTAACAACAGAATCGTCAAACTTGCGACCAATAAGGCGCTTCGCATCAAATACAGTGTTGCTAGGATTGGAGGAAATCTGATTTTTTGCGGCATCTCCAATCAAACGTTCCGTATCGGTGAAAGCAACATACGAAGGTGTGGTTCGATTTCCATGCTCATTCGCAATGACTTCTACACGATCGTTTTGGAAAACAGCGCAGCAGCTAGTCGTAGTTCCGAGGTCAATTCCAATAGCATACGACATTCTAATTAGATAAGACGACTCATTTTTAAGTCCTTTTATATAATTACCAAAAATTTAAATTTATGCCACTTGGATCATTCCATAATAAACATCTTGAATTCCTCGAAGGAGAAATGAAATGCGCTGCCACGGTTGTTTGCGCAGATAATCATGAACTTCATTCAGCGTTACTTTCTTATTTACTGATCGAAGTTGAGACAAATAATGACCATGAAGAGAGTACAAGTGAGGGTGGTACATTTTATTGATCTTGTCGATCGTAATTGTTTTCCGAACATGAAGCTGTTGGTATTCTGCATAAATCGAATGAATCAGAAATTTCATCATCTCTTGATGAAAGGAGAACATCACGGAATCCTCAGGATAGTATTCCAGATAGGTGTGTGCAAGATTTTGAAGATACAATTGAACAAATCGATCGACCACGGAAGAAGCATTTCCACGAAGTGATCGAACCGCGAGGTAGGATTCTGATCGAAATCGCCACCGATTACCAGATTGATCTTTGAAGACAATACCCTGGACCGCCCAGGATTGTGATCGAAGTTGTTCATGAACCCATGTCGTGATCTGATCTGATCCGTCTGTCATGGAAATGGAAGAGAGAGGGACGCAGTTTGAGAACGATGCTGGTGTATCTTCCATGGAAATCGTCCCATCAGAATAAACAATTGCTTTATGAATAAGGGTTACATTGTTCCCCTTGATCGGTGTGACAATTCGGTGATCAACGTGTTGTACGAGAAAACTAAAGCATGTTGCCACTTCATTATGCTCCGATTGTGGGGAAGGAAAGTCACTTGCTTTTCCCTGAATGATCATTTCCAGAGATTCGGCAGGTTCCGTAATGTTCCATCCCGTATAGGCCTCCACGAACAAATGACGAAATGATTTGGCGGAATGAAAGTGTCCGGACGCATCCAATTTGGAACGACTCGTGATATACAGGGTCTCATCGCCGACACGCTTGAAACAATTGATCATGAATCCATCAATATGCTCTTGACAAATGACTCCAGCATCTACAACTTCTTGACGTGTCTTGAATGGAAAGTCAGTCGAGGATGATTTAGGAGGTGCGACGGAGACAGGTGTATTTGTGTTTCGATCCCATACCACGGAGCGAAACCATTTACTATGAGGAAGGTCCATATTGGAAATCCCCTTCTCATATCGAATAAGCAATAACCCGTTACTTTTGTTTTGTTGTACGACACGAAACAATCCACCTGCTTCTGATTCCAAATACTCTTCTAATTGTTCCCATGTTGGATAACGTGAACGCAACTCTTGAAATACAGTATTTGTAAAACAAATTGACATTGTTTTTACTGATTACATCATCAAGAACCCCCTTTATATCCACTTCATATCGAAGGAGCGATTTATCACATAATAGAATCTCATGACGAAGATAGGGAACATGGCATCTACTGAGATGGGTGTCCTGGATAATGAGATAGAGGAGGTATCCTTCAATGAAATCGAAATAATGCCAGATGAGCAGGGTATCGAACCATCTGCTACAGAGACAGTTGCGGTTGGCGACCCCATATCGGAATCTATTCAAATCGCTCCGACAGTGAGTGAACTTGGCCAAGAAGATAGCCCTACTTTATTTATTCATTTGGGCGACGATATCATTATTGAATCTATTACATATGGGCGAACGATCGGTACGGTTTATTATCGAAGTTTGGAAATGATTCATGTGAAGCCAGATGGTGTTTCCAATGATGTCCATCGATTTGCGGTAGAACAAACCGAAAATGGAGAAGAGCATTTTAGTGAAGAGGATGGCGTGAGTGCCATTTATATTCTAAAGAAACGTGAATTTGAATCCTTTGTGGAACAACAAGATATTCGCATCAATCAAACGATCGATACATTTAATCAGGAACGAAAACCGTATAAAACATATAAGGTGATCGGAGTCGATACAGAGAATGATAAGATTACGATTCAAGACCCGAATGAAGAGAAATCCGAAGAACTAGAGTTTGGATTTATTGGTATTCCAGCGGAAAAACATCGTGAATTTGTTGTACTACGGGTTCGCCCAATGGTATTCTCTGATGAACCATCGTCCGATGAGGCTAAGTTACTTGAAGAGCAAAATCAAGATCAACCGCCTATCGAAGAACAAGAGGAATCCGATCTTGCTGAATTGGAAGACCTTGGAATCGAAGAAGTTGGCGAGATCGAAGTGGTTCGATCAAAAGTCTATACGGAGGCCGCCGCATACGAGCAACGCATTCCGGATAATATTCAACGAATTGATGCGCTCAATGATTTTCTTTCCAGTTTAGATCCAAGTCTTCAAAATGATCCATATGCGCTGCGTTCTGTAAGAACATTGGTAGAAACATTATTTTATTTAAAACAATCCACTATATCTTACGAGAAATCTGGAGAAATCCAAGGTGCCAAAGCACTGTCTGCGTCTACGCTCGTTGATCTGATTCAGCGTGCTGCAGTACCTCTTGGTCGACCTGTTCTTAACATTTCGAAGAAGGAATACAAAGTGGATGATTTTGATGAGAAATCAGACGCACAAAATATCCAATTTGTGGATTTCGAATGGGAACTAAAGCAAATGAAGGATAAAATTAGCACCCTTGTATCAGGCTCTATTAAGGGGGATTCAAAGGGAAAAATTGTAACAGAGTGGCATGATCAGCGTACCTTTCTCAGTCAATATGCATCTCCATGGAGACATCTTAGCGTAGATGAACCCCTTTGGAAAGCATCAACTGATTCTGATTTTTTCAGAACGAACCCACCTGATTCCGAGCAGGCATCTCTTCCTGGATACATTGCGAGCCATGATATAAAATCTCCACCGATCTTTCACAAAGTACCGTTTGGCATCGAACGCGCATTAACAACAACCTATCGAAAAGGAGCAGAACGGCAAAAGGTTGCATTGTTGGAAGAAGAGAAAGCATCTCTGAATTCATATCTGTTGTTTCCAATTCGCGCAGCACCTTATTTGGGTTCTACTCGTTCTCATCAATTGGCGGTGGATAGTGGACGCAGTCAGCTTCCCCCCAAGACAATGAAGACGATTCTGAAAGAGTTGGGCGATCCTACTGAAATGGGTGCTACATCAAATGATATTGTATTATTACACACAGCGGGTCAAACCCTTGGAAATATTCCACTTGTGGACTATGTTCGGGGAATGACATTTTCATCACTAGGGTTGGGAGATACTTTTGCTGTATTAGAACAATATGGTATGGAGGATATGGAATTGAATCAAGAGCTAACAGAGGTATTATTGGAGAAAATAAAAGCATCTCAATCACAACTTCTCTCCAGTCTTGGAGGATTACGTGATGCGATGGTGACTGCGGAAGTAAAAGAAGGAGAGCCCAATCCATTGTTAGAGAATCCCGCATTTTTAGAAGAAGTTCAGCGTCAGCCTATTTTAGCAAAGGTGTTACAAGATTACGAAGAGAAGAATGTATCACTCTCTTCATCTGATCTTGGAAAAGTGATCCATTTAATGAAAGCGCATCCGAATTATTTTCAAATCGCTGCTGGCAAGAATGCGCTATTAATGGGAAAGGCATTTATTGATGCGAATCGTTCGATCTATCTCTCTCAACGTTCGATCGAACAACAGATTGATTATAATAGGGAGCATTCAGGAACTCGTCCTCGTAAAAATCCATGCCGACATGTAGCGGATCTTGTCAGTCTTCGAAAATTGCGCGACGATTCAGAGAGATTTCATGAATTAACAAGGTTTGCGATTCGATACCAGGGTGCGCGCGATCAGAATTGGATCAATTGTAACGTGTGTAGCGAACATTTGTTATGTGTTCATGAACGATTACAACTTCAAGCCTATTTGAATCCGAAAGAGAAAGACACGATCGAAAAAGAGATCATTCTCATGTTTTCGGGAGGACAATTTCAAGGTAATTATATTTGTCGAAACTGTGGACAGACTATTCGTGAATTGGGATTTGACAATAACTTGGAATTTGATGACAATGGTAAACCCAAATCGGGCCGTGCGGTTCTTGTAGATAAAGATATGGAGTTAGATAAATTGATAAATAATTTGTTAGATGAAGATGCAGGTGGCGCGCCGACTACACTCTCGATGGAAAAAGAACTGGATCTGGGAGAATCAGAAACTGTTATTTATCATATTGTTCGTGAGATTTCAGAACGTGTTGGTATTCTATTGGATAAACAGGGATATCGAAATGTCATCCGAGGCGCCAAAAGTTGGATCGATAAATTCCCTGATCGCAAGACCTATGCGAAAAAGCAGGAGAAATCAAAAGGTCGTATGCCCGATTATGAAATCGCAACTTCTCGAGACATCATCAATGCGTCTGCTGTTTATTTACTGATTGAGATCCAAACCAAAATTCCAGCGTATGTGGTCCGATATGCCCTGAAAGGCTGTAAATCACCTGGGTTTGAAGGATATCCCCTCGATTCAAATGAATCGAATCAACAAGGTATTCAATATATTGCGTGTGCGATTTCATCCATTCGTAAGAAAGAGAAACCATGGACGCTTGCCTATCAAGCCATTCCCGATGATAAGGTGCGTCAGGATGGTATTTCATTATCTATCACGAGAATCATAAAGGATATCATTGGAAATGATATGATCCAAGCACAGTTGGAAGAGAAACGCAGATATCTATTACATGTATTGGGTACGTCATCTATGGGCGATGAATCTAGAACAAAGGATTCGATTCCAGCTTCGTTTCTTCCAGCACAAATCATCCTTACACCAGAAGAGGCTGCTAAACATGTCATTTCACGAGAAGTGGTAGAAGCAGTAGGAAACGAACGTGCCCGCGCAGGACTCGTTGCATTATGGATTCGTCAGGCTCATGCGATTGCTGAAAAAAGCGCACATTTGGTGCGAGGTTCTGCCTTCTCAGAAACAACCTGCTGTATTAACCCTATTCAAGAACCAGGTTCGTATTGGAAATCGATGGGCGAACTCCCTGAAATTCATAAACGAACCTTGATGCCATATCGTCAAGGGCAGAGTCTATTGACTGAATTTATTCCACGTGAGGCGGCAGCAGGTGTGACAGAACCAAATAAGGATTTATATTTTCGTTTGTTTTTGAAGTGCTGTTTTACGGGTCCACGTATCGGATATTCGCATCAACCTGGTGTAACACATCAATGTTTGTGGTGTGGATTTCAATTTCCCACTGACCCTACTATTATGGATACAGATAAGGAGGGTAAAGCGGCACTTGGCGAAGTGGATACCAATACTGCCAAATTCACAGAGTTGTTAGATACGATACATAATGTAAACCGTGTGGAGCCGATACATCTACGTGAAATCTCTACTGTTAGAAAATGTATGGATGAATTGATTGCAATCAAACCTGTACCACTCGATGACTGGGAGAGATTAATCGCATTGACGACGGATCAATTTATGAAACTTAATCACCCAGGCGCAAACGCAGACGACTTTGCGCTGGCGGCAGGCGAATTATCGAACGCATCAAGCGATGCGCGTGTCAATGTAGAACGCCGTTTATCATCGGAGAAACTTCATCGTATCCTGGAGGGAATTGCTCGTTTGTCATGGGTCGATTTTTTTAAAGTGCTTCAGACGTATTTTATTATTCCATTTCAACGTATTTTCTATAATTTTTCACCAGAATCGTTTAAAATTCCAGTCGAGATGGTGATGTCCCTATCAGAGACGCATGTTGAAAAAGATTTACAACCGGTTTTGGAAAAGGAGCTTGCTTTTCTTACTTCCAATAAAGGTCTGATCAGCGGCGATCAAATTCAGTTTGCGAAATTAAAATTGGAAGACTATCTTGCTCAAGTATCAGCGCTCCTGCCCTCTCTGAATCATATTCGACCAAGTGTGATTCCAGGCGGAGATACCTCATTATTATATATCCGTCAAGCATTTCTATACGGACCCCTTTCGATGCTTCTTGATTCTTCGCGTGTTCCAACCAGTATTGGCTATCAGAGCACGGTGGATGCAATGATGGATCGTTCCGTTGAATTTCTGCTTCGTATGGTTAGCTCTTCTTTAAACAAATACACTCGTGAATACTTATCGTATGATACGAAAGAGATTAAGAATCTCATTGCGATTAGTGAAGAGAAGGAACGTGTCAATGTTCTTCGAGAATATAGGGCACTATCCGATGAAGAACGTAAAATGGAACGAATGAATCAGATGCTTGGTCTTGGTAAATGGGCGGTTGGTGGTACGAAGTTGATTTACGCATATGACAAGGATTATTATGATCTGGAGCGCCAGAAACGTCTTGATGCGGGTATTATGGATTTTCCCGGTCAAAGTGTCAACGATATGGATGGCGAAGAGGGTGGAGAATATGACGAATTAGGCTTTCGCCAATACGGTGATGATGATGAATACGAAAGAGACGGCGGATACGACCATAACCAGCACGGCGACGACGATAATGAATAAGAGATATTATGGATGGTTTTTTTCTAGTAAGAACAATAAGGAATGTCCCTGCTCATCTATTCGGGATTACTGTACTTATTAGGTATTTCAATCATTCTCACTTTTAAACCTGAAATAATGTTTACAAAGGAGGGAAATTGGAAAGAGTTTGGTCTAGGACGTTCAAAGATCCGTTATACATGGATGCCATTTTGGCTGTTCGCCATTCTTTGGGCAATTCTATCGTATCTATTCGTATTAATCATTGCGAGTCATACGGGTCTTGGAGGAGTGACTGAAAACACAGAAATCAGTATATCAAAGGATACGATTGAACCTGAAAATGTATCGATGAAGGCTATGTCACCGGTTCCACAGAGTGGACTAAAGAAGAAGCCAAATTCCATGGGAGATATGAAAAAAGGTTATTACATTTTGGACACCAATGAGACAATAAAGAAGGGAATTCCGAAATACATCTACTTGGGACCTGAAGCTCCCAATCTTGTTTATCATCATCAATTGGAAGCTGACAATCCGGTAGAAACAGACTAACATACAACTGCGGTTCCGCTACCGATTACGATTCCAAATAACATAGAGAAAAACAAATAAAATCCATATGCTAAACCGGATACCATAGGCGCTTTTGCTTCTATGCTTTCCAGTGATGGGGGAGGTTTACAACAGCTTGATGAATTTTTGCTATTGGGTTCTGGTGTATAAAATGGTGCGATAATGGATACAACAGGTATACGGCAAAAGGAGATAGAAGAAATAGCTAAGCCAATAAATATCGCGATAAGAGCTGGAATCGCACCCATAAACGCTTTTCCACTATCGGTGTGTTTACAATACATGTATTGTGATGCCATATTCATTCCTGACGCAATGAGAAATCCAATGATAGGAAGTCCAGCCCATAAAATAACATTAAAAGCTGGAATAGAATCTTTCGAATAGAAGAGAAACAATGTAATAATAAAAAGGATACAACCCGCAGGAACCGCGACGGACATAGCGTTGATACTTACGCTACCTGTACCCGGATTCGACATGACTACCAACTTAACAGAAATTATTCACAATGATTCGGACACGTATAAAGACAACATTTGAAAATCAAGAGGTACAGTAGAGATATGGCGGCAGAACCCACTACCGATGAGTTGAGACGATTTTATGAGGAGCGTTCTAAGACATGTCCGTCGAAAAAAAAGCGTTTTCAAATTGATAAGCAGGGTGATTTAGTAGAATATAACGCAAAAGGCGAATTGGTAAAAACGATTGTTCTTCCTACCTATCGTCCACCAACAGAACCTGAAATAAAAGAGATGGAGGAAGAACGATTTGCCAATATTGCGGCAGCGAATCGTGTGTTTGAAGATGCCCGTCGAAGCCTGTACCAAGCTCTACAAGAAGGGACTGTGAGCCGGTCAGAAATATTGGATTTAAATCGTAATGTGCGCGATGCCGATATTCTTCTTCAGAAGGCTCGATTTCCGTTACGGTCAGTCCATTCTGAAAGCCGTATCAAAATAAAAGATATCGATTTTAATCAAATGCAGGAAACACGTGTATTTCCCTATTCTATCGCGTTTACAGAGGTTCGTCCATTTACATTACAACAACAATATGTACGCGTTGGTGATGCCCCTCTTCCACAGATGGTAAGTGTAGCAGAAGCATTACAAGCAAATGTGCCAACAGAAACGGTTGTCTTGTTTTCGGACCAGAATATGGAAATGAGCCCACATGGATTCTTGGCATTGGGATGGCCAGTTGCGATCCCCTTTAAGGAGAAAATATACAAATCGGCACGCCATGCGATTTTTGCGGAATTAGCGAGAGAATTCAATGATGTAGAACGTGCGGATGCGATTCAAAGTGCGGAATCAAGTTCGGATATTCGTTACACGATTGATGATATAGTTGGAGGAAAGGATGTAAATCAAATGAAATGGAATACGACACTATCTCGTCTGATTGATATGGTAAATCTTACTAAATTCAAGCAATATCCTGAATTGGCACAGCGATTGATGGAACTTCCCTCTCCGTTAGTCATTGGCGCATATGAACCAAATGACACGTATATGGGTATTGGAATATCGGTTGACAATGTGAAAGCGAAAGATAAATTGGCATGGACAGGTGAAAATCTGGTTGGAAAGGCATTAATGAAGATTCGAGAGAATTTGATTGCGGAACGCGCCCAACTTGTTACACAAAGTGCGAAACGCCCGCGAAAAGCGCAAACACAAACACAGACATCGACTGTATCCAGTACAAGTATACCAGGTGCTACACCGACAGGAGTGGCGCCACCATTGTTACCATCCAGTGTAGGTGTTACACCGATGTCATTGGCGCAGTTAAATATGGCAAACACCGCACCTATGGCAGCACCTATGGCAGCACCTATGGCAGCACCTATGGCAGCACCTATGGCAGCACCTATGGCAGCACCTATGGCAGCACCTATGGCAGCACCTATGGCAGCACCCATGGCAGCACCCATAGCATCGGTTCGCAAAGGCCCGCGTATGCCCCCTCGTCCAAAACCTCAAGCGATGCCGCCAGTTGATGATCAGAAATATGACAGTTAATTTACTTGCTCAGTGGAAAATCTTTCAACTTATCTTGGTTCTTGTCACAATCCACCTTAGTGGCTTTGTAACGATAACATACTCCATTTTTATCTTTGTAAATTGTTTTATCCGCGGTATCTGGATGTGGATATTTATAAACAACCGTTTCTTCCGGTTTAACAAATAAAATAGCAATGATACCAAGGACAAGACCCGCTAAAAGGGGGACGATACGAATATGACTGATCATCTTTACTCGGTAGCCAGAAAATAGAGTGAGGAGTAATCAGGAAACATGAACCTTCTCAAATTGTTACATGATGATAAATTCAACGTATTTTTCAGCTTGATGCTGGGAATTGGTATCATTTGTGTTATTCGTCCCATATGTACTGGTCCTGACTGTGCTGTCAAAAAGGCTCCGTCGGAGAAAGACTTTGATCAATTTGTTTATCGCATGGGAGGCGACAAGTGCTATTCTTTTAAAACAGAAACAGTGGAATGTCCCTCATCAGGAGTGATTGAATCCTTCCGAGAGCGCCCCAAACGCGCCACACCTGTCCAACCGCCCACGTTATTTGCAGTACGCAGTACACCGATTTTGTCCTGCGAGTAGTTTCCTCTAAAGGATTTCTGTCTTTTTCATAAGAAATGGCAAGTGCGGGTACCCTGCTTAGTGACCTCGATGGTAAGGCTCCGGTGTTTAACAAAGACGACGATCTCGTCAATAAGATTCTGGCAGATATGAACATGCCGAGTTCATCCAATCCTATCATGTCGGCTCCGCCACCTCCTTCCGGTAACGGAAGTCGGATGATTCAAGCACCAAATCCCAATACCGTTTATCCAATGGCGACTGACCCATCCATCGCTACGGCACATCTGATTGGAAAGGAATATCCTTCCACTGCTGATTTTGCGAATCTGATGCATGCCCCAAGTTATTCGCATGGAGGGTCCCCATATGCTAGTGTTGCGCCCCATCAGATGGCAGCTCCACCCACCTTAGTGGAAACAAAGGGTAACTTTTACTCTGATATTTTGGTCCAGATAAAGCAACCCATTCTGGTTGCCATCATTATCTTTCTGGTTAGTTTGCCTGTTCTCAATGTATTGATTGGTCATTATGTGCCGTCTCTTTTACGAATCGGAGGAGATGTTACTACGGCAGGTTTGGCTGTCAAATCAGTGATTGGTGGATTTTTGTTTTGGTTCATTCAGAAAGTTCTCGTTCCATTGATGGCCGTATAGTAAAAACTTTCTTACGAAGCAAATAGGAGAAATGAACTTCAATCAAACTACTTATTTTATCGCAATGGTATTGTTGTGTATCACTGCGCTGTATACATTAGTCTATTCAGGCATTACAGGACTACTCTTCTGTTCCGCATTTGGTCTGATTGTTGCCGCATTTGTGAATCAGCCGGAGCTAATTGCCGCCGCAGTGATGATCTTTTCCTTATTTTATCTGTTTTTTCTGAAGCGATATTTGAGGAATCTGGAGCCGTTTACGAATCAGAGCGATGAGATCGTGTCACGTATTGGAGACATGTCATCAAAGCATCGTCCTACTAAACAGGTTCTGTCCAACTCTCATAAGGAGCCATTTGGTGTATATGATCCCGCGATCGAAGGATTTCAAGATGTGAATCCAGACGCATCGAAAGATGGCGCGCCTTCCGATAGTTCTTCCGCATCAACTGCCCTCACCACGAATCAGGTTGCGTCGAATCAAGTGAAGGCAGTGACAAGCGCACTAGAGGGAAAATCGGATGAAGAGGTGGAAAAAGAGGAAACGAAATCGGCGACAGGAACCCTGTTCAAAACGGGTCAGATGCCGTCTGAGAACATTGGCGGGCCAAAGCTAGATGCTGGTAAAACCATCATGAAGGCCATGGAGTCATTTGATTCAAATACAGTTGGTGCAATGACGGATGATACAAAGAAACTGTTGGAAACACAGAAGAGCTTGATGGGAATGTTGACACAGATGCGTCCCGTTCTCTCAGAAGGAAAAGAACTGCTTCAGACATTCTCGGGTATGTTTGGCGGAGGCTCCAATGGAAACGGATCGGGTATGCAGTTTAAACTATAAGTGGGGGCGCAAGCCTCCCCACACCCCTGTATTGACGGACGTACAACGCAAGTCCACGTCCTTTAGCAATGTACGTATATGTAAAGTATTTGACGATTTTTTATAAAAACGATATCAAATAATAGAGTCATGGCGCGTGGTAGTTGTCCTCCAGGCGTATTTTGTTTATCAGAAGGAATTCTGGTTGTATTGGGTGTAGTATTATTATTCCTATTTATCGTGATTTACTTGATGAAATCACCGCATACCATTGTCCTTCCATCATCGCAACATCAATCAATGCCTTCGCCGCCTGCGGTAATGATCAATCAAAGCGGTGGAGGTGATTCGCGTTACGATCGAGCGCCCCAACCATTACGCGATTGGATGGGACGACCTGAATTTCCCCCACGCGGAGGATTATCGTCCATTCCAATCAATATTCCGACACAAGGTCTTCCTGAATCATTTCAGTCTGTTGGAATAATTAATGTAGGAGATCAAGTTCTGCCACTATACGGACGCAGAACCACAGGAAGCAGCGATCGATGGAATTATTATACTCGCACTGATACCTATAATCCGGTCCCTGTCCCTGTCCAATTTGGCCGTCGTGATTGTATGGATGATACGGGATGCCAAGAGATCATGTCAGGTGAATCTGTTGGCATCGATGCTCTTCATAAAGAGGGAAAGACCAATATTTATCGAATGGGAGGTCCCAAATATATTCCAGGATTGATATAGAAATGGCATCCCGCGGAGCAATTCTATGTATGGCAATCGTCATAGGTGCTATCCTATATGTTGTCTATACCAATATGAATTCACTTCAACAACCTAGTCTTGAAATACCAGTGGAAGAGGCGAGATCAAAACGTTTTCGTTTAGTGATCGATGTTCGCACTCCGAAAGAGCGTGAGGAATTGGGATATTACCCGAACTCTATTCCGATCGCGGTGGATCAATTAAAATCGGATGTACCATTTTTGATCGGATCAGGCCTTCAGAGTTTACAGTCACCGATCTTAATCTATTGTAATGGGGGTCGTCGCGCCCAGCTTGCCGCAGAAATATTATATGATTTAGGCTATACACAAGTACGATACATCTCTACATCATATCTCTCTTTAATGCCAGGAAGTCGATAATCGTACCAAAAAGATCCTATCTTTTTTCTAGAGAAAGTCAGATGTTTTGCCCAGCTGATGCCAATACGGGATTGATTCAATTGGTCGGACCCATTGCAGCCTCTGACTTGAAGAAGATGATTAACGCTCAAGCACCACTTTCTATTAAGGCTGAACCACGAAGTACCCCTCCGAGTCTATCGGGAAATCATATCGTAGAATCACCGAATAATACATGTACATACAACGCTCAAAAATTTAATTTAGAGAATATTCAAATTGTATCATCCGTTCATACGGGATATAATCTTCCAGGAAATACAGATACACCTGTCGCCGAATTAATTCTTAGTTTTGTGGCGAAATCTCCACCGTCGTCTCACAAACAGCTATCTGGAATATTATTATGTTTACCAATTTATGATTCAAGTTCAACAAGTCATGATGCGTATTTAAAGCAAATCTTTGAAAATGATCCCACTAAACCGAACAATACAACATTGGAATCGCTCTTCTACTCGTCTGATACAGAGAGAAGACAAACATCATTGGGGTATCGAACATGTTTTGAGACAAGTGACAAAAAAGGGGCTATTGAATCACACAGTATATATGTCCTTGTTTTTCCACAGGGTATTCGGCTTGCTTCTGCATCGTATCGCATGCCCAGAAATGCTCTTCCCACCTATCAACTTCCCTCCGGTATTCGAGGGAATAATGCAACAGTACGTAAATATACAATCGATGATAACGGTCAGAAAATAGCGACGCAAATTGATGATTCGGGTATCATATATACGATGCCCGTTTCAACTTGTAGTGATGAATTTAAGAATGGTCGTTTTGAATACTTTACTTTCCCCCCCAAACTGTCATTGGCTGCTTCTATGGCATCTTCTCGTAATTGTACAGTAACAGAAGGATTTAAAAATGTATCACCAGTACCCGACACATTGCCAGTAGCACCGCCAAAAACATGTCCCACCGTTAAGCAATACAAATGTATGCCTTTTGATCAATTGCGTGATGTACATGGTGATTACGTTAAAATGTCTGATGGGACATGCTTAGATGATATCATTAAAGATGGTAAAACACCTTCATCTGATTCCACCTCTTCATCTGATTCTTCCTCTGATTCCTCATCATCCTCATTATCCTCGCCCAATCATCCCTCTAGTGGATTATCTGTCGCAGAGATGGAGGAAATCGTAGGAGGAGTATTGGCGGGAACATTAGTTTTAATTGCAGTCATTTGGGGAGTAAGCAAATTCTCAAATTCGAATTAATAACTAGGATGATTCTGGAACTATCCATTCTTGTCATCAGTATTGCGATGATTTGTCTAGCACTTTATTTACGAAACCATGATTCTACTACGGCAGAACCATTTCAAGTAGAAGAGGAATCTTATTTACATTCATGTCCTTCTGGCTATACATCATATCACCTGACAAATGGAAATACTGCGTGTTGTAAAGGGGAGATTGTCGCAAATGAGTGTATGAGTGATGATGCATGCCTTCTAAATGGAAAAGGAACGATGGAAAAATGTACAACTGTTATTACAAATGAATACAAGAAGAAAGCGATAGAACAATGTCCCTCTTCCATGCCATCCTATTTTGAATATATGGCAAAGAAAGGATGTACTGATGGCCCACTTAATACTACACTAACTGGTCCACAACACACGACTCAGAAGACATGTACCATTTATAATACAATGGACTTAAATCTAAATTCATTGGATAGTTGTTCGAATCAGAAAGAAATGGAAGAATTTCCGTGTTTTGGAAACAATTGTAAAAAGTCTCTGGTTCAAGCCACACCGAGCGCACCGGTTCAGGTGTCAGTAGGTTTCATAGATTCAAATGGTATGCATCGAGTGGCCTACACACGTGCATCTATGCAGCGATTCTTGGATGCGACGAAACCTACGTGGAGAAGTCAGGGAATGGATCTGTCGAAAAATGTTAATGTGGCAGAAGTAGCCAAAGCATATTACGTAGATCATACCATCCAACAGGAAGACATTCAATTATAAGTAATTTAAATAATTACAATCATTCATTCATTAATGACAACTATGCCCTATGTGGCAACTTCCATTGCCATTATGGCCCGTTTTATTTTTATGTATTTGCTATATAAAAATAAAAGTACGAATCTCTATTCACTTACCTTTTGCCTTTTAAGTATTTGCTCTTCTGCCATGTGGTTACACTATAGTATTACTATAAACGACATGACACTCATTTTTAGAAGTAGTACCGAGATTACCTTATTATCTTTATCATCATTGTATATTATTCATAATAAACTGGTTGAATAACTTATTCTCCGAGCGTTTCGACACCATCGATATGCCCTAGTCCCATCTTTTCAAATAAGTGCTGCGCTCCTGATCCAGATGATCCAGATGATAAGGGGTAGATCGTAGATAAGACTGCCTTTTGGTTGATGGATGGAGCAACTGGTTCAAAATTACTATCTTGATCAGATCCATTATCTTCGGGTACATACACGGATTCGGTGGGAGCGGGGATATCAAATTCGCGCACAGGAACCGTCTTTTGAGGGGTGCTAGCCTCTTTCACAGTAGCCTGAGGAGCATGTGGAACTTCCATTGCGTCTAATTTTTCAAGGGCTAGGCCCACCTTTCGACGATTGCGCTCCAAATAAAGAGAAGCAATAGCAACCAATCCAAAGATAGCGACCGTAGGGCCAACATGAATACAATACAATAATACAGCAATCATGGCAAGTCGTACGAAAAGATTATCTAATAATATTAAAAGCCCAGATGGCAAAAAGGGGGCCAATAAAACCAGGGCCGTTAGAACCACAAAATATTGGATTTCGTTCCGAAACATTCCTCTGTATCGTATCGATAAATTAATATGGGATCTAAACCATTATCACGTAGAATCTATCAGTAGCCCATGTCCGTACAAGAAAAGGATCGGGTATTGACCTCAAAAGGGTATGCCATTAAGAAAACATTTTTGAATGAACAGCAAACTCGACAACTTCGAACAGACCTTACCATGAAACCGAAAGTGATGGATAAGTTTCAAAACATAACACCTAGTTTTCCTATTTATTATGAATCCAAAACTCGATTCTATGTTCCACGACAGTGGGGGAAAAAACAGTTTGGTGAACCGGAAGCCGATATTGTATCGGATGGTCTTCCTCTTCCGGATACGATCCAGTTTCGTACTACCTTTCCTCCTCACGCATTTCAACAAGAAATCATTCATACCTTTTTGGAAAAGGGTGCGAATGGTCTAATTTGTGTCCCTTGTGGATATGGTAAAACATTTATGGCGCTTCATCTAGCAATTCAATTAAAACGAAGATTCTTGATTGTAGTGGATAAGGAGTTTCTCATGAATCAATGGAAGGCGGAGATTGATAATTTTATCGATGGTGCACGAGTAGGAATTCTTCAAGCGAATAAGGCACAAATGGAAGCGGATAAATATGATGTAACCATTTGTATGATTCAAACGATCTGTCGTCGTGAGTTTCCTGATGGATTTTTTGATCAGTATGGATTTACTATTTTCGACGAATGTCATCATTTGGGCGCGTCCTATTTTTGCCAGGCGTTGAAGAAGATCCAGACAAAATACATGTTAGGTCTTTCGGCAACGCCTGATCGTGACGACGGTCTGACACGGGTGTTTGAAGCATTTTTGGGAGATCCGGTATATAAAAATACACAACGAGCACCGGATAAAGAGGCGGTTGTGAAAGCAGTATGGTTTGATTCAGAAGATCCAGCATACAAAGAAGTACCTGTGAATTGGCGCGGGGAGACAGTTACAGCAAAACTATTAAACCAGGTGGCAGAGTTTGAACCGCGTAATTTAAAAATCATGACGATGTTGGAAGAGTATGCAAAAGACAAAGATCGGTTTATTTTGATCTTGAGTGATCGAATTTCTCAGCTAGAATGGTTTGAAAGGGCTCTTTCTAAAACAGTGTATCTTCATGGGTATTATATTGGAGGAATGAAACAGTCAAAATTGGACGAAAATGCGGAGAAGTGTCAGATTTTATTGGCTACATACCAGATGGCAAGCGAGGCATTCAGCGTGAAGAAGCTTAATACAGTCATTCTTGCCACACCTCGTAAGAGTGTTCAACAATCAACGGGTCGTATTTTCCGAGAGAGAATCGAAGAGCGAAAGGTCGCACCTCATATCATTGATATCATTGATTCACATGAATGTCATATGCGGCGATGGTATATCCGTCAGCGATTTTATAAAGAATGCGAGTATACCATTCGTCATCTTGATCGAGCTAAACAGCAAAAAGAGGAAAAGGAAGAGAAGGAACAAGGATTCTTATTTAAATTTTAAAGATATTTTTACTAAAAAGTTCAAAGAGATAGTTTAAAATAAATTTACGATGACCTAGTAATAAATGAGTTCACCCCAACTGAACTCATTACACATGTTATATAATGCGTTTTCGCATTCTCGACAAAAAGACAAGATAGATACCATTCTAGAACCACTTCAGGCGATGATTCAATTGACTCTGCTAGGGATTTGTCCGATCGGAACCAAACTTCGGATCCAAGAGAATATTTTATATGTCCAGCCTCACTCACTGATGCAGCCCCTCTCCCGATGGTACAATACCGACAAAAAGGACGACCTCTATTTCTTGTATTCCGTCATTAAGAGATACATTAGGTGGTATAATCCTACTTCCAACAAGAAGAGCCCTTTATCAGTTGAATTGTATCAATTGATTACCGCGATGGCGATAGAGGGTCTCAATCAATTATTTAAAACATATAGTTCAAGTGACGCAAACACAGTGATTCATGTGATTCAGATGTATAAAAATCTATTAGAATATAATAATGATAAAATATTATTGGATGAATACATCGTCGATGTAGAGAGAAATAAGGTGAACATTGATGAAGTGTTTGAGCGTATTATTTCAGTATATGATCCAAACATATTACAAGTTGTATATCATACTCTGTTATTGATCAAACAGGAGAATAACGATAATATTCAAAGCCATAATATTGATGGATTGAATAGTATTTTAAGTAAATATAATATCGCAATTAAAGAATGGATTAAACTGAATTTGATTTTGTAGGACAGGAACTCCACCATTTTCGTGCTTTCTTTGAATGTTGTTTGGCGCGTCGTACGATATCAGAATCGGTAGTATGGTATGTCTTTCCACATAATAATAAAGAATGAACGCGTGCATATCCCCATTGCTGTTCGGTTGCGCCAGGCCGGTGACCGGTTCTCCAGGCTGCCATACCTCGACGATAGGATTCATCGAGATAGCGTAGAGGCACACCCGATACCTTTGACTTTTGCGTCATGGAAATTGCTTTGGGATACCGTGATTTCCATGTTTGGGTATAACTCGATGGTTTACCTGCCACGCCGCGGTCGGTATGAAACCCTTGATAGGCGCGCGGATTTTTCCACGATAATGATCCAAACTTCTGAATTTCTTTTCGACGTTCTTGTTTCTGTTTTCGAGTGAGCCCTTGATAATATTTCTTGGGATGGAATGGGTTTTTTCTAGTATGACGCATCACTACTATATATGATTAACTTCCGTGAACGCGAATATCCTCTTTGTTCGCAATCTTCCAATCGATCAGAGAATCGTATGCATTTTTACGCTGATCGCCTTGTAATTGGATCACGTCGCCGTGTTCGGGATCAGTTACTACATTTCCATTCGTCGAATAGACTTTTTTCAGATATTTCAGGATCTTTTTCAGATCAAGATCGTCGGCAATACCATGAATAGATGTTAAGCATTTTCTTCCATTGCGTTGTTGAACACGAATGTGGACCAGATTTCTTTCGTCCGTAAATAGATCCATCTCGAGTTAATCAGACTGTGTTTGATTATTATTTTGATGTTTTATTTAGACTCTTTCCCGGATATGTCGATATCATTTATCTCTCTATAATAGATAAATGGCAGCCGCATCACCTCGATATTGTTATGATGGAAGAGGTATTCATTTAAGAGAGATTGGAATTGATATGACACTTGATGATTTTATAAAACAGGTGATTGATATCAATCCTTTAGATGATGATGACGATGTTTTTATTGAATTAATAGAAGAAATATCAATACCTCTTGTACAGTATATTCGTGGGCGTAAGATATTTAATACAGATTCTTTCGAAATATCTGCGATGTATGGTGGACCTTCTATTCAAGCGCATATTTCTAAAACAATATCACCAACTCGTGAGGGAATGATCGGTGAAATAACAGCAGGTGGTAAAAAATTTGTTTTAAAAGCTACTTATGAGATTGGGAGCGCTAAATCAGCTGTAACAGAGGCGGTTATAAACTATTTATTATATCTTAATCCCGAAACTCGTCCACATGTATGTGGTATTTATCGTATTTTACGACACGGAGGGCAAATCTATAGAATCATGGAACACATGGCAATGCCCGCAGAAGAAATTATCATGATCAAAGATGGATATCCAAACCAATCCACTTATTCAAATGGGTACGAATCACTCGCACTACATACGATTCATTTTGTATTGGAAATGGCTCAGAGATTCGAGAGTCTTCGACAAAGTTGTGATTTTATACATGGAGATTTTAAGGCAGATAACGTAATGTTATCATCTCAAGGCAGTTATCGATTAATTGATTTTGGATTTTCATCGATGCGTATTCAAACAGAGACGTATGGAAATTTTCTTCTCATTTGTGAGTCTGAATCAGTCAATTATTATGGTGGACTAAATAATAATGGTAAAAATAGCGATTGTCGTAATCTTGCGCAACTATTCATAAATATGGTATATAATACCAAACTAAACAAATTAAATACACTATGGGGTCAGACAGTAGACGGTAGTTATAGTAGTGCATTACAATTAGTTCATCCTGTTATTCAAGATGTCCCTAAGGAGGTCGTAAATATTAATCGCAAGATCAATAATAAGAGCGAAGAAAACGTAATTGGTCTTTCTTATACATGGTTTAACGATCATAGGTTTGAACCAACAACAAATCGTAATGTGATAGGGAGATTAAACCAAGTATTAGAAACATTGCGTGCGAAGGGAATGACGACTGATAGAACACTACACGATTTTATGAGAGAGAGAGGTGTTGTACAATTATTAGATCATTCCAGAGGATTTCAACTAGAAGTGCTTCCAGCGGGATTAGAAATACCAGTAGCAGGAATGGTAGCAAGAGTACTGCCCGCATCGAGGAGGGTAAGTGCGGCAGAAGAAGAGGATGAAGATGAAGATGACGATGACGATCTTATCAAACAATGGGAGGCGCTATCTCCAGCAGAGCAGCGAGAACTACTAGTAGCAGCGCCAAAACAAAAGGCGGCGCCAAAACGAAAGGCCGCCGCGCCAAAACAAAAGGCGGCACCAAAACAAAAGGAAGTGGCGGCACCACGAGGGCGAAAGGCGGCGGTAGAGATAGAAGCGCCAGTAGCTGCAGTCGCAGCACCAAAACGAAAGGCAGCGGCACCAGCACCAGTAGCAACACCAGCACCAGCTATTTCATCGCGATCAGCACGGGCTGCTGCTAGGGGGCAAGAAGCTAAAGGAGGTAATTATACCATAGGTGGAAAAAGACTAAAATTAAAACATACACTAAAAAAAAATAAATACGCTAAGAAACGTCATAACTCTACACGCAAGCACTCCAAGAAACACTCATATTCTAGAAAAAGAATCCATCACCGAAAATGTTAAAATCTAACAATACACTTATTTTTAAGTCGATATCATAATTTCAACTTTATGATATCGAATGAATACCGATGTTATTTTACTCGTGATTCTAGCGACTGTGCGTGCGACGGCTGCTATGCTTACGACGGCTGCTATGCTTGCGACGAGTTCTGCGCTTTCCGCCATACTTCATCGGAAGCAGACCCTTTGATCCATCGAACTCACTGCGTCCCGCAATTTGATCGATCTGAAGAGATGCGTAAGGGGAAGCATTATCTGCGACGGAGCCGCCGCCAGTTGTCCCGCAGGCACGGTTAAACGCACCAGCGGCGTATGGGGTGTTGATCATTAATCCTCCTACTGCACTTCCACTTGGAAGGGTCTCAAATGCGTGACCGTATCCCGCATTTTGCGCATAAACACGCATAGAATCCGCCGCTCCAACTGTAACCGTCGGAACGGCTCCTCCGCGCATATTTAATGAATTGATGGAACCGCGCTCGCACGCAATCGGATTCACGCCTGAATAAGAGTTCATTCCGATATCGCTGCCTCCATCGACTAATGCGCCTGGATTGGATTCATAGCGCCCGCCTTTCTGCATCACAGCCATCTCAGGCCGTGCATGAGGTGGAACACCTGGAGCACTAGGAAATTGGACAGCGGAAGCCACAGGCTCCATAGGAGCTACTGCTAATTTACCACCACGTGACCGACGCTTTCCACCACGCATACCGGGCATACCGCTTTCGCCGTAATTGGAAATAAATCCAGGGCGCACAAACGAGCCGCCTGGGCAATCCTTTCCCGCGCCAGTATAGGCGAGATTCTCCAGATTACCAGCCGATACAAACTTAGAGGGGTCCATTGAAAAGCCGCCGCCATGTGTACTTCGTTTAGCATGAGCACTTCGTTTAGCATGAGCACTTCGTTTAGCATGGACACTTCGTTTACTGCGACGTGCCGATTTTCTACGACTATGACGTGCCATTCTATTCTAGACTGTGGATAAAAGACTGCGTTGAATCAAGATACTGCGTTGAAAAAAAAGAACTTATGATGAATGAATATGATGAAAAAATCCAGCAGTGGAAACAGGAGAGTTCTCAGGGAGAATACGCACGATTTGATATTTTTTGAAGTTGTCGTTCCATGCTACCTCGACAGGAAGTCCCTCCACTTTATCTGTAAAGCGTTTACGAAGTTCAAGTGATAACTGAATGGTTCCAATTGATGCAAAGCCAATCGAGGTTTTCTCTTGGGAGAGGAGCGTATAGGTATCGGGAAGAACTGATTTGCTATAAGGGGTACAATACGCGCACAACGTAGAAACAATCTCCGTATTGCGCTTGAGTTGTGGCGCTACAAATTCCACTTGCGGATGATCGGGAACCGTCACCGTATCTTTCCAGTACCATCGTGCTTGACGACTGTGATCCGGTTGAATAATCCAATAAATGGCAGAATTGTAATGGAGATTCCAGTCCTTCAGTGGAATGGGCTTTACAATTTGCGGCTGAAAGGCCAGAAGAGGCTGGTCGGCAGGGAGAGAGGACCAGAATTCGCCTAGATTCTTCCATCGCTCCGAGAATACCTTGTTTGACCAAAGGTCACGCCCTTCCCAGATGATCAAATCTTCGATTTGAAGAACAGATTCACCAGACAAGATATTGGCAAGACACACGGAGGGGCCAAATTGACAGAAGGTGGGAGGGAGCATCCAGCGAAAGGTCATGCCCTCTTGACGTTCAGGATACCAGATGCAGGGGGCAAACCCGTCCATGAAAATCAAGTATCCAACGGGGCGCTTATCAAACTTGGGCCAGAGCCAAACGGCACCTGAACTAAAGGTTGGTTTGGCACGATGAAAAGGCATATGAATTTCAACTCGCTCTTTCAAAAAAGGAAATTTCTGGAACAGTGATTCAATGGCCGAGATATGATCATTATCTAGGCGACGGAATCGTGGAACCTTCTGCTTCTCAAAGTGAGGAGTGGTGTTGTTAATGGATCGGCTCATGTCTAACTATATGATGTGAACGCACTTTAAGCCCCAATGTATGTTTATTTTCAAGCTCGTCTATTTTATACAATCTCATATTCATCTTCAAAGTTATATGAGCGATGAACAGGAACATACACGTTATGTTCTGTTTTTATATAATCATCTATTTTAATCATATGAATCGCGGGAGAGATCTGTTTTTCACTATGAATGATAGGTGAAATTTGCTTTTCACTATGAATCGTAGATAGAATTGGATTTTCATGATTTTTATATGTTTTACACCAAGTAAAGTATAAAAAGATTTGATGAAAACATGATTGAATAGACTGATAATAAGGATGAGACATCATTTTTATGAATTTACATTTATAAATACAAATATAATCGCTATGATATGTCAATTATGATAAAATAGTCTAAAACGAAGTGGAGCTAAAACGAAGTGGAGCTAAAACGAAGTGGAGCTAAAACGAAGTGGAGCTAAAACGACGAGAAACTGGTATCATTAAATGTATCATTCGCAAAAATACCTGGCATAAATTCACCACCTCCTGATATGATTTCTGTTTGAAACCGTTGAGAATTGTCACTTGATACCTGAGTATGATTGCTTGCTACGCCTGATTGAACAGCAAGCGAAGTGTTGTCGTTTAGTGGTGTGGGCCGGAAGGAACGTTCGGGATGGCGCAAATTCTCTGGAATATCGGAACTTTCTTGACGTTCGTGGTAGGGGTCAGCCGCCTGGGGTTCGGCATAGACTACCATTTCACCGGATGGTGGAGCTTGGTTGGGAGCGTTCGGACCGGAAGATGCAACCACTTGGGGCGGATAGGATGGCGCCTGTCGAATTTCAATGGAAGCAGGGGCTGGAATCGAGTGGCCCGAAAAGAGTTCGGGTGGAGAAAGAACAACAGTGTCGCCATTATCGAAGATCTTGTCCCGAATAAAAAAGTAAACAACAAATCCAACTAGTATAATTCCAAGAAGGTAAAGATATGAACTCATGGTCTCTTTTTGGTCTCGTGAAAATTGTATTCCTATTTCTTCATCATATGTGACCAGAAAAGTGATATAAGAACTACAATTCTGATAATAAGTGATTATATTAAATAATACATATATGTCGTTATTATATTTGATTTTATACAAAAATTGATGACAGGACGACAGATATATATAGTACATTCAGCATTTAAGCAATTCTCATTTATTAACTTCCAGGATGACTTCTCTTTCCACTGTAGTACTTTCTACGAAAGGAGAGGCACGAAAGGCGAATCTGACGCTTACGCCAGATGGTACGCTAACCATAGAAAATATTCAAAAGTATCTGAAAAAGAAAGAACAACCAGAGCAGCTATGTTATTATGAACATGAAAATAAACTTATCTACCTATTTGGTTATTCAAAGGGTAAAAAAGGGACAGAAAACAAAACAGAGCTTCCTGAGCCGCATTCGGGGATTACCTTGTTTGGCGACGCACTGATTGTTGTATCGATAAACGCACAATGGGAACAACCTGTCCCATTTACGACGGATCAATGGAATAACTTCTATCAGGACGCGGGGGAGGAAGAAGAGGAAGAAGACGAGGAGGAGGTGGATGCAGAAGATGCTATTTCAGAAGATGATGCTACATCCGTAAAGGATGATTTTGAAGAGAGTGACACCGAAAAAGACTTGGTTCCAGATAAAGATGAAGAAGTAGAAGAAGATGTCCCCGTTGTTACGAAACGACGACGGGCACCCGTTTATGTAAAAGTTGACACGAGCGCATTAAAAGAGGAGATTTCAATTGATTCGGAAGCTGAATCTCAGCCCATTCGTGTTCTATGTATTAAATCATTGTCGTTTCTAGAAGATAATTTCCCTCATGAGGAGATCCGTTCATTGGAAAAAGGAATCTTTGAAGCATCCTTTCAATATTCTCAAAAACAATATATTGCGCGCAACTGGAAAACGCCCGCATTTCGTGAAGTCTATCGTCAAATTCTTCGAAGTGTTCTGAGTAATATTCATCCACAAAGCCCAGTACAGAATACTCGTCTACTAACTCGCGTCAGGGAGGGAGAATTTACATTATATGAAATCCCATTTATGTCATCGTATGAAATGTATCCAGAGAAATGGTTCGCGCTCAAGGATAAGTTGCTTCAGCGCGAACAAAAGATTTTGGAAGGAAACAAAAGTCGTGCGACGGATCAATTCAAGTGCCGTCGGTGCCAAAAACGCGAATGTACATATTATGAACTTCAGACTCGTTCTGCAGATGAACCTATGACGATCTTCATTACATGCCTTAATTGCGGCAAGGAATGGCGACAGGGTGGTTAAAACACATAATATCTATAATATCTTATTTTTAATTACGATCTCTTCCTTCTCACATTCCTCCATAATTGCATTAAAAAAGATAGAATCGGTATAATCTTGTAAAAAAGGATGACGTGTATCATCCTGATAGTCAAACGGTTCTGGCTCTCCATGGAGATGATCGTGTTCAAGCTCAGAGGTAAGTGGATAATGCTGATATTGAAGATAATGATGAAGTCGTGCACGATATGGTTCACCTATTGTCATTCCATAGTCAGGAATGCAGAGATCCGCATAGATCTGAGTCTGATCCTGATCTACTGAATGGATATAAGTGGAAATCAGTCGATTTTCTACCCGGCCCAGCCCCGCTTCGATCATACATTTATAAAAAATATATTCGGAATTGGGAAACACCCACGAAATGGGTTTAGAAAACCGCTGATAGATATCAATTTGCCCTGGATGGGCAGACAGATAATGAACTTCTCGCATATTTGGAAAAATAGAAGGGGTAAGGATACGATGTACACCCTCTCTGCTACAATTGATCAATGTAACGGTACGCGCATGTGGAAATTGTAAGGTAGGGGATATTTTTTGATTACCAAATTGATAGATACATACGTTAGATGTGCGTGTGATATATTTTAGGAACGTATTGCTGATCATATTATATTATCATTTACGATAATTCTTTAGATATGATTGATTTTTAGCTGAACTCCGAATACTCGTTGAAGGACAGATTGCTGTGTCGTTGTGGGGAGCGAACGATGTGATTCAAGGTCTTTAAATGTATTTCTAGAAAAGGAGCATTTATGGTCCGCTTTTTCTTGGGTAAGTCCAAGTTCCATGCGCTTTCGAATCAGGGCTTGGATGGATTCCGGACTGACGCGTTTTTTGGGAGGTGATACCTCATCTGTATTCTCTAATTTCGCAAGGCGCGCACGTTCTTGCTGTTCAGGATCACGATGCTGTGTCACCATATGACCCTTCGTTTGGGCTTCTTTTGTGGAAAGGCGTCGTCGTAGTGTTACCGTAGTCCAATCTTGATCCATGAGTCTACTGATTCTGAATTCAGAATCCATCATCAAATTTATATCCTCTACGTCAATAAGGATGTTGGACTCCTTGGAGATTAAAAATATACCTGTTTCTATTTCCATCTTACATGAGCAAGAATATCATAATTTATGTAAAATGTTGTATCGTGTAAATAAACATAAGCGCCGAAGAGCATTTACAGATGTACGCAGTCGTTTACAATCATTAGTAAACATAGTTCCTTCGGTAAAACCACTCTTACAGTTGTAAAAGGTCCATCAATCGCCAATATTCGAATGTTCCATTGGGAAGTGGGCGTTTGATAATATACGGTAGGCGCTTTTGTTCGAGTTCAAGTCGCGCGATATCGCGTACATCCGTAATATGGGGAGGTACTACAATAAAGGGGGTAGAGCCCTTACTGATTTGATTGGCACGAAGCCCAATAATTTTAGTGCGTTCAAAGATGGTAAGAAACGGATAGGTGCGATGATTATTGTCTGCTTTTGTGCCCCCTGGAGGGATCACTTGGAGAGGGATTTTAGGAACGACTTGTTCGATATAATCGAGGAGGCATTCGGGATGTTGTTGATAGAGACGCTTTAACTCGGGTTTCATCTCTGTTTTCATCTCGACCTCGTCTTCGACCACTACGTCCAAATCATTCTCGAACTCCTCTTCGACTTCCCATTCTTGTTCATATCCTTCAAATTCTGCGAGGTCTTCTGCCATGGTTATCTCTAATGAAAGCGGGTTTAAATCATCAAATTTTAAGATATTGAACTCATAAAATTGACATTCGGCCAACATAAAGATTCCAGTAGATTCCCATTCAGAGATGACCGAATTAGAGCAAACATTGACCGTAAAGGTATACGATACATTTGATGAGATGGGTCTGAATGATACACTGATACGTGGTATCTATAATTATGGCTTTGAACTGCCCTCCAAGATCCAACAATTAGCAATTGTACCGATGAGTCAGCAAAATGATATTCTAGCACAATCTCAATCAGGTACGGGTAAAACAGGCGCCTTTACGATTGGTGCATTATCTACAGTAGATTCGTCCTTGAAGGCACCACAAGTACTTGTCATTTGTCCGACGCGCGAACTATCACAGCAGACGGAGCGTGTTGCGCAAGCAATTGGTTCCTATATGAACTTGAAGGTCCTCTCTGCAACAGGCGGTAATCAGATTCGCGCAGATGTGACTGCTTTGAAGAATGGTGCGCAATTTATTGTAGGTACACCTGGTCGCATCTTTGACCTGATTTGCCGTGGAGAACTTAGTGTAGAGCATATTCGATATGTGATTCTGGATGAGGCTGACCAGATGCTGGAAGATTTGTTCGCTGATCAGATTCGTTCGATTCTCAATAGCAAATTTCCAAGCACGACCCGACTGGCGCTATTTAGCGCGACTATGCCAAAGAATGTATTGGAGATTGCGGAGAACTATTTGAGCAATCCAGTTCGTATTCTGCTTCCGCCTGACGAGGTAACGTTGGAGGGTATTAAGCAGTACTATGTCCAACTAGACCGCGAGGATTGGAAGCTGCCAGTTCTGCTCGATCTCTATCAGCAGATTACGGTGAATCAGGCACTTATTTATGTGAACAAGCGTCAAAAAGCAGAGTGGCTTGCGAAGCAACTATCATCACACGGATTTACGCTGGAGTTTATTCATGGTGAGATGGAGGTGGCGGAACGCAAGAAGCGCATGGAGGATTTCCGCTCGGGTATGACTCGTGTGCTGATTAGCACTGATTTGCTGGCGCGTGGCATCGATGTTCAACAAGTATCATTGGTGATTAATTACGAGATGCCGATTCAGCGTGAGAACTATATTCATCGTATCGGTCGTTCAGGTCGTTATGGTAAAAAGGGGAGCGCGATCAATCTCATATGTGGTGACGAGATTAATGCGGTAAAAGAGATTGAGACGCATTATTCAACTGTCATTATGGAACTACCCGAGGATTTGAGTTCACTCAGTGTGGCATAAATAATATGATATGAAAATAAAAATAAAAATAGCAATCTTCTATTTTTATTTTTTAAAAGGTCGTTATGATTCTACCATAGCAACATTCGACACATTTAACTGCGGAGAAATAGAGAGATACATGCGTGTCACTAAACAGGTAATAAACATTTCCCCTGCAAATTCAATGAGAACAATATCCAGTTGTGAAAAGACAAGATTTAAATAGATGAACCAATCAATATACGTATAAATCGCACTCATCAGCGTAATTTCATAGATATATAAACGAGATAGATCATGCTTAGGAACAGTTATATCGCGTACAACCAATGTAATCCACGAACATACTATTTGATTGTTTAAATTTCGTATGATCGTATTAAAAAATGAATAAAATACAACACCCGCATATAACGTGTAACTATTAATTACTAATCCCAAAATGATCAGATTGTTAGATGGTCCAAATTGATAAAAATTCTTAAGAGCTGTCCCTTTCTGTAATAATAATCCTAATGCTACTAACACGCTTGCTGTCCAGCATTGTAATATCCGAATGGTATAACGAACACGTTGTATTTGTTCATTAGACATTCTTATTAAGGAAAATGATGTGACTCTTTACATTCTATACTGATTCTCGAATGTCATGGCGACATGTAGGACATGTGACGTGGCTCTGAAACCATGTATCAATACACGTTTGATGAAACCGATGGGTACAGTGGCTGATAATACGCATCATCTGGTCTATTTCAATCGGGTCTTGACAGATAGCACAATTGTCATCCTGTACCTGAAAGGAACGACTAAGTATCGTATGGCTGTTGATCTGTTCAGGAGTGGGTCGTACAACGACAGGCTGATCCAAAAAAGATTGGAGACCTCCTACCAGTCCGCTTGACGATCCGCCAAGTAGGTCTCCGATAAATGACATAATGGGATCGGCTGAGCGACGAACAGATGTCGTACGATTAGGACGCACAGGAAATAGAACAGGTTGTTCTAATACGATATCATTCTGAGGATCTGTACCATAGATCATACGATTAAACTCAGCATCGGGTAGCGTCGAACGGGACATGGATACGCTAATCGTTGGTTGTAGCACATCGGCTCCACGTGGATGCGTTCTGTCATATTCTTCTTGGGCAATCGTGTATGGATTACGCTGTGCTACAGCAATGACATAGTTAAGCAGATCGCCAACATTTCGAAATTGAGAGGGACGATAAAGGAGTTCGGGAAAATGTTCATGGAGCTCATTCAATAGGGAGATCGAATAGGGTCGCGACATTGTTGTTACCATATATAATCGATGACTTAAGCCCCTGATGCGATTCTGTCATAGAATGGATTCCCAAACAGATAGGGATCCGAATCTGAAAGGTGTCGTTGGAATCCAAAATATGGGAAATACATGTTACTGTAATTCGACCATTCAACTCTTAAGAGCGTGTTCGGAATGGGATGCGTTCTGTTTAACACAACCCTTTGCGGAGCAACTAAAAGCAGTGCCTGACTCGGATTCTAATAAGAAAATATTACTGGCCTATCAGGATATTCTCAAATCGTTGTGGTCTGCGTATCTACCGGCCTATGTTCGCCCCATGGGATTCATCTCGGAGGTATGTAAAGCAGTAAAAGGAACAGTTTATGAATCATTTGGTATTCCTGTGCCAAATGATAGTCACGAATATCTGGTATATTTATTGGATCATTTCCATGAGGCCCTGAAAACAACATTTGAATATCAAGAGCAGGCGCTACCGATAAATGCATCACCGACGGAGCGTATGCGGATTTTGGCAAACAATGGTTGGAATCGATACCTTTCAAAGAATACAAGCAAAGTAGTGGATTTCTTTTTTGGAATGACACGCAAGACAGTCCATTGTACGAATTGTAGCAACAACACGTATCAATGGGAGATATTTAATTCACTGAAGGTACCATGTGAAGGTCAGACATTTATGGAATGGATTCGGCGAGAAGTGAATGAACAGTCGGAGATTGAAGGATATTCATGTGATAACTGTAAGGGTCGTCATACCGCAAAGATCCAGTCCCATCTATGGCGACTTCCAAGTAATCTTTTTGTAACCTTGCGCCGATTTAATTATGATGGGCGAAAGAATATGTCACCGTGTCCGTATCAAGGAGATACACTGTCATTTCAAGAATTCTTTGCCCCTGAATCAGAGGGTGCTCAACAGGCGTGGTCCTATGAACTTCGAGGAGTATCTGATCACCATGGAACCCACATGGGTGGTCATTATACTGCTCAATTCAAACACCCCATTTCTCAGAAGTGGTGGTGGATGGACGATGAGAAGGCGCATGTGATGGAGAGTCCTCGCTTTTCGGCATCGAATTACATTTTCTTTTTCAAGAAATGTTCTTAATGCTTTCGTGAGTGCTTCGCTTTACGTGAGTGCTTCGCTTTACGAGTACGACGAACCTTGCGTGTGCGACGACCACCTTGAAGACGTTTCACATTATTCTTATAATTCTGTGAACGAGTATATGTATTATAGGAATGATTAACCTGATACGCATTACGTGCCTTATCCATCGCATTCTGTGAATGAATTCCAGGAGTATTCTCTTGTTTAGACAACATCGATAAATATTCGAGCTTAGCGGGGCGCATGGCAGTCATTCTTCGTAATCCGGACATCTATATGATCATAGTTTCGATTATTAATTAATACATGTGAAGTAGCCCTTACAGGCTTGCATAGTCGCCCTTACAGGCTTGCATAGTAGCCCTTACAGGCTTGCCGCCGAATCGGCTAAGTTATTGGGATCCATTGCGTTGTATTCGAACCCCTCTGGGCCAGCATGATTAATATACGCTGTATTGACACGTCCCATAAATCCCGACTCGCCACATATACGATAGTGAATGTGCGATTCAAGCTTGCCCATAAAAGGGACCTTATAGGACTGGGGTTCACGTACCTTCAGAATAGCAACACCGTCTGCGTTCGCAACGGCAACACCAGCATTGTCGTATTTCTGATAGGCTTCCGCCGCGGAATGTAGAGTTTTGAGGCTTTCACTCGCTGGCTCGGCGGCCCAATAAATGACTTTGCTATTCGCCGGCACAATCACCTTCACGGCTTTCGTCGCTCCCGGAGGTTCACGTGGTTGTAACACGGAACAGGGTGCTACCATCGGTCCAAGAAAGGGTAAATAAGAGTCACGGAAGAACATAATACTGATCGCCGCAATTCCGACGAGAACATATAGCACATTGGTCATCGTCTTTCCAAATAGAGTTTCAAATGGACAGACGCCAAATACCGTCATAAAAAAGCAATTGAGCGCACAGGCAATAAGAAGACCCATCGATAAGAGAAAAAGGAGATGTTTGGCATATTCGGGGGATAAGATCCCGTCCAATCGATCAGTGAACGACATTCTATTGAGAGTAAATAAATATCACAAGAAGAAGTAAGATGGCAGACGTTCCTATTCCTGGAAACGCAAAATCCATAATGGCACAAGATCAGCAGGCTTGGAATGATCTGATATGCCCTGGTAAAGATAACATCCCTGGTTCGATCGATGAAATCGAACAGTGGGTTCAAAAAATTGCGGGTTGTATGTCTGCCAATCCAAAAAACACAGATCAGATCGATCGAGATCCATTTAGTAATCAACAGATCATATCGGATTCATTTGGGATCCTGGCACGCGGTCAATTGATGAATGCATTAGGTGATAACAATGATTGTTTGATTCATTCTTTTTTAACATGTGTCAGCCCGTTTTTTAGGAAGTTAGAAGATCTGATACGAAGCCGCATAGCAGGATATTTTCGACGATTTATTCTTACTGCCATCGAAGGAATTGATCAAACTGTGCGTAAACGATTACAATCCTATCATTTCTTAACGGGTGGAGAAATTGAATTTCTTTCCACAAAATTTCAGATTCCAATTATTAATATACAAGATGGCATCGGTGAGATTGACCGAACAATGGAGATCTTCCCAACATCAAACGATTCATTCTTGAAGGGTAAAAATGACACCTATATGGGACCATTTTATTTGATCCATGGAGATAATGTTCATTTTACGCCGATTGCATATAACGGTGTTTATAATATGATGTTAAATTATGGCGAGGTAAAGAAAGTTGCTAACACAATTACAGAGGAACATGATGCGGTTTTTGAAGCAGCGGCAGAAGATAATGCGAAATTAACGTTAGTGACAGAAGATTTTAAGGATCGTATCCAGCCTATCATGAAAAGTATTAAAAAGGAAATAGAAGATGCTAAAAATAATAATCAACAGAAAAAATCAATTAAAATGTCAAGTATGTTGGAAATATTAACACCCATTACAGAAGAGTATATAAAAGATATTATTGATCAAAAGCTAATTAGCGATAATTTACTAGAGAAAGCGCGCGGCGCAATTCGCACAACTTTAATAGAAGAATTAAGTAAAAATATCTCATCGAATACACCAAATTCTTCTTCAGATAAAATTAAAAAATTAGAAGCATTTGCCGATCAATATGGGCTTAACAACGATGATGCCCTATCACAGGCAATTAAGGCATCACTCGATGAATCTGTAAAGATAAACACAGTGAATACTTCAGTATCAGTCACTCCCACACCTACATCTACTACGTCTGGAAACCAAAAGGTACTTCGTAGTATAAGTAATATTACAGCAAAAATTGGTAACGTCTCTACACAATATAGCGCAACCGTTTATAAACCAGTATCTAACGCAATAGCTACTGTGGTAAGCGGCGGAAAGCGTAAAACCAAGAAGGCCATGCGAGCAAAAAAGCAGAAAACAAAGAAACTAAAGAAACGTACCGTGTAATACATAACGATGACTGACTATCCCAAAATGTTGGATAACGCGCTACTTCAAAAACACGGCGTCACACTCTATGGCAGTGATGTAGACATGTACGATATCATCAACGATTTTCTAGAAGACAATCGTAGTGAGCAAGCATTTTATGTCGTAGACCTTGGCGAAATTGTTCACGCCGTGAATCAATGGAAAACTCTTCTACCGATGGTTACACCCTATTATGCTATTAAATGTAATCCGAACCCTGTGATGTTGGAGGCGCTAGCTTCTCTTGGCGTCAATTTCGATTGTGCAAGTGAAGCAGAAATCAAGACGGTGATTGAAATTACCCAGGATCCCACGCGTATCATTTTCGCAAATCCGTGTAAAATGTCATCGCAGATCCGCTATGCTCGCGCAAATGATGTGGATTGTATGACATTTGATTCGGAAGAGGAACTTTACAAGGTCAAACTCTTCCATCCCTACGCGAAACTGATTCTACGTCTGGCAGTGGACGACAGTAAGAGTGTATGTAAATTTAATAAAAAGTTTGGATGCCGTGTGGAACAAGTCCAGGAACTATTAGTGATTGCGAAGACATTAAAGCTGAATGTGATGGGATACAGCTTTCATGTGGGGAGCAATTGTTCTTCCGAGGATACCTATTATGAAGCGCTTCGCACTGTTCGCGAAGCAGTTGATATTGCGGCGAAGCTTGATATTTCGATTACGATGGTGGATATTGGTGGCGGATTTCGAGGCGTAGATGGTCCTGGCGTGAAATTTGTAGACATTGCGAAAAAGATCAATGAAGGCATCGCTGATTTCTTTCCGAATCGAGAAGAACAAGGAATCGAGTTTATGGCGGAACCTGGCCGATATTTTGCGCAGCGCACGCATACATTGGTAATGAATGTAATCGGTAAAAAGATCATTATGGACAATGATGAAAAAACCATTGTCTATTACTTGAATGATGGTATTTACGGATCGTTTAATTGTATCATGTTCGATCACGAACGACCTACTATCCTACCGTTTAATGAACGCAATGAAAAACAGTTTCGAAGCCGTCTCTTTGGCCCGACCTGTGATTCTATTGATATGATTTCAGAAGATGTGATGTTGCCTGAACTGGCAACGGGTGAATGGGTGTATTCAGAGAATATGGGTGCGTATACGGTGGCGGCGGGATCGAACTTTAATGGATTTCGTACCAATTTATTTCGATACATTCTAAGATCATAATATCCACCGAATATATAGATGGCATATGATCCTGCGTTCAATCGTCTAGCATGGAAAAGAGCAGTGCAAAGATCCCATGACCGTTATATGAACATGAAAAATTCAAGTGCGGTGGAATATGATGTGATTGATTCCTATCGTGGAGAAATTGATCCTGATGATTGGACGAGTGCGCCATTATTAGTAAGTTACCAAATCATGAATTGGGCCATTAAAAAAATAAACAAAAACAATAATGCGAGAAGAGGAATCGCATCGAATAAACCCAATTATTTACCAGAACTATTAAAAGAAAATGGATTAAAACAATCTCAAATTAATAGAGATGTCTTAGCAGAACAAGTAAAACATGCGAAAATATTAGATGCTGCGTTACATACATTTTCTCCACTAGAAAAAAATGAGAGCATAATTGTATATCGTGGAGAGAATTGTAATTCATTTTATTATCAAAAAGCGGGAAATATGAAGATCGGCGATGAGTTGGTGATATTACCATTCTTATCTACTTCTATTAATCCAAATGTCGCAACTCGTTTTACTAGTCGTATGAATGCGAATAAAGCATGTTTATGGGAGATTAAAATATCACCAGGTCAAATCTTTCCATATGTATCAGAATTTGTACCAGAACATCTCGGTAATGCAGAAAGTGCTAATCAATCAGAACAAGAGGTATTATTACCAACACATGCTCGCTTGAGATTAGTAAGTAAATCGGTAGATCAATCGCCTAAGATATATCGATTTGAATTAGTAGGATTTGCAGAAAAATCACCAGATTTTTGGGATAAAACACTTGCGAATCTATTGAGTGTGCTTCCCCAAGCTCCAGTTCTGAGGCGTTCAGAACGATTAAATCCCCGCAAACCATCTGGTGGCGGAAGCAAACGCAGTGTAAGAAAAACACGGAAGAGAACTAAAAATAACCGAAAGACCAGCAGAAGGACAAGAAAGTAATTACGTATACATGTGCTGGGGCGGCGCGTCCGTCACCTCCTTCTTCTTGATAAACAGACCAACGTGCTCCTTCTTTACAATAAACGGAAGGGAAAAGTCCTTAATATGAAATGGTAGTTCGGGCGAATTATACATACGAAGCATATTAATTTTCTGTGTCATCTGTTCAATACAACGTTTGAGTTCTCGCACACCCTTCTCATCCTTAGCATATTCTTCGATAACCTTGGTAAGAATCTCTTTGGAAATGGCCACTTTCTCCATGAGATTTACTTCCTTCAGCGCAGTGGGAAGCAGATACTGCTCCGCAATCACCGTCTTTTGTTTGAGGTCATAACCCTTCAAATCAATGACGAGCATACGATCGAGAAGTACCTTGTCGATTTTGGTAATGTCGTTGGCGCTGAACACGAACATGACCTTGCTCAAATCAATGGGAACGCCTGAGAGATACTTGTCCTCGAAATCGCCATTCTGTACAGGATCTGTCAAGTGAATCAGCAGGTTCATCACTTCCTCACCCTTTGGTGTCTGAGAAATCTTATCAACTTCGTCAAACATGAGGACGGTACTCATTGATTTGGAGGCGACCAGTGAATTGACGATCTTGCCGCAGTGAGATGATTCGTAGACCATCTGGTGGCCCGTGTAGGTACTGGCATCGGAATCGCCTCCTAGGGAAATAAATTGGAAGGGCCAGCCAAGTGCTTTCGCAATTCCGTTCTTGATGAGCGTTGTCTTACCAATACCTGGGGCACCAATTAGCAAGAGGCATAGACCACGAGCATTGGGGTTCGCAATCTTGCTGGAGATGAATTGCATGATTTGAAGTTTCGATTCATCCTGACCATAGACGGATTCATCCAGATACTTCTTGGCAGTACGCATGAACTCGCCACACTTCTCGGGACCGTCTTCTAGTTTGACAGGGATATCTTTGTAGATACCGAATGGAATACTCGTTACCTTGTCCAGCCATGAGCGCATTTTAAAGTATTCGTTGCTCGAGGGGTCCAGGCCCTGAAGACTGTTGTATTTTGCCAAAATCGTGGCTTGGATTTCTTTAGGAAGTTTCATGGTGAGAATATTCAACATCAGATTAAATCCGCTGTTATTCGAAGTGGGACGATTTTCCAATGCTTGAATCAACTCTTTTTGTTTGTCATCTGCCATGGCTTTGAATTGGTCAATTTGAGTGTCGATACTATTTTCTTCCACAGGGGTGGTCAAAAGTTTAACAAAGTTACGAACACGCTCTGGTTCCTTTTTCATATTGTGCTTTTTGGGGACCATGGGATCATCTGCTGGACCGCCGCGGCCACCAATCACGATTTGATAAGTACACATATCACGGTCATCGTCCTCATATTCATCATCGTCCTCATATTCATCATCTTCCTCCTCCTCTTCTTCCTCCTCCTCTTCTTCCTCTTCTTCCTCTTCTTCCTCTTCCTCCTCCTCTTCCTCCTCTTCCTCCTCTTCCTCCTCCTCTTCTTCCTCCTCTGTTTCTTCAATGTCTTCCTCTTCTATAATACGTGACACTTTTCGCATCACCTTACGAGATGGCTCTTGTACTGTTTTACGTTTAACAGCTGGATAATGAACCGTATTGGATTCTTTTTTATCCTTTGATATTTCTTCTTTGAGACGGGCATTTTCCTCTTCCAGGCGTTTCTTTTCTTCTTCCTGTTTCATAATTTTAGTAATTTTCTTACGTGCTACAACGGATGCTTTTCGAACAGGTCGGTGTGGAGGCTCATATTCTTCGTCTTCTGATTCATCCTCGTAGTCAATCAGATCGCGAATGTTTCCACGGCTATCCACGCTGCTATCACTCTCCTCCCCGTCGGAATCATCACGTTTTCCACGTTTCATCATATGCTTGCGCGCATGCTTCTTGGATTTGTCTCCGCGCGACATTCTATTTAGCATATTGGTTTTCGACATGGTGTAAAATATGCGTTGGTGTATTTCACATCATGACGGTCAAATTCGTCAATTTTATAGGCGTGAGCGTGACACGGAACGGATCACACGGGACATGACTCGATCCAGATAGGATGGAACCTTCTTAACTCGTGATTTCACACCTTTTACTAAAAAACGCACACGCTTTGTAGTGCGGCGATATACATTTTTAATCGCTTTCTTGGTTCTGGGAACAGATACCGTACCGATTCGGAATCCTCTTTTTCGCGTATGTCGTACCATTTTCTCTCTACTTAGATTTTTTGAATTCCTTCGTAAATATCAAGAAAGGTAAAGCGAGCTTTATTACTCAGTCCTACTGCTTCAATCGTACGCACCGATAAGGGCTGAATGCGTTTTGCGATTTCCTCCTTAAGTGTAGTACGAATATCACGAATTTTACTTTCAGATTCGTCATCAGAACAAACGACGACATCGGACCAAATCGCCTTCATGATTTTCATCAAACAATCTGCAAACTCTTCATTGAGTTTAATGGAATCAGAACGAGTGCGATTTGCCTCCACTTGACTAATAATTTTAATAATGCTTTTCATGAAAGTTTCCGCGTCAATCACATCATGCTTGATTAGTTCTGCGAGAAACTGCGAATAGCCACGACGATATTTCTTTTCCACATTGCGCTTACATAATTCATTATATGTTTCAGATGTAATATCCTCTGTCACTTCATCAAAGATTTCCATATATTGCGTATAAAGATTTGCCATTTCGGTAAGAAGAACGGGATATTGGATACTCAATTCGCTGAGAAGTTTCGCATACAGTGGACAGAACACCTCTTCGCTGGCGGCTTTTTCAAAGACCAATTTCATAAAGCATTTAATCATTTCAGTTTGACCACTGTCGATGATATGCGTGATAAATTCCTTGATTTCGTTATAATTAGGCTGACTGAATTTATTGAGTTTGCCGAGGAGAATGGTATTAAGAATGGTATCTTCCACTTTTTCCGAAGATTTCTTAAATTTGCTGACGTATTTTTGAGGAGGATGGCGAAACCCATCGCCATTATCTTGCCATGAATGATGTTTTGGCGGGGCGGCTACATGTGGCGTGGATACAATGGATGATGCTTGCGACGGCGTGGCAGATGCTGTTAGTGGGATACTAACAGTATTTGAGGGGGCTTCCACACGTGAACGATTGCCAAAGTTGGAGTGAGATGCGGAGTCTCGATTTGTATAAGAACGGTGATATGAACTACCATTTCCGCCCTGACGAGAATGAGAAGATGGATTGGAACGTCCGCCTCCACTATTTCCTCGCCAGTCGACTGTTTTCCAGCCATTTTGGTCTCCATGATTGGAAAGGGAGTGATGAATGGACTCGATAGAGGCACGAATGGACACAGGAACATCGGGTTCCCGGATGGTCTTCCGAAGAGCAAGGACAGATTGTATGTCTTGGATGATCGAAGTCATAGAGGAGACGCTATGTGTAAGCTTGATACCGTGTTTAAGCTAGCTACTGGTTTATGATTGATATACATCAATTTTACATAATACATAATACATGTGTTTATTCAGTGTGTAAAAAAATGAGAAGAGCGGCAAGATGAATGATGGAATGATCGATGCGATTCTGGACAGGGATCGATTTGCGGAATGGGTAGGTCTCCAAACTGCTGCCTCTCGAATCTGTCTTGCCAGACAACTTCACGAGTGGAAATCAAATGACACCGAACTGATATCATTATGTACAAAATTCAAACGATTCAAAGACGCGATGGAAAAAGATCCCACTTTTTTCCAAAAAGCAAGCGGTTTATTCAAAGAAATAGCGGAAGTGGAGGCCACGCTACATACACTTATGAAGAAAGATTCTAAATTAGAGCAGGAATCGTATAACGAGATTTTATTTTTTAAGCCGATTCTTCAGCCGCTTAATTTTGTTCCTTTTGTACTTTCCTTTTGGTCTGCCATTCGAGTGTATCTTCTACCTGGTTTATCCTTACTTCTTCCGTTACTGTCACTGATTGCCCCGTATTTGATTTTACGATTCTTCTTCAAGATTCCAATGAATTTTACCAATTATATGAATATTCTTCAATCGATGCTGTCTGGAAATTTCCAATCGATTATGAATCCTGGTGCGAAACAGGCACTTGCCCAATCAGTATCACCTGTCAATTTCATAAAGCAATTCGGCCTTGTACTCGTTACCTTTATTCAAGGCATTATTCAACCCTATTGGACCTATAAACATTTACATTCTATTGATACGATCGTATGTGATCATGGTCATCTCGTATTACGATTTCGAGAACTATATGGATCATTAGAAACACTCCTTTCTTCTCATGGGTTTACTTTTTTCAAGTCTCCCCTTCCGATCATGAACAATGATCGAGATGCGACAGCACGGATCATGCTGGAGTCCAATTACTTCAAGCTAGCTTTGAAATATATTGGAAACTTGGAAGTGATCATGTGTTTGGCACATCAAAAAGAGATCCATCCGGTGAAATGGATCCGATCCGCCTCGCCGATCTTTCGGATCATAGATACGTTTGATTATCAAGTTCCTGCCGTCACACGAAGAGCTCTCTCTGCACAATTGGATACAAAACGCCATGCTCTTCTCACTGGTCCAAACAAGGGAGGTAAGTCTACCGTGTTACGTGCCATGTCAATCAGCGCTCTATTAGCACATACGTACGGATGTGCTCTGGGCCAGCTTACCTCTACACCCTTTTCACATATTTATGTTTGTTTGAAGCCCGACGATCTACCTGGATCAAAATCACGATTTGAACGTGAGATCGAATTTACGGCGAGTACATTGACGCACACCGAGCCCACACTTGTTTTTATTGACGAGTTGTATCACTCTACTAATCCACCCGATGCACTGAGAAGCTGTGAGATCTATTGTGGGCAGCTTTGGAAAAAAATGAATGTGGTAAGCGTGATCAGTACCCATTTGTTTGAATTGGTAGAAAAAGCAGATGAATCGATCCAGCGCATCTGTTGTCCCGCAACGATCGATAAAGATGAAAATATTCGCTTTATGTATTCGTTAGAAAAGGGCATCTGTAAAGTCAGCAGTGTCGATACGTTGTTACGGATGAATGGGTTGCTCTCCTTTCCAAACGCGCCCCGAACGGGAGTAGAAAATCTCTCGGCCACGACAGAATGCTGAGCGATACACTCACGATCGGTCTGGTCCTCGTATTATTGTTTGGTTCCATTGCTCTGTATTTGTACACTTGTATTCAGCAATCGGAACAGAAAGTAAGCTTGCTGGAGTCGATTTTGTTGGATTTGAAAATGAGCGCGGAGGTGAAATCTTATGCGGAACTACCAATGGATACGGAACGACCTGTGAATACGGAACGACCTGTAGAATCAGAACCAGCTCCGTCTAATGAATTACAGGAATCGCAAGCAACGCATACGGCGGAGGAGTCCTATGTACCATTCGAAGAAGAGGACGCCGAAACTCTACCGGCAGAGGAAGTGATTGATATCGAAGATTACAAGTCTGCTATTGCGGATGCCGTGGAGGAGCCGTTATCGAGCCCGAATTATGAGGCGATGTCTCTGAAGGAGCTCCAGTCTCTGGCGAAATCACGAAACATTGTGGGTGTCACAAAGAAAGGCCCGCTGATTGAGGCGTTGAAGACTTCGGATCGTAGTTCTACCGTGAAACCCAGCGCGATGAACGCAGTGGGGTCCAATTCGTTTTTAGAAACCAGTGCCTCCGTTAGTGATGAATCTGCCTGATTTCATTAGCATAGTTAAAGATAGATGGAAGAGTATATCACTAACGAATTTACAAGAGATACTTATCCAAATTTATTCACTCATCCTTCATTTGGTACAGAGTATCATGGAGCACGTCAAGCAGCACTGGGTCCGATTAAAGACATCACTCCAGCCCGAGACAGTCGTTACCCCGCTCGTGCCGCAGCCCTTGCGGATGGTCGTTTGGTAACCGATTATCGCCCCCAATGCTCAAAAAATATCCGCACGGGCCAGCAATTCTATACAAAGAAGTGGATGATTTCACATGGGAATGAGTTGATAAATGAATCACGCAAGCGACAGGTAGAATGGTCAGGTGCTGCTCTTCCGATGGCCAATACGATGCCGCCGCCGGCCGCCGTCGTCCATTCCACACCCTTTTATTCGGAAGTGAATCCGACGAATTTGATGGGAGGAATTGGCGTGGAACGTGCGAACGCAGAGGCGCCGCTGATGTTTGGTGCATTTACGTACCATCCGACGATTTCGGAGATGCAGAACAATCGCAAGAACATTGCCGTGACCACACGTGAAGAGGGCGGCCGCAATTCGAAGCGGGGTATGTGAAGCGGGGTATGTGAAGCGGGGGTTATGTTTTAAAGAGTTTAAAGATATAGTAATAGAATATTCGTAGGAAGAAATCCCTCAAGAAGGACGTGTAGCTCAGTCGGTAGTACGCATCGCTCTTATAAGGTGAAGGTCGTGGGTTCGATCCCCACCATGTCCATTCCGATCCATGTGATTGTCTCGGAATAACACAATAGAACTTAAAGACAATAAAACTTCTATTCGTAGGGAGAAATACCTCAACAAGGACTTGTAGCTCAGTCGGTAGCCAGCGTCGCTCTCATAATGCGAAGGTCGTGTGTTCGATCCACACCAAGTCCACCATTCCGATCCATGTGATTGTCTCGGAATATCACAATAATAACAACAACGCAATTGTCGTCCCCACGCTAGCCAGAAATCCCACTGCGTAAGCATAGTAGTAATTTCGAGACGTTTGATAATGATC